ATCGAAAACTTATCTCCGATCACACGGCAACCGACTCAAACGGAAGCGTTTAAAGTCTTCCTAAATTTCTAAGAGGATTATAAGTGGGAATTTCTACAAATCTTAACGCCGCTCCGTGGTTCGACGATTACGATCCTACAAAAGATTACGTCAAGATGCTCTTTCAACCAGGAGTATCTGTTCAGACTCGTGAGTTGAATCAGCTTCAGACTCTACTCCAGAAGCAGATTGAAAGATTTGGAGATAACATCTTCAAACAGGGAACTATCGTTTCTGGATGTAATTTTATCTTCTATCCATCATACAGTTACGTTAAGATATTAGATAATGAAATCGATGGAACGACTAGCGTCGTTTCAAAGTATTTCAATACAATCGCCACATGCGATACATCTGGTCTCTCTGCCAAAATCATCAATTATCAAGACGGTTTTGAATCATCTGATCCTGATCTGAAAACACTTTATCTTCAATACATTAATTCAGGAAACGACTCTAATACAGAAGCGTTTACAGCTGGAGACGTTCTTACATGCCGTGACTTAAACAACTCCATCTGGGGAATTAAAATCAATAACGGTGGTTCCGGATTCTCCAACAGCGATCCAGTCATTTTCTTACCTCAGCTTATCGTCAACGTAGCTTCTGGAACGTACGCTAACGGCGACTCAGTCATCACCGCGTTTGGTTCTAACACAACAATCATCGGTATTGATACTCTTACGTATGCATCAAAATCTCAGATCATCTTAACTGTTCGTCCTCGTGTTGAAGATCTTGCGTCTCCAACGAGTACGTCCAATAACTGGACTGTTTCAGTCGGCGATTCTATCACAAACCAATCAAACACAGTCACAGCACGTGTTGAAGGTGTTATTGGAACAGGTGCAATCGGCCGCATCGTCACAGACAGCGTTGGTAAAATCATCGGCGGTGCTATATTCCAACGTGGTCAGCAATATACAATTCCACCGAATGTAACTGTAAAGTCAGCCAACAATACAACCGGCCTCAATTCACTAGATCTTGAAGCTCAGAACTACGTTGGTCAAGTTCGAGTTGCTTCTACAAGTGGAGCTGTTGGAAATGGATACGCTTTCGCTGTTACGGAAGGAGTCATCTATCAGAAGGGATTCTTCCTTCGCGTCGCACCTCAGACAATCATCGTAGACAAATACGCACAAACACCTAACGCCGTCTCTTGTGGTTTCTTTACCGATGAAGCAGTCGTTGATTACAACATCGATCCATCTCTTCGTGATCCCGTAAACAACACTGAAAACCAAGGTGCTCCAGGTGCCAGCAGGCTTCAGCTCATTCCTGAACTCGTCATAGCTAATACAACCGATGCCGATGCAAACGCTGACTTCTTTACAATCGTTGCGTGGTCAGAGGGTAATCCATATAAGCAGAATCAGACCACAGTCTACAATAAGATCGATGATGAGTTAGCTAAGAGGACGATGGAGGAGAGCGGCAACTACGTTGTCGATTCATTCCTGATGTCTACTCGATCACCTATCGACACGACGCAGGAAGCGTCTAAGTACTCAACGGTTATCGATCCAGGTACGGCTTATATTTCTGGAAAACGCGTTCAGACTCTGACAAACTTTACTATCGATACGGATAAACCGTTAGATACGCTTGTGACTAACTCACACGCCGTTAATCTAAACTACGGAAACTACATCTATATCAACAATCTCGGTGGCGTGTTCCAGTACAACACTGGTGATACAATCAATCTTTATACAACAGCTAAGGGATTTCTATCTAATACTACGTTAGTAGCAACGGGCAACACAACGCCTCAGGGAACGATGATCGGTACCGCACGCATCCGCTCTCTAGTACTAGCTTCGGGTTCACCTGGTTCACAGGATGCGCTTTATAGACTTCACGTTTTCAACATCGTGATGAATTCTGGTAAGAACTTTGCCGACGTTCGATCAGTCTATTACAACGGTACACAGTCTAAGGGAATCGCTGACGTCGTCGTATCATCCGACTCGACGATCATTCATGAACCAAACACGTCGCAGCTGCTGTTTGCAACGGGCGCTGAATCTATAAAGAACGCCAATAACATCTCATACATCTACAGAACTCTCGATCAGAGCCTATCAGTTGCTAATACTGGACTCGCTGTGAAGTCTATAGCATCGACTCCTAACGAGTTTTATCCGTACACCGGTGCTTTGACGAGTGCGCAGATGACTGAACTCTACGTCGTTCCTACGTCAGTAGACTTAATCTACAACTCAAATATCGCTGGAACAGTCTCAGTCAACACCACTTCATCAAATCTAGTCGGCACAGCAACGTCGTTCTTCTCAGACCTACGCGCTGGAGACTTCGTGTATGTATATGCTAACACTACGGCTTATCAGATCAGACGAGTCACTTCCATCGTCAACTCGACGTTAGCGGTTCTTGATGGAAACGTTTCGTTCTCGAACACCACAGCCGGTGTTGCTCGTGCATTCCCCGCAAACGTTCCGGTTCCATTTGGTACGCGCGATGGTCTGTCCGCAAACGTGGACATCAACCAGAACATCTTAACACTTAACTTTGGTGGTACGTTTGCATCTGTGACTTCAGCTAACGTTGCAGTTGGTGTAAACATCAGACGCACGCAAGTGACTGAAGTGTCAAAATCGCCGAATCGAATCTACTATACGAAGATCTGCTGTGCAAATAACGAGGGCGGAACTAATGGACCCTGGTGTCTAGGTGTTCCAGACATCTTCCGAGTCCGCGGTGTGTACGTAGGCGACTCGACTGTCTCCAACACGAATATGAACGCTATCTCATCGTTCTACGTCGATCACAATCAGAATCCCGACTTCCTAGATCTAGGATATCTCTACAAGTCTCCTAAAGCTCCAGTAAACATCACTTCGAGTTCCTACATTCTCGTCGAGTATGATTACTTCACGACTTCGGGTGTCGGTGTTGTTGATACTCTATCATACGTATCGTCTAACGTTGCTCAGAGGCTTATCGTAGACTCACAGCCACTATCGAACTTGACTTCAACCGTTAACTCATTTGAGATTCCAGAAGTCTTTGACAACATCGGTACTGAGTATGATCTGCTTGAATACTTTGACTTCAGACCAGTCGCTTCAGTAACTGCAGCACCCTCATCGACTCCTGCTGGGGCGCCGATCAATCCGTCTTCTACGCTATCGTTTGGAAATACTCAATCACAAGCAAATGAACTGAAGTTTCCTCTTCCTGGAACACCCTTCGTCTGCGACATCGAGCAGTTCTTGGGTAGAACTGATTCCGTTATCTTAGCCTCTGATGGAAACTTCCATGTATTGACTGGTAAACCGGCCGTCGATCCAGCTAAGCGCTACTCGCCGGTTATACCTCAGGATTCTATGAAGTTGACGGACTTAAACGTTCCAACGTATCCGAATCTACCGATCGTCCGTTCAACTACTCTCAACACTGTTCTGACTACTTACGTCATCAATGGACGATTCCTCAAGACTCGTACAGATGATAAAGCCATCACAAAGCCGAGGTCTCAGGCTGGATCGGTGTTCGATGTTCCTAAAGTCTACACCATGGCTGACATCGGACACCTCGACAGGCGATTGACTGACGTTGAGTACTACGTTTCACTCAACCAACTCGAGTCGAACGTTGCCAGCTTAGCGATTCCCTCGAGCGTATCACCGAGTCTCGATCGATTTAAGTTTGGTTTCTTTGCCGATGATCTGTCAACATATGCATTCTCCGATCGTGATAATCCGAACTACGCTGCTCAGATTGAGGACAACGCAGCTGTTCCAGAGAAGTTAACGTGGGACGTTTATTTCAATGGAGTCACGGGAGGAGCTGACTACATCGATTTCCAAGTCGTTAGCCAGGACAACGCTACATGGCCTGATACTCTTGGACCAGTCTGTGTGCTTCAATACGTGACTTATAACGTTCGCGTCATCAACGGGCAATATTATCTAAATATACCGCAGCAAGTCAACTACGTTCAAGATCCACCGCTGATTCCGATACAAGCACCAACCGTTCCAATTATGGGTTGGGTAAGTCCTGAGACGGGACTATGGTACGGTGGCGGACCCGGCAATGCTGGAACTGGAGGTCCGCCGACACAAGCAGATCCATGGATGTACAATCCATCATAATGGAGAAACGATTTGAGTAATACTATAATCAATGAAGTAATAGCGAACGGAACCGTTTATGCTAATGGTTACTATGGAACCGGATTAGCTAACGCTCTAGCGTTTCGATCACAGAGCTACATACAAGAAGTAGGAAGTGCGAACAGTGATTTCGTCGACGTTTTAAACATCAAACTCGCGACTTATTCAAGTGCTCCAGCAACAGTCTATTTTTACAACTATAACTCCCCCGATCGAATTGAAGTCTATCAGGGTAATACCCTAGTCACTGAAATCGGTTCAGCCGTTCCACTTACAGCCATAGATAAAGCAGCACTGCTGTCCGATACATTTGGTTCATTCTTCAACGATTCGCCCGATCTTTATCTGAAAGATTTCGTCTTAAGCACAATAAATGCTAAATCATATGCTACATATGCAGGAAAGCTAACATGGATTCATAATCCGGCTCTGGGTAGCAACTATACGATTAGAACGTCTAAAGGAACGGGTTCTTTCAACTGGAGATACGTCGCTCAATATCCAGTAGATGGATTAACGATCGGTTGTCCTCCCATCCCGCCTCCCGCACCCGGTATTCCACCCCCGATTACAGTTCACCTTCCTCCTCCGGCTCCTCCACCGACACCAGTGATTCCGACAGGAGACGGCGGTGGATGCGGCTGTAAGATAGTGTGTACAGCTATGAACGATGCATATGGTTTTGGTACATTCCGTCAGAAAGTCTGGTTGACGTCCGCTCAGGCTGGATCACCCGAGTACCAGCGCGGATATCATATCTTATTTCTTCCTCTAGTTAGATACTGTTACTACTCTGGGGCGGATAATCTTCTGCAGAAGAGCCTTAAATATCTACTAGAAAACGTCGTCAAGCACAGAACAACTGACATCTGGAAAGAGAGACGCGGAAAGATGGATCCTCTAGGACGAATCTACCGAAGAGTCTTCGAACCCATCTGTTGGATCGTAGGTAAGATAAGCGGAAAGTAAGCAATGCCTTTATGGACAACATCGGCGGAAGTATTCAACGACACTACGTCAGATACCGTCAGATCAAAAGCTTTTAACATCCCCGTTCAGTGGAAGGGTCTGAAGCCTTCTACAAAATACAAGTTCTATCTCGATGGAGTTGAGCTTGGGTTTGCTGTTAAACCGTTCGGTAAAAAGCTAGGTGATGATCTGATCTCAGGAGCCGATGGAACTCTCTCATTCTCAGTTCTATATGACTTCCAGTTTGAGGGAAACTATGCGTTCGATAATCTTCCGACTACGCCGGTAACCGGAGCTCAGTACAATCAGCAGAGCGCAGATACACCGTACTACTTCACTACTCAGCGATTCTTTGAGCTGAAGGGAGTCGGTGGTGCATATGCTTCTGGTTATTTCCCACTTCGCTTGCTCATTACACCGGCTCACGTCAATCGCATCGAGGGTCATGCCCACTAAGGGCAAGAAGTACTTCTTAGGAGGCTACAATTCAAAGTTATAATCTCGCTCAGACATTTTTTCTAGATCCTGGTGTTGTGGGAAACGCTCCATCGATCGGAATATCAGCAGTCGATCTGTATTTCCAAGCTAAGCCTCCACGCACCGGTAATCAGAGCGGAATCGATAATCCTGGAGTCTCACTGTTCATCGTTGAGACTATCTATGGTGTTCCTAAAATCGACAACACAGCATACATCTTTGCTCGATGTGAATATGATCAGATCGCAACCACGTCTGACGCCAGCTTAGCCACGCGCTTTCGCTTCAATCAAGTAGTGCACGTCAACACTGGAGTTGAGTACGCACTGGTGCTCATGTTTGATGGATCCGAGCAGTTCCAACTATGGAGCTCTAAAGTCGGCGACTTCCTCATTGATACGAAAAAGATTTCATCCGGTACAAGCGGTAAGTACATTGGTAAGTTGTTCAATTATACCAACACACCTCAAAACTTTAACGCTCAGGGTGAGATCACTTCAGCTGTGTCGAGCGCTGCTTATCAGTCTCAGTGGACTCCTCTCAACGATGTTGACCTGAAGTTTAAAGTATACTGCGCTCGCTACTCGACGAATGGTTTTGCAATCTCATCTAATACATCTATCCCGAGCAACACTCAGATTATTCACTCTCCGGTCATCAAAGACACTAATGCCAACAATGAAGTCTATTTGTATCCCGCTTCATGCTTGGAGATGGTGATCTTTTCACAGACAGACTCCGTCAAGGAGAAGTTCGTCGGTGGACAATGGGCTTATCAGAATACGTTCTCTTATCCGGGTGGATACTACAACTCAGCGTCGTCTATCAAAATCTCCTGCACAGGAAATGATCGAGTAACCGCTAACACTCAGTATCCAAACGGTGCTTCATTCTCATGGCGAGACATTTATCCCACCGTTGGTCTGACTACAAATGGAAATGACTCACCGTACATTGTGCTGAAGGATTCAACTGGAGTCAACATTCGAGGAATCGTCGCGGTCATCTCCAATACAGTTCTTCAAGTCGATGAACCGATTACGTTCGTCAACACCGCCGCGGAGTTCCTTGTGACTCCGGTCGGTCAAGTAGACTCATTCAACAAGGGATCACCGTTCGGTGAATTCCAGTCGATCGTCGTGCTCACTAATTCTTCAGCGAACTCAAGCATTCGCTTTGTGAACAACGCAGTCGAGTCCATCAATGTTGTCTCGGGTGGAACAGGCTACTCAAACTCCGACGTTCTATACATCATTGGATATGAGAACGTGGCGAATGCTGTGACCGGAGGCTACAACGCCGTAGCAAACATCTCAACGAACTCTACGGGTGGAATCACTTCGCTGTACTTCTCAAACCTTGGGTGCGGTTTTGTCTATTCAGACAACATCGCTCCGGTGATTACAGCTGGTGCAAACGCTGCACCGGCGACCAATACTTCCGCTGGATCTGGAGCAAACTTAGCCATCACCATCGGATCGACTATCAAGACTGAAGATAGAAACAACATCTTCGCGAAATGCCACATCGCTAACTTTGCTCTATCCGACGTGACTCCCTACTTTGATATCGATAATCCAAGCGGGACGATATTCGACGTTAAGATGCGCTGCAACTATTATCTACAGAATGATCTGAATGTTTTTGGAAATCTAGCATACTATCTCAACGACGATCCGGATGAGATGACGATTCCCATTAACTTATTCGTGAGGAACGCTTTCACGAGCACTAAAGTTCCCGCGTTTGTTTCTCGATCAAACGAATTCATCACATCTTATGCTAACGGTAAGTCAAACGACACTACGTCTCCGGGACTAACGTCGAACGTGATGACGATGGTTCTCAACACAACTTCCAACTCCGATTTCACGTGCGTTACCGTAAACTCTATTCCGTCTCTGTCGCTCTCAACGTACATCGTCAACGACGACTGGACAGATGAATATACCGATCAAGGAAACGCTTGGGCTCGGCAGCTTACTACGAAGATCAACTTCGCTCGTCCAGCGGAAGACATCCTCGTCTACACTTCGGCTTATAAGCCGTCGGGAACTGACATCAAAGTCTTTGCTCGTGTGTTTAACTCAACGGATTCCGAGTACTTCGAGGATAAGGATTGGACACTTCTAGGAGAGAACTTCACTGCTAACCTCCAGTCATCCGCGACTAATCAAGACGACTGGATCGAATTGAGCTACAGTCTCAAAGCATTCCCAGATGTAGACTTCACATCGAATGGAACTGCCACATGCACCATCTCAAACAACGTAGTCACGGGCGCTAACACCGCGTTTAATACGAACTTCGTTGCTGGTGATTTGATCAAGCTCTCAAATCCGTTGTTCGTCAATACGTATACAATTGATGTTGTCAATGCAGTCACCAACGCGACGTCTCTGGTACTGAATAATCCCATCTCGAATGTTAACTTCGCCATCAACGGTCTTAAAGTCGAGAGAATCAGAGATCTGAAGCACCAAGCATTCAGCAACATCTTAAACTCAAACGTAAGCCGATACTACAACTCAGGAATGGTTCCCTACGATACGTTTGATACCGTTCAGATCAAAGTCGTCCTTATGGCCGATCGTCCCAACCTCGTTCCTCGTCTAGACGACATTCGAGCTATCGCGGCGTCTGCGTAATGATAAATACAAACGGAATGAAGAAGACTAACTCTCCTGGATACTACAAAGATCCAAAGACGGGTTTTGTTCACAATGCAAATGAAGATCAGCTCAGGGCTTACTTACATGGACGTAAGAACATCACTGAGTTCAATGATCTTAAAGTAAACTACGCACGTCTTGAGAGCGAGCTGGATCAGATTAAGAAAGCCCTTGGAATAAAATGAGCATCGCGATATCACAGCTAAACGTAACACCTACCGGTGATAGTCTTACGATTTTATATCAACGATTCAATCAAATCGCGAACGCTATGTCGACTCAAGTTATCACAACTGCTGCTAACACAGTAGGTGCTCCTACAACTGGAAACACTCAACTCTCTGGAATTTTTGGAAGCACCATCATCGCGACACCAACTCTTCGCGGTGGAAACGTATCGACTTCAGACGTTCTGGGAATTTCGAGCAACGTACTAGTCTTTGGTGACGTGTTTACAGTCGGTAACAGCACAGTTAACACGACGATCAACTCCACTTCATTCACCGTGAATACAGCGGTTATCTCCAACCTGACAGTCGCTAACTTATCATTGACTGATCACGTTTCCGTTGGTGCTTACTTAGACTCATATTTTACGTCGTCTACAACGAACACGAGCGCTAAAGTCGTGGATTCGTTCGACTTCACCGTTTATAGATCAGCTGAGTACTTTCTCCAGATCAAGGACAACAATTCTGGAGACTATCAAGTCTCTAAGATTCTCGTCACCAGCGACGGCGTTGACGCTTATATGACTGAGTACGGCATGGTGACTTCGAACAGTCTCGTAGGATTATTCTCTGCCTCAGCCAATTCGACTCAAGTCCTCCTGACGTTTGTGCCTTCGAGCAGCTCTTCATGCACTATTAAAGGCAATCGAAAAGCAATGGGTATCTAATGGCTCAGAGAATACCTCTTACGATCGATCAGGGAACTACGTTTTCATACTCAATCCAGCTCCAAGATAGGAACGGTGTGCCGTTATCGACCGCGAACACCATCGCTAACGCCTCGATGAGAAAGTCATACGCTTCCTCAAACGCAGTGGATTTTACGACCGACGTAACTGACGGTGTCTTGACTCTGACTTTAGAACCCCAGCAGTCCGCTAACATGGAGCCTGGTCGATACGTCTACGACGCACTTCTAACCGATACATCTCAGAATACAGTAACACGAGCGATCGAGGGCGTTGTAACCCTCAAACCAGCGGCTACAAAGATAGCCTGAATATAAATAGAAGAAACAAGGAGATTTGAAACGTGAGTAAGTCCGATACATTTGAAAACGACTGGTTGAAGCTGATCTTCAACGCTACCGCTATCGCGAACATCGCCGACAATGCGGCCACTTCGCCCCTGACTAACCTATACGTCGCTCTTCACACAGCTGATCCGGGCGAGACGGGCACGCAGAGCACTTCAGAAGCTGCTTATACTTCATATGCTCGAGTAGCCGTTGCTAGAACATCTGGTGGATGGACTGTGACGAATAACTCAGTCTCTCCGGCTGCTAACATCGACTTTCCGGCTTGCACAGGTGGTACAGCGACTATCACTTACTTCTCCGTGGGTGTTGCTTCCTCGGGTGCGACGAAGATCTTGTACTCCGGTGCAGTATCCCCGTCGATCTCAGTATCCACAGGCGTTACCCCGCGACTCACGACTGCGTCGACTATTACGGAAGACTAGTAGCCGTATTTCCTTAAATATCAAGGACTTCAAAGTCCGGAAGTCATTATTAGGCTTCCGGACTTTTTCTTTACAAAGGTGACATATGCCTCTGCTTGATTTTGACCAAAAAGAAACGTGGGATTCGCTCTATAGCTGCGTGATCGATGGAGTCACGTATCACTTTGAAAAAGCTGGTAAACAAGAATATTTTGGCAACGATCACTGGGCTCTACTTAAAGCAATCAATCCCAGTAAAGATCAGAAGATCATAATCATTGGTGCGGCTTTTGGATGGGTTGCAGAAGATTGGATCAACAGCGGCTACACCGTTCTAGCTGTTGATACTTCTACGTGGATTCACCAAAATAAAGCGAGTAACTCTCTTATTGATGTTCTAAACGCAGACTGCTTAACATCAGACGGACGGAATTTAATTGGAACTGGAGATATAGTCATCTCAGAAGACGTTTTTCCATGCTTATCAGATCAAGAATGCGTAAATCTTAGTTCAGCTATGCATCTTATAGCGCCGCGCGTGTATCATTGGGTATCGACCGGATCGGGATATCTTAATCTCAATTGGAAAACACGTGAAGAGTGGAAAGCGCTGCTGCCTAATGATAGCTTCATCGAACGCGGTACGTCGGTGGTGATGTAATATGGCTCTTCCCGTTACGATAACCGGTTTATCAACAGCGGTACCAATCGCTGGTCCTTATAAATCGAGTGCTGGAAATTTTTATCTATTTGGTGTAGACTCTACAACAGCTACAACGTGTCAAGCGTATAAATCAACGTCTCCATCTACTTCTTGGTCCAGCATAGCAACTCAATCTGCTACTATAACAGTTGGTGCGATTGCTATAAACAACATCTCGGCTGTTCAAGTCGGAGACATTATTCATATCGCCGTATCCGTTAATGGGTCTTCAACGGGCGCTCAACCACAGTACTACGCTTTTAATATGGCCAGCGATAGTTTTACTATCGCTGAAACACCGATTGGTGGTTCATTTCCTAACACTTCTACAAGCGCTGGTGTTCGTCAAGATGGCGTTGCGATAACGTTTAGAACATCAGATAATATGCCGTTAATATTTTTTAACACGGCACAAGCAGCTTCCATGGGAAAAAGTTATTCCCGTGTCGGATACGTAGTACGCACCGGGCTTAACACGTGGTCAGGAGTCACAGGTGTTGATGGTGGAGGCACAATAGATTATACGAATCCAAACTGTGCCGTAGGATCATCTAGTAGTGTACATTTTCTATATGTTGGTAGTAACAGTAGTGAACTTTTAGAACGTGATTTAAACAGTTCTAACGTTCTAGGGTCTGCACTGACAACAACAGGAGGTGTGCTTCAAGCTAACCTCTCCCGGACGCGCGCTATCGGTTTTGTTGGCACTACTGGTTCTACTCGAGTCGCTATTCCTCTTACTGGAAATCCTTCGAGTTTTCCAAAAGTAGTTGAATTTCCAACTGGAGTATCCCCAAGTTTCGTTATTAGCAGTAATATTTCTATTACTGCTCCAGAAGCATATCCATACAGATTATTTGCTGATGGAAGTACTGTTTATTGGATAATTCAGTTACAAACTTCTCATAACTGGGTTCTTTATAAATCCGTTGATAACTGCTCCACGTTCACATTAGTCGGAACGATTTACACTTCTTCTGCATCCCAAACTGCTCAGAGTGATTTATCCGTAGATGGACTGATCTATCAGAGTGGTTCTAATATGGTCATTCCATATGTCCTCAATGATAACGGTACTTTAAAATACAATGAGTACACCGTTCGTGCTTTAGCTAACTATCAGACTGGTGCAGGATCTTCATCTGGCACAAGCACAGTATCGGGCGTCGGCGCTTCAGGTGTTAAAGCAAGTGCTTTAGGTGTAGGTGCTGCTTCTGCTACCGGTGCTTCTACAGCATCTTCTACAGCTTCAGCATCTGGTATCGGTGCAGCATCCAGTGCTGGTGCAGGTCTTCAAACGATATCATCAACTGGTGTTGCAGGCGGCGGTGGTGACATATCATGGACGAAACAGACGAGTCTTGGTGTAAAATATTTATATCAAGTTGCCTCATCTGCTGATGGTACTAAACTAATCGCATCAGACGTTGGTTATATCTATACATCAACCGACTCAGGTGTAACGTGGACGCTCCGCACTAGCATCTTACCTTACGCTACTTGGACAAGTCTAGCATCGTCCGATGATGGCACCAAATTAGCTATCGTTAACAGCAACACCGATTACGTTTATACGTCTACGGATTCCGGTGTTACCTGGACTCAGCAAACGGGATCGGGTTCAAGAAGTTGGCAAGCGATTGCGTCATCCGCTGATGGTACTAAGCTAGCGGCTGTTGTTTATAATGGAAACATCTATACATCTACTGACTCGGGTGTTACGTGGACACAGCAGACTAATGCTCCCGTAAAACAATGGCGATCGATCGCATCGTCAGCTGATGGTACCAAACTAATCGCCGGCAATGATAACGGTGATTACATCTACACGTCGAGTGACTCTGGTGTAACCTGGACACGGCAGACTGGATCTGGAACTGGATATTGGTTCGCTGTAGCGTCATCGGCTGATGGTACTAAGCTGGCAATCGCTAGCTTAGTAGGAGCGGCTTATATTTCCACGTCTACAGATTCCGGCGTAACGTGGACTCAACACACAGACGTTGGTTCAAAGCAGTGGAAATCAATTGCGATATCCGCTGATGGTACTAAGATAGTCGCCACTGTTAACACAAGTCAATATGACTACATCTATATGTCTAATGACTCAGGTGCTACGTGGACTCCTCAAGCAGCCGCAGGATATAATCGGTGGGTTAAAACAGCACTATCTTCTGATGGTACTAAAATAGTAGCCGTTACTTATTACGATTACGTTTATACTGGTGCACGAAGCACCGTAGCAAACGGCGTAAGTATAAACGGGGCTGCTGCGACGTCTGCTGGCACGAGCACAGCTCAATCAACTAGTGCTGTTGTAATTTCATCATCTGGGTCATCATCTGGAACATCAACAGCCACGGGTGCTGCTGGATCGAGCGCCAGCGCTTCTGGTACAGCTTCTACAGCTGTTGTTGGAGACTCAATCAAAACTATCGTATTTCGCTCGTCTTCGTCAACGACATACGCTGTAAGAACTGATACTACGTTATCAGCACCCAGCGGCCTTGTGGATGATGATGTTATCATCGCGGCAATATTCGTTGGTGCTGATACGACCGCGCCATCGGTTATAGCTCCAGCTGGATTTACAGAGCTTCCTGGTTCTCCAACATCCGTAACCGACAGTGGTAATTTTAATGGTCAATTGCATGTATACGCGAAACGAGCCGCAAGCGAAAGCGGTAGCTATACTTTTACGCACTCAAGTGCTTCATCACAAGCGATTTTATTAGCGTATGCTGGTGCTTCTAAATCAGGATTATTCATCGATGCTTCATCACATAATACTGGTGTAGGAGTATCATCTGATGCACTCGGAATTACAACTACTCAACCAAATGATATGCTCATTTGGATCTCTCATAATTGGACAGGATCTGGAAATCTTTCTCCACCAGTTGAATTAACTGAACGCTTTGATGGTCTTGTATACGCAGCTGATATACCATTTGCGTCTACTGGTGCAACAAATGATGTGGTTCAATCTGATAACGGTAACACTGGCTCCGATCCATGGGCAGCATGGCTTATTGGAATTACACCAGATAACGGCATTATATCTTTTAGTGGTAATTCATCTGGAAGTAGCTCTGCATCTGGTGATGCACAATCAGTCAATGCTATAGATGGTAGTTCCTCAGGAACATCATCGGCATCAGCACAGAGTGCTATAGTAAGATGGGGACAGGGTGTCGCTCTTGGTGACGGCGCTACGTCTTGGATACAGAGAACCGGATCGGGAAGCTGGAACTACATTGCTTCATCTGATGACGGTACTAAGCTCGCCGTTGTTAACAATACGTTTATCTACACATCAACTGACTCAGGTGTTACTTGGACTCTACAAAGCGGTGCTGGTTCACGCTTTTGGCAGTGGATCACGTCGTCTTCGGATGGTACTAAGCTCGCAGCTGTTGTTAACAACGGCTACATCTATACATCGACTGACTCCGGTGTTACTTGGACTGAACACGTCGTTGGTGGTGATGTATTCGCATGGTCTTCTATCGCTTCATCTGCTGATGGTACAAAGTTAGTTGCCGTTGCTGCACCAGGAAAAATTTGGTTATCGACTGACTCAGGTGCAACTTGGTTTGCAGGTACCAGTGGTAGCGTTAACTTAGTATCAGTAGCTTCATCTGCTGATGGTACAAAGTTAGTCGCAGCACCAAGTGCTGGTTACATTATTACATCAACAGACTCGGGTGTAACCTGGACATCACAGTCTGGATCTGGATCAAAAAGCTGGAGAAAAGTAAAATCATCTGCTGATGGCACAAAGCTTATAGCTATCAATAATCAGTACGTGTGGTTATCATCTGATTCGGGTGTTACGTGGTTCAATCAAGTAGCTACCAATTCAATTAGTTTTAATGCTAACTTTAGTTCCATCGCTATTTCTGGAGATGGTAATACTGTAGCTGCAGCAGCCACGAATGATTATCTATATGTCTCAAACGACTTTGGTGTTACGTGGAAGAAGCGAACTGACATTGGATCAAAAGCCTTTTGGAGTGATATAACTTCTTCATATGACGGTAAAAAACTAGCGGTCGCCATTGGTAATGATAGCATCTATACACTCACCGCTGAAAGCTTTACGAAAGACTACGCAGTCGGTGCTTCTACTCGAGGAGTCGTCGGCACCATCAGCGCCGGCGGTGATTATTCCTGGGATAAGAATAATAGCATAAACTATGACTTCTTCGTCACTTCGTCTGATGGTTCTTATTTAGTAGCGTATAGTTCTACAGATAACTCGATTCATACTTCTAGCGATTCAGGTGTTACGTGGACGAAGCGACAAGCACTTCCGTCAAGTTTTTCAATGCTTGTCGCTTCAAGCGACTGCAGTAAGCTCGCGGCTTCATTCTACAGCGATTATATCTATACATCATCTGACTACGGTGTAACGTGGACACAGCAGACTGGATCTGGCTCACGTGAGTGGTACACTATAGCTTCATCTGCAGATGGCACAAAGTTAGTCGCGAGTGAATATGGTGGCTCGATCTACACATCGAGCGACTCAGGTGTAACCTGGACGCAGCAGACACCATTTACTCAATACTTCATAGTTCTAGCTTCATCTGCTGATGGCACAAAGTTAATAGGCTCGGATGCTGACGGTACGGGATATCTCTACACATCGACTGACTCAGGTGCGACTTGGACTCAGAGAGATCCAGGAGGCTATTCAACATCCAGTAACTATTGGTATTCAGTAGCTTCATCCGCTGATGGAAGTGTACTAATAGCTGCTAACGACGCTAACAGCAATAATGGATATGGTTACGCATACATATCCAGAGATTCAGGTGCGACTTGGACTGAACTTAGTAATCTTCAGACGATGTACGCCACAGCTGTCTGGGTATCACCAGATGGAACGAAATTCATTGTCGCTGATGATGGAAGAGCCGGTGTTTCTGATCCAGGAAAGTTATATACATCTCAAGATTCTGGTATTACATGGAATCTTGAGATCATATCTCCGAGTGACTACGCTCAATTCCGTTATATCACGTCTTCATCCGATTTAACTAAAATTTGGATCAATGATTATAATGCGCTACTTTACGCAGGAAAGAAATATCAGGCTGTAGCAGCACCGATCGCCAGCTCTACTGCATCATCAAATGGTGTAAGCAGTGGGTCAGGTGTAGCAAATCCCATCGCTTCAGCAACTGGAAGTTCCATCGGAACTTCTGCTGTTTCCGGTGATCCAGCGACTATCATCGCTGGAGTCGGTGCTTCTTCTGGTTCATCTTCGGCATCAGCTACTAACTTATTATACTCGATCGGACACGGCACTGCATCTGGTGCAAGCTCTACATCGATAGTAGGAGCTTCAATCGACTCAGTCGACGCTTCGTCAGCGGGCACATCGAGCTCATCGTTCGTTGGTAGAGCAGTTACTTCTATCACAGCGAGCGCCGCTGGTACATCGACTTCATCGTTTGATGGAGAATCCACTGCGGCTTCAACATCATCGTCATCTGGTACATCGAGCACTTCATTCATCGGCAATGCCGTAACTCTAAGAACCGTATCATCTAGTGGTACATCCGGAGTAAGCGGCGTTGGAAGATCGACTGCGGCTTCTACTACATCTATATCTGGAACTTCAAGTGCTTCATTTGTGGGTAGTGCAGTAACACCAGCTGCTGCTTCTGCGTCCGGAAGCGCGTCTTCAAGTGTTTCAGGAGGATCAATCGATTCCTCGGCCGCAGAAGCAACTGGAACGTCTACTTCTGACGTTCGAGCCGAATCGACCGCTGAATCCGTTGCTTCATCTTCTGGTTCATCTTCAGCTTTCGCTCATACACATTCGTCTGGAGAAGGAGACGGAACGTCTGAGTCGATAAGCACCGTGACAGGTGTCGGTGGATCTATAGTTCCCATCATCGGTGAAGCATCTGGAATTTCAACGACTTCAGCTCCTCTCGTAGCTTTCATTCCGAGTACGTATGCAGTCGGTGCTGGTTCAAGTACTTCATTCGTCGGTGCTTCTATAGCTAGTGCGGTCGCTTCATCGGATTCTACATCGAGCGCAAGTGCATCTATCGTTGCCATCATTGAGATCACTGGATCTGCTGCAGGAACATCGGACGCTCAGTCTATTGGAACATCCGTTCTAGATGCAAGTTATTCAGTCGTTGATTCGAGCACAGCGCAGGCTATTAGTGGTCTTATTCAATACGCTAATGGCGTTGGTACGGCGATGTGTTCTTCAAGCGTACGCGCCTATGCTGCTATTCCTCCTCACGACTTCGTGACTATCTTTGAAGCTGCAGCTCGCTCAGTCACGGTTCATTCATCCGATGGACTCGACGTTGCAGTCGTCAAGAATCCGATATCTCGTGTGGCTAAAGTACGCTTCAAGCAATCATTTGAATAACTCATAAATAAGCAAAAACAGGGAGAGTGAACTGTGTCAGATATTCGTTTCCAGATTAAAAACGGCTTCAACGCTGCAAACGGTGCATTAACCGTCAATACTTCTACCAAGAGAATTGGGACGAATACACACGCTCCATTAGTCACATGGGAAGTCAACGCGACAGACGCCGTTAAATTACCTGTGGGTAATACGGTAAATCGTCCAGTGGGAATCCCTGGATATCTAAGATACAACAGCGATCTGGGTTCATTTGAAGGATATACGAGCACTGGATGGGGTCCGATCGCCGGTGCTCTGAATGGTTCAAACACTCAAGTCATCATCAACGATTCCGGTTCATCTGCTGGATTTCCCGCTTTTACATTCGATAAAACATCGGGAACAGTGAATGTTGGTGGAACATTCATCAACTCCTCAGTCGTTCAGATAGGTGTAGTCTCTTCAAACACAACCGCTCTGGCTATTGGAAACACGGTAGCTAACACGACTTCAGTCAAAGTCGGTTTAAACACCACGATCACTTCCGGTCAGATTACGCTGGGTGGTACATCGAGCATCAACGCGACCTTCTACACAGGAACTTCAAACACCGCTACATTCGCCAACACAGCTGGATCAGCTGCTACGGCGACCAATGCTACAACAGCTAACACGGCGACTACAGCAACTACAGCCACAACAGCGACCAATGCTACCAACGCTTCCAATTTAAATGGTCAGAGTTCATCGTACTATCTAGCGCGGTCTAATCACAGCGGAAATCTTCCAAGTAACGTCATGAGCGGTACAGATCAGACTGCAGCTCACTTCTTAGCCACGAGCTATCTCTATTCATATGGAGACATCTACGCACAGGGAAATGTGTACGCTTACTATTCAGATAAGCGACTGAAGACTGGTTTCGCTAAGATCAAGAACGCGCTGTCAAAAGTATCTAGCTTGACTGGGTATCACTATAAACAGAACAGACTAGGAGCCAAACTCGGGTTTAAGGACAATCGTCCTCAAGTTGGTCTTATAGCTCAGGAAGTTCAAGAAGTCCTCCCAGAAGCTATTTCACTTGCGGCGTTTGACAGAAACGATGATGGAACTTCTAAGAGCGGCGAGAACTATCTCACTATATCATATGAGAAGCTAATACCTCTTCTCGTTGAAGCGATCAAAGAACTGAAGACTAAAGTAGAGAAATTGGAGAAGAAGTAAGATGTCCGTGTCGGGAAATACAGCGCGTGATCTAGCAGGCATTTACAACTATTATTATAACTATTACTATTTTGATACCAGCACATCTCCACCCACTCAAGTATATATGGCACGAGGATACGTAGCTTATAATTTAGGTGCTTATAGAGGACATAATTATCAAAATACATCTGGATACACAGGCACATTTCCAAGTACTAACATCAATTTAGGTATGTTTCTTTATACCTATCCCTGGGGTGGTTAAATAAAAGTTTCATACAACATGTTTTGTGGTTAAATACTATCGATAACGGAATTTACTCGCTCGGAGAACTTCTATGAAGCACGCTTGAATTTAAGTCCAGGGATTCACCTGAAAACTCCCCTACACGATCTATGAACTTACTATTTTTGAATCTTCGGGAGAAATGAAATGAAGAATATCGAACGCGCTAAACTTAAGATCAAAGAAAATAGCCTGGCTGCTGAGCAGAAGATCATCCGTCGGGAGGAACTGAAACACAAATGGGCAATGAGGGCAGCACGAGGACGTCAGAACGTTCTGAAGGCACAAGCTCTGGCGAATCGATCGGGATTCGTTGAAGTACCCTACGAGACGAACACCTTCAGTCTCTGGGAACATCGGATGGGACTCCGCAAGGAGCTTCGCTCGACACACCTGGCACGATGCTTTCTTCGGAACACTCCGTACGCCAGCGCCGAGCCCTTCTCATACACTCAACCGGACTGGAATCGAATCCAGACCCTGGTAGAACGCTATTCCGGTGAGGACAAGGGTGTTGTTACCCAGCGATACGCTCAGTGGATGCAGGAGGGACTTCGTGGAGTCCAACCCTATCAGACCGATGGTCACTTCGGTTCCGATAAGCGTCAGCCTCGATCAGGCATCGACGAAGTGTGGATCAACGCTCAGAAAGCCGCTTAATCCACTAAGCATCTAAAGACTACATAAAACGAAAGCCCCGATTATTTCGGGGCTTTTTCTGTTTTGGGTTGTCTGTATCTAGACATGAGCTTCGATAATTCATATCTTGATACTATCTCAATGTTTGGAAGCTCATTGAGTTCTTCCTCGGTAACGTCGAAGTGAATCCAGGGACGCCTGTCCTTTCTCCGAAGTCCATGTCTCTTAGCATACGCCAGGAGTTCATGAAGATTCGGGGAACAGACGTGAGCCCACTTCTTTCCCCGTTTTGAGTACTTCCTAGGACGATCTGAGTAGATCATTTTGCACTGCATTTGACCAATCCGCACTCATGTCGACCATTGCTTGAGCGATGCTCTGGTCACTCTGAATAGCCGCTGCTACGAACGCCGCGCGCTCCGGTGTGTCGAAAGTGATGACCGTTGCGATGCGTTGAATCCACCATCGCTTCCAGAAAGGCATCTCGTTATACTTTATTGGAGCACTCGTTCCAGCTTCACCGTTGTGTTTCTCATTCCAGATGATCACCGCTGGACGATCTTTATAGCGTCCCACCGATGTGAAGACGCTTTTTGTACCGAAGGAATGAACTTTCATTTATCTCCCCTTGAAAATATGCCAATAGTTAATCAATACCAATAGGTATGTACGATGTCAATAGCCTCATGATGAAAGATTTCTAGGGTTCAAGATGCCATAAATACTAAAAAGGACACTAGAAGATGGCATTACCCGTAGATCGCGACTCCTTTAAGAAATACTGCCTCCAGAATCTTGGAGCACCGGTCATCAAAGTAAACGTATCAGACGAGCAAGTAGATGACCGCATCGATGAAGCTCTGTTGTTCTGGTACGACTATTCGTATGACGGTACTGAGAAACAGTACTACAAGTACCAACTTCAAGACATCGATTTTACAAACAAGTATATCACGCTTCCTGAAAACATCATCGGTGTTGTGAAGATCTTCGATCTGTCGTTCATCCACAACGCGATCGAGAATCCATTCAACTTACAATATCAGATGTACATGTCTGATCTGATGACGATGAATGGAATGTCCTTGATTCCCTACTACATCGCGTATCAGAATCTTCAGTTCATTCAGCAGATCCTCGTGGGTCAAGTGCCCATTAGATACAATAAGCTCTCGAATAAACTCTATCTCGATATGGACTGGTCACGATTCGCCTCCGGTCAATACGTTCTAGTCGAAGCTTACGAAGTGATCGATCCCGATACATACGTAGACGCGTGGAAAGACAGACTCCTGCTTAAGTACGCGACTGCTCTAATCAAGCGGCAATGGGGAACAAATCTGAAGAAGTACGATGGAATGGAACTACCTGGAGGCGTGACATTCAAAGGTCAAGCGATCTACGATGAGGCCGTTGAGGAGATCAAGGAGCTCGAGCAGCAGATGTACGACTCAGCGTTTCCTCCGATTGATATGATTGGTTAGATATGAATTTTCTTGAATTTCACGAACCCATCCCAGTAGATACTCCTCTCGGCTCAGGAAGAGCGCTATTCGTGGAGAGAACTCCTCATGATTATTTCTGGACAATAGCTCTAGATGATAGTCAAGCGCTTGTTACATTCTGTCAGAATAAACTGCGAATCTGTCGAAGCTATACACACGAACGAGGCATATCAGACGCTGATATGCGAAAGATCGTAGAACGTCCAAGGACTTGATTCGATGCTTAGATATAGCGAATTCATTTTAGAAAATCACGATGATAGATTTGATGATGATCACTATTATCACACTACGTCTTCATCTAATCTAAAATCAATTAGAAAACATGGACTGCATAGTCGTAATGCAGGAAAGAACTTTGGTTTCAAAAGCAATAAAGTTCATCTAGCTTCTTCTCCTAAAGAAGCAAAATACTGGCATGATGAAATTAAAAAGAAACATAAAGACGTAACATTACTTCGAACACCTAAACACAAACATCCAGACGCTGAAGATGGTTACGTGAAAGATGAAAAACAAGTTAAACACGTTAGCCCTTATGATCTAGAACATCACCATCCTAAACACGGATGGAAACCTTTAATTGAGATTGATTAAATGGCAACCAATTTTTTCTTTGATCAACTAGAGAACGACGCTGAGCAAGAGCTTCTCGCTGACTTGATCGAAGAATCGATTCAGATACACGGTCACGACGTAATTTATATCGTCAGAACTCTACTCGACTATGATCCGCTTTATGGTGCAGACGATCAGTCGTTGTATCAAGATACGTACGACTGTGAGATGTATATCAAGTCAGTTCACGGCTTTGGTTCAGACAAGGACTTCTTGAATCAGTTCGGCGCCAACATTCGAGATGAAGTCGTGTTCTCGGTCTCAGCTCGAGCTTTCAACACTAACGTAGGACAGCCGGCAAAATCATACATCGATGTGAACGGCGCAGTGCAGCCGTTCGTTCGTCCTAGAGAAGGTGATCTGATCTACTTCCCGCTCAACAAGAAGTGCTTCAAGATCACGTTCGTTGATTCAAGGGAGATGTTCTATCAGCTCGGTTCACTCTATACGTTTGAGTTAACGTGCGAGCTCTTTGAATACTCCGGTGAGAAGTTCAATACGTCTATCCCAGAGATCGATGATATCTATAAACTATCAACTAACATTGTCGACTCAGCTCTTCAGACTGATGATGGAGATATCCTCACAACAGATGATGGTGATACGATCGTTGACTCCTATGATCTGGAAAAGAATGATCCGGCAGCTCAGAACGACTTCTTTAAAGACGACTTTGATTCGTTCGTTGATTGGTCAGAAGTCGATCCTTTCTCAGAAGGGAATGTGACATAAAATGTTCAATCAGCAATTCTATTTTGGTCTGACGCGTAAGTACCTCTCGTACTTTGGTGCTCTGTTCTCAAGAATTTACATCGACCGTACACTCAATGACGGGTCGCTTGGTGCTCGCATCAAAGTGCCTATCATGTTATCTCCAAAGGAGCAGGTTCTAGTACGCTTAAGAGAAGATCCTCGAATCGATAGGCCGGCTCAGATCGTCCTACCATCTATGGCGTTCGAGCTCGATGGTGTGGAGTACAATCCCGATAGAAAGTTGCCTACTCTAAATAAAATTACTGCAAAATCCGATGATAGGAATCGAGTAAAATATCAGTTCGTTCCCGTTCCATACGATTATACTTTCAACCTCTACATCTTAGTTAAGAACGCAGAGGATGGAACGAAGATCGTAGAACAGATCCTTCCGATGTTTACTCCGGAATTTACTGCAACGCTGGAACTGATTCCAGAAATGGGAATCAGACAGGACATCCCGATCGTTCTCAACACCGTTGAACCGATCAATGCATTCAAAGATGAGAGCTATAAGGAGCACAGAGCGTACATCTGGACTCTCTCATTCACGCTTCAGGGATATCTCTATGGTCCAGTTAAACAGAATCCGATCATCAAGTTCACTACCGCAACGTTCTATGCAGATAGTGATGCAGCGCCGTTCGAGCAGTTCTTCCAGACGCCTGGACTAACTGCCGATGGTCAACCAACTACAGATCCTGAGATCTCAATCGATCCATACGATATCTGGATAGATGATCCCTGGGATTACACCACGACGCGGAGTGATCTAGTTCCATACGTAGGAAACTCCACGTCTAACTCAACAGCCTTAGGAGTCGGTACAACCGCTTAATAATGGAAGATAATGAAAAGGAAACGTCGTCGTTTCTCGCATCGCTTGGAGTCAACGACGATCCGATCACATCGAGTAAATCTATCGTAATAGACAACGATACAGGAAAAGAGATCGTTGAAGCGACTGAAGAAGATCCAGACTTAGATCAGTCGGTGAACTCAGATTTTACTCTAGCGCGCGCTAACATCATCGAGATGACGCAAGTCGCTAAAGACGCCATCACAAAGCTAGCGGCTATAGCCGATCAGTCCCAGCATCCTCGGGCTTTTGAAGTCCTGGGTGGTCTCATCAAGACTGTTATGGACGCTCAGCAGGACATCTTTACTCTTCACAAGAAGAGAGAGGAGCTTAAGCCCGGAAGCGCCGCTAAGGACGATGTACCGACTGCTCCAGGCAAGATAACAAACAATTTATTCGTCGGCTCAACAGCTGAGCTGCAGAAGATCTTTACGGAAATGAATAAGAATGGATAATCAGATAGAAGCCGAAGTAATTGATACCAAGGGTTATCAGGGAAACATTAATCTAAAACGAGCCGGTGTAGAAGTCAAATGGACTCCTGAGCTCGTGGCTGAGTGGATCAAGTGCTCCAAAGATCCGGTCTACTTCATCGAGACTTACATGAAGATCGTTCACATCGATCTCGGTCTCGTCTCATTCAAGCTCAGAGACTACCAGCTCGAGATGCTCGATGCCATGGTGAACAACCGATACACAATCATCGGTACCGCTCGTCAGGCTGGAAAATCAACAACGACCTGCGGATACATTCTCTGGTACATCCTCTTTCATCCAGAAAAGACCGTTGCTCTACTGGCGAACAAGGGCGACACCGCTCGAGAGATTCTGACGAAGATCCAGCTCGCGTACCAACACTTACCGAAGTGGATCCAGCACGGAGTCGTCGAGTGGAACAAGGGATCGTTCGTCTTGGAAAACGGTTCTCGCGTTCTGGCTACCGCGACATCGTCCGACAACATCCGAGGATACACAATCAACCTACTGTTCATCGACGAGGCAGCCCACATCGAGAACTGGGAAGACTTCTTCGCTTCAGTGTTTCCGACCATCTCATCGGGTACATCGTCTAAGGTCGTCCTCGTGTCGACACCCAAGGGGCTCAATCACTTTTATAAGATCTGGGTCGACTCCATGGAGGGACGCAACTCCTACAAGCGCGTCATGGTCACGTATGATAAGATTCCAGGCCGCGATGAGAAGTGGAAGAATGAGACTCTGGCCGCTATGGGTTTCGATCAGGACAAGTTCGCTCAGGAGCACATGGTCGAGTTCATGGGTTCAAGCGGAACTCTGATCGCCGGCTGGAAGCTCAAGGAGCTCACACACAAAAATCCCGATTTTGAGAAGCAGGGACTTCGTCGATATCAGATGCCGAAGGACGGTCACAGATATGTGATATGCGCAGACGTCTCCGAGGGTAAGGGAATGGACTACTCGACGATGCAGGTCATCGACGTGACTTCGATGCCCTATCTTCAAGTCTGCACCTACCGAAGCAACATGACCGCCACACCGGACTTCGTTCACGTCCTTCACCAGCACGGAAAGATGTATGGAGACGCGCCGATGCTCATCGAGACGAACGTACCAATGGGTTGGGAGTGTGCCAGAATGCTTCACGACGATCTCGAATATGAGAACGTTCTGTATACAGCCAACGCCGGTTCAAAGGGAAAGAAGATCAGTGCGGGATTCGGTGCGAACGTAGACATGGGCATCAAGACGTCTAAGTCCAGTAAAGCTACAGGATGCTCGATGCTCAAGCTCCTGATCGAGTCAAATCAGCTTGTGATTCAGGACTTTCACACCATCTCCGAACTGTCAACGTTCAGCCGAGATACTAAACAGTCGTTCTCGGCTGAAGAGGGTCATCATGATGATATGGTCATGGCTCTAGTCCTCTTTGCGTGGCTCTCGAAGGAGAACTACTTCAGGGACATGACGGACATCAACACTATCCAGAATCTTAAAGATAAGACTGAGGAGCAGATCATCGAGGACTTAGTGCCGTTCGGTTTCTTCGACGATCACGTTCCCGATCTCAATACGGGCGGCATCAAGACCATCTCAAACTTCGAGAAATGGATGAACGAAGGGCAGTAGTGCCTTTAGAAGTATCGTTCTAATAAATACCTGAGAACGATAAAAAAATGTAAAGGGAGAAACTACCCATGGGCGCTATTACACAGCTTTCGCCGGGAATCGTCACCAATGAGATTGATCTAACGGCTATTGTCCCGGCGGTGTCGACCACTGCAGCGGCTCTGGCTGGTGTCTTTCGCTGGGGTCCTCTGGATTCTCTAGTCTCAATCGACTCCGAAACAACTCTGAAAAATCGCTTCCTGGGTCCGTCAAACTTCAACGCTGAGACTTGGTTCACTGGATCAAACTTCCTGGGTTATGGAAACAACCTCATCGTCTCACGCGCCGGTGACTACACTGGTAACACTGTGAGCAAGACGTTCGTGGGTAACGCTACTTCACTGGCGATCACGGCTAACTCAAACGTTCTTAACCTGTCAAACACCGCCGGCCTCACGGCGAACATGGTTCTGTTCTACTCAAACACTGCCGATGTTGTGGATGCTCTATCTACGTCTATGCCTCCGACTATTCTTCAGGTGCTGAACTCAAGCGCCGTTGAGATCTCAGAGAACGCAACTGCAAATGTTCAGTCGATCGCGGTTACCTTCCGAGACAACATCGTCTACACAGCCGTTGCTCAGGAGACGCAGGACATCACCATCGACTGGGACAACCAGATCGTCAGGAATGAAGATGAATATCAGAACGTTGATGGTCTCTTTGACATCTCAGTTCTATACGCTGCTAGGTATGCTGGTGGAGCTGGAAACTCACTGCGCATCTCAGTCTGCGATCATCCTACTCAGTTTTCATCCAACGTTTCACTTCAGCCGAACGCTTCGTTCAACGCAGCGACTTCAGTCATCGCAGCAACCGTTGGATCAAATACTCTCGTAGCAACGATCACTCCTCTCGATACTTCAAACACTACTCAAGTCTCAAGTGCGAATGATCTGGCCTCAGCCGCCGTTGCTCAGATCGCGGTTCGCGACTTGATCCAAGTCGGTAACTCACGCATCGGTTATCAGTACTTGAAAGTCGCTAACGTCTCAGGCGTCACGGCTATTGCAAACGTCTTCTCATTCACGATTCAGCTCGAGGATGAAGTGAAGCTCGGTGCAAACACTTCTTCAAACACGATCCAGCGTTACTGGGAGTTCTACAACTTCGTTGATAGGGCACCCGGAACTTCTGCATACGTCACTCAGTTTGGTAACTCAGCTGCTCTAGACGAGCTTCACATCGTCGTGGTGGATGAAGACGGTGCGTTCTCATCTTCTCCGGGTACGGTTCTTGAAGTTCACAAGAACGTCTCACGCGCTACTGACGCTAAGACGATCGACAACTCAACGAACTACTACAAGGAAGTCATCAACCAGCAATCTGAGTGGATCTGGTTCGCCAACGATCGCTACCTGGCACCCTCAAACACCGCGGCTTTCGTGGTCTCATCGAGCGCCACCGCTCCTCTGGAAGTCCAGTTCTATGGTGGATCAGATGGTCCGGATGAAGCGACTGTTCCCCTCTCAACGCTGACGTTCGCTTACGATAAGTTCCAGTCGCCGGAAGCTGTTGATATCTCGCTCGTCCTTCAGGGTAAGGCACGGGGTGAATCCGCTTCATACTACACTCAACTCGGTAACTACATCCTAGACAACATCTGCATCGCACGCACCGACTGCATCGCCTTCATCTCTCCGTATAAGGAAGCTGTGGTTAACAATAAGTACGGTGAGGCGGAAGCCATCGTAAACGCGAAGTCAGTCTCACGCGACACTTCATACGGTGTCTTTGACTCAGGTTATAAGTACCAGTACGATCGGTACAACGACGTCTATCGCTGGATTCCCCTGAACGGTGATATCGCGGGTCTCTGCGTTAGAACTGATCAGACGAACGACGCTTGGTGGTCACCTGCTGGATTCAAGCGCGGTCAGATCAAGAACGTTGTTCGACTCGCTTATAATCCCCGCAAGAACGAGCGTGATACACTTTATAAGAACGGTGTCAATCCGATCGTCGCTTTCCCGAATCAGGGAACGATCCTCTACGGTGATAAGACGATGCAGTTCCAAGCGTCTGCGTTTGATCGAATCAACGTTCGTCGACTCTTCATCGTCCTGCGTAAAGCCATCTCGCTAGCTTCAAGGGGAACGCTGTTTGAGTTCAACGACGACTTCACCCGCGCTCAGTTCAAGAGCATCGTGAATCCGTATCTGAAGGACGTTCAGGGACGTCGAGGCATCACTGACTTCTATGTGAAGTGCGACTCCGACAACAACACTCCTCAGATCAGAATGTCAAACCAGTTCGTTGGAGACATCTACATCAAGCCGAACCACTCGATCAACTTTATCACGTTGAACTTTGTTGCCGTACGTGACGATGTGGCGTTCTCAGAAGTAATCGGAAAATTCGGTTAAGACTCACGGCTAAATAAAGATAAAAAGGAGTCATAAACGTGTCTTTTAACATCGACGAATTTTCCGCACAGGGTATCATCAGGGGTGGTCAGCGTCCCTCACTATTCAAAGTGAGGTTCTCAGCGCTTCCTCCGGGCGTTCCGAATGCATCTGGAGACCTTGAGTACATGTGTCGGTCTGCTCAGATCCCGTCATCGACGATTGAGCCGATCGAGGTTCCCTACTTCGGTCGTAAGATCAAAGTGGCTGGAGACCGAGTGTTCCAGGATTGGACGATCACGCTGATCAACGACGAGGACTTCAGACACCGTAATATGTTTGAAGCCTGGCACAACAAGATCAACGCACTGATCTCAAACCGTCAGGATTCAGATTCAGAAGACCTTCTCGACTACAAAGTTCAGGCTGAAGTTCTTCAGTTTGGTAAAGCCGGTCCCGGCGACGACTCAGGTGTGGTTCGGGCTTATACATTTCAGGGTCTCTGGCCCTCCGACGTCTCATCGATCAATCTTGACTGGGACGCAGGCAACGTAATCGGAACATTCGACGTTACGCTATCGTACGATTACTGGGTTCCGTCTATATTCCACCCTTCAGTCGCGCCCTATTCAGGTACACTTCCTCCTGATCCGACTGATGGAACCGGCGTCGCTTTCCCGATCGCTTAAGATCGCGATAAAGAGCAGGAGGATTAGATCTCCTGCTCCTATAACATGAGGTAATCTATGGGCTTTGATTTATTCGGCTACGAACTAGTAAAGAAGAAGAGCGACTCCGAGGAGCAGATCGCTAAACCCTCCTTTGTTCAGAAGGAGAACGACGACGGTGCTGTAGTAGTCGCTCCCTCAGGCGGCTACGGTACGTTCGTAGATCTTGAGGGAACTGTCAGATCAGAAGCCGAGCTCATCACTAAGTACAGGGAGATGTCCCTGAATGCCGAAGTCAATAAAGGCATCAACGAGATCGTCAACTCGATGGTCGCGATCGAGGAAGAAGTCGCGGTAAAGATCAAGCTCGAGGAATGCAACGCCACCGACTTAGTCAAGGACGCAGTCGAGCAGGCTTTCGAGGAGATCATGACTCTCCTCAACTTCAACAACCAATCATACAACATCATTCGTCGATGGTACATAGACGGACGCCTCTACTATCACACGATCATCGACGTTAATAATCCCAAGGACGGTATTCAAGAACTTCGATACATTGATCCCAGAAAGATCAGGAAGATCCGTGAAGTCACCAAGCGCCGGATCGCTTCTCAGTCCGCGTCGAGCGGAGGTGGAGCAGACGCAGCCGTAACAGAGATCAAGAATGAGTACTATCTCTACAACGAGCGCGGCTTCGCTACATCGGTCAGCAACCAGACTCCCATTGCAGCTACCGCGACTGGATTAAAGATCGCCGAGGACTCAATCGCCCTGATCACATCGGGTCTGACTGACGCCAATGGATCGATGGTCCTATCATACCTTCACTACGCGATCAAGGCACTGAACCAGCTTCGAGCAATCGAGGACGCTTCAGTCATCTATCGACTCGCACGTGCACCGGAGAGGAGAGTCTGGTACATCGACGTGGGTAACTTACCCAAGGCGAAAGCCGAGCAGTACGTCGCCTCGATCATGAATAAACACAAGAACCGCCTGACGTACGACGCCGGCACCGGCGAGTATCGCGATGATCGGAAGTTCATGACGATGCTTGAAGACTACTGGCTTCCCCGTCGTGAGAACTCCAAGGGAACGCAAGTCGAGACGCTTCCCGCAGGTGAGAACTTGGGTGAGATGGACGACGTTCTCTATTTCCAGAAGAAGCTCTTCGATACTCTTCAAGTCCCGCAGTCTAGGTTAAACACCGATACACCATTCACACTCGGACGAGCGACCGAGATCACTCAGGACGAAGTCTCCTTTGGTAAGTTCATCCAGAGGATGCGCAATCAGTTCTCATACCTCTTCACTAAGCTTCTGGAGAGACACATCGTCCTGAAGCAGATCATGTCCCTTGAGGACTTCCAGAAGATCGCACCAAAGATCAAGTACGACTTCGCTCACGACAACTACTTCATGGAGATGAAGGAATCTGAAGTTCAGATGAACCGCTTTGATCTACTTGAAGCTGCGTCAAAGTGGGTTGGATACTACTACTCAAATGAATGGGTCAATAAGAACATCCTTCGCTTGACTGAAGAAGAAGTCGAGATGATGAAGGATCAGATCGAAGAGGAGAAGTCAGATCCGATCTACTCCCAGCCGGTGCCTGGAACCGAAGACCCGATGATGGATGGTCTGGATGGAATGGGTCCAGAGGAGATGCCGATGGATGGTCCTCAAGATGGATCCGATGGTCCTCCCGATAATCAATATGGTGGTGACACCAATCAACCTCCTCCAGATGAACCGCTTCCCTCTGAGAAGCAGGATCAGCGAATCAAGACTCAGCAGCGCCGTGATCCTCGGAAGAAAAAGCATCCCTCCTAAATAATTGAAAAGGCGTGTTAAATGGTCGATGAAATCAACGAGAAGAGTCTGAGCGGTGCACAGAGGTACTATATGCACTCGCAAGCTCATGATCAGGCTGCTAAGAAGTATGCTATCTCGGCGAAGTCAGTCGATCCCGAACAAGCAAAAGTTCACCGGAAGCTTGGACGCTTTCACAAGACCATCTCAGCGGCTCTGAGTCAGATCGCCGGGGTGCATACATCGAATGATTTCAACCGTGCAATGAAGAAGAAAGCGGAGAACATGGCTAATAAGAAAGTAAATGAAAACGTTGATGATCTCGGTGAATCAAAAATAGCGGATGAAACACATAAGTTGTTTAAATCAGATTCGACTAGCAAAGATCACATTAGATATGAAAAGCTTGGTCACACTTCTGGTAGTAAACACATATTAAGTGCGCCGCATCACGGCGCACTTCATACAAATACTCCTGATTTTAATAAAAAATTCAAAGAGCATGTTCTGAAGCACGGAGGTGAGTACGGACGTTCTGGTGGAATAATTCGCGATGAAGATGGAAAACACTTCTTTGATGCGCAACACGGCACACATCATTCCGTTTATACATATAGGCACATCAAAGAAGACGTAACAGAGGATATGGACATGGACTATGAAGATCTAGATGAAGAGTACATCGAGGAGGAAGCTTTAACTGAACACGTCGATATGCTCAATGCGCTCTATGACAATGAGCCGGGTGCCTTCTCATCTGCTTTCGCATCCCTGATGCAGCGTAAGGCTCTGGATCGTATCGAGGAGATCAAGATCGACATTGCACAGGCTACGTTCGACGACGAGGACATTCAGGAAGACGTCGAGCAAGTCGATGAGATTTCGGGTAAGACTCTCGGATCATACATTCAGAAAGCTCGCGTCGATGCTGAGAAGAAGCGAGTTCATTATAACGATATGAAGAATCATCCTTCAGTAAAGAAGTTTTCAGATGAACGGCGTGATTATTATAATCGACGTGAATATAACAAATATGGTGAAAGTAAACATCGCGCTAAAATTGAGAAGACTTACGATAAAGAAGCCAAAGCGATGGATAAGCTAGATCCAAATCATCGTAAGACTACAGCTTTTGGAAAACGTCAACGCGGTGTTGAGAAAGCGCTGAAGAAACTTGAAACAGGAAAGTTGACCGACTAATGGTGAAACCTCTTCGAGCAATAGTCGGTAAGAAGCCGATACCGTCTCCGACTAAAATCAACATTCCCATGAATCCAAATCGCTCTCCTGCAAAGGAAGACGAAGAGGAGTGGGTCAGGCAGAATACGTCTCCCGCAACGGACGTAACGAATCCGGAAGACGATTCGGGCGAGAACTACAAGACGTCTCTGAAGAAAGATGATTCTGAGAAGTCACCGGGTCGTGGTTTTTCGCAGAAGCTCGGTGAGGACGTTGATCAGATCGATGAACTTGATAAGAAAACTCTGAAGTCTTATCGCCGTAAAGCAGCCACACACGTCGATCGTCTTGAAAAGAAAGCTGATCAGGAAGAAGATAAAGCGATGTCGACTGATGGAAATCGAAATCCTGATAAACAAGATAGACACAGTCGTAATGCAAAAGCTCTGTTTCAAAAAAGTCGTCAAAGACGAAAAGGTTTAGCAATGGCTGATAAGAGACTAGAGAAGTAATGAAGCAGCTTCGCGAAATCGTCGGAAAGGGAAGTCTAGAAGCCATCATCAAGCATCATGGAGATGCTGCGAAAGCTTCTAAACGACGTTCTGACAGCGAAGCATATCACTCCAAGCAGCTCATGCGTGCAAAGAGAGATAAACTTCTCAGAGATAAAAAGAGCTCAGTATCGCACGTTGATCTGAAGAAGTCACCCGACTGGAAGAGAAATCTCGGTTTCTCGATCGAGGATGGTAAAGAAGCTAAGAAGATCAAGGCGAGAATCGACGCTAAAGGAAAGAAATAATGTATCAAACAATTCGTCTTCAGTCATCTGAAATCGCACTCAGCACAGCTAATACAGTGAATAACAGTAAAGCGGTGCGCGTCCTTGAAACGGGAACAGGCAATGCGCTGATCACACATAAGGATGCAGGTGGAAACACCATCGGAACGATCACGATTCGTCAGGGTAATGAATTCTACTTTAGGAAAGATCCTACCGATACTCTTACATCAAACTCAGCTACAACGGTAGCCGTAGCAGTCTCAGCGTGGTAATCAGATGAAGCTAATCATAGAGAAGATCGAAGACGCCGCTCCTCAGATGATCGAGGAAGCGAATGGCCAGAAGAGGCTATACATCGAGGGTACGTTCCTGCAGGGTGCTATCAAGAACCGCAACGGGCGCGTCTATCCGATGGAAGTCCTTGAGCCTGAAGTCAATCGATACGTAATCGAAGCGGTCAATGCCAACAAGGGTTGGGGTGAGCTCACACACCCGCAGGGTCCTCAGATCGATCCCAGAAACGTCTCACATCGAATCATCTCCCTGGTCAAAGAGGGAACGAACTTCAGGGGTAAAGCTCTCGTCATCACTGAGAACGGTCCAGGTGCTATCGTCGCTGGTCTGATCAACTCAGGTGGTTCGATCGGTGTCTCATCTAGAGGTATGGGTTCTCTCAAGGAGAACATGAGCGGCATCATGGAAGTTCAGAAGGACTTTAGGATCGCTACAGCGGCCGACGTTGTTCTTGATCCATCGGCACCCGATGCGTTCGTTCGAGGAGTGATGGAGGGAGTCGAGTGGCACCTGACTGAGGGTAACGGTTGGATCGCTGAGAAGCTCGACGATACGAAGAAAGTGATCTCAAAGATGTCTCTATCTCAGATCTCAGAGCAGAAAGTCGACGTCTTCAAGTCATTTATGAAGAACCTCATCTTGAGAAACCGTAACTAATAAATATTGGCAAAGAATAGAAACAGGTGAACCAATGGCTGACGAGCAGATCGACGAGATTTCTAAGAAGACGCTTGGTTCTTACGTCAAGAAAGCTTCCAAAGATGTTCCAAATAAATCTGTTGACGTAGTGTCTAAATTTTCAACCAAAGAAAAAGCTAATAAAGCACAGAGAAAACTGTCTAATAGATTAAGTGGCATCGATAAAGCCGTTGATCGTCTAACAAAAGAGGATACAGATATGTCTGATGAACAGATTGACGAAATCTCCAAGAAGACGCTTGGTTCTTACGTCAAGAAAGCATCAGTAGATGCAGCTAAACATTCACGCCGTGCTGGAGATTCATATACATTTAAGAATTCTCCACAAAGAAAAAGTTTAGATAAATCGAAGAAGCGTTTAGCTGGTATCGATAAAGCTACTGATAAGCTAACTAAAGAGGACACAGACATGGAAGATGAAGTTGATCTAAACATTGAGGAAGATGTTGACGCAGCGCTTGATGAAGCAGCTATTGATTCTCTTCATCCCGGTACGGCTCCAGTAAACGATCCGAAATCAAAACCCGAAGCTATGGCTTCAGTTCTCGGTGCACTCGGTGCGATGCCGACTCCCTGGGTTCTTGATCACGCCAAGGAGCTTCTGACTCAATACGAAAAATGGAAGACGAACGCTGCTAAGGGTTCCGCGGAATCCAACAAAGCGACTCAGAACATGAAACCCTCGGATGCAAAGGGCGGTTCTGGTCCAGCAGCGGACGGTGCTATGAAGTCCCTGGGTCCGAAACCGGCTCTATGGGATGCGACTAAAGAGGAAGTCGAGTCGATCTTCGGTGGTGAGTCTCTGACTGAGGAAGCTCAGGGCAAGATCTCAGCGCTCTTTGAAGCGGCTGTGACGATGCGTACCTCACTCATTGAAGCCGAACTTCAGGAGCAGTATGAGACCGAGTTGAACGAAGCGATGGCTGAGTTCATCGAGGAGACAGCTGTCAATCTCGATAAGTACGTTGAGTACGCCGTTGATCAGTGGATCGCGGAGAACGAAGTTGCAGTGGTTGATACTCTTCGTCTGGAGAACACCGAGCAGTTCATGGATAAGCTCAGGGAGCTGTTCATTGAGTCATACATCGACGTTCCCGAGGAGCGCTTGGACGTTGTCCGTGAGATGTCAGATCAGATCGTTGAGCTGGAAGCTAAGCTCGATGAGGCTCTATCGACTAAGGCTGAGCTTGAGGCTGATATTCTAGAAGCGGCTCGTGAAGACGTCATCGACGCTGTCTCAGAGGGTCTAACACTCGCGGATTCAGAGAAGCTTAAGACTCTGATCGAGAACGTGGAGTTCGATGGAAACGTCGAGTCGTACACAAAGAAGATTCAAGTCGTTCGTGAGAACTACTTCAATAAGAAGACTCCTCCTTCAACATCCGGCTCAGTCGATATGTTGAATGAAGAGGGCTCATCATTCACGGATAATAAGCAAGTCATCAGTGATCCGTTCGTCGCTGCTGCGGCTCGGTATATGAACTCATCTCGCGGCTAAGTGTTGCCGCACAATAAATAAAAATACAGAATAAAGGGAGAAAGACTACAATGGCTGACGAACAGAATGAAATGATCTCAGAGGGTCTGCTTAAGAAATGGGCACCTATCACTGAGCACACGAGCCCGGAGCTTCCGGCGATCGCCGACTCCAAGCGCAAGCGCGACCTTGCTAAGATCCTCGAGAATACTCAGCGTGAGATTTCAGTTGAGCGGGCGCACGGTTCATTCAACCTGTTCGAGGCTGCTCCGACGAACTCAATGGGTTCATCTTCATCAACCGCTGGTGCGGGTCCGATTGATACGTATGATCCGATCATCGTGTCTCTACTGCGCCGGGCAATGCCCAACCTGATCGCCTACGACTTCTGCGGCGTGCAGGCAATGACTGGTCCGACTGGTCTTGTGTTTGCTAAGCGCACTCGTCTGGCTAACCAGGCTGGTTCAGAGACTTTCTACAACGAAGTTGATACCGGCTTCTCCGCTCGCGAGGGCATGAACGCTAACACCACTGATGCAGGCTACGCCAACGCTACCGTGATGGGTGGTGCAAACGGCAACGTCGGTACAACGTTTGGTGTTTCAAACAACGTTGCTAACAACAACTACAACTACGCCGGCGGTGTGGCTCGCTCACTGGCTGAAGGTCTTGGTTCAAACGCCAACGCCATCTTCCCCGAGCTTGCGTTCACCATCGAGAAAGTCATGGTGGAAGCTAAGACACGCGGCATGCAGGCAACCTATTCAATGGAGATGGCACAGGATCTTAAGGCGATCCACGGTCTAGACGCTGAGTCTGAGCTGGCCAACGACATCTCCGCTGAGCTGATCGCTGAGATCAACCGTGAAATCGTCCGCACAGTGTATATGTCCGCTGTTCCGGGTGCCCAGATCGACGTTACGACTCCTGGTATCTTTGACCTCGATACCGACGCTAACGGCCGCTGGCACAACGAAAAGTTCAAGGGTCTGATGTTCCAGATCGACCGTGACGCTAACCGTATCGCTACCGAGACCCGGCGCGGTAAGGGTAACATCATCCTCTGCTCCTCAGACGTTGCGTCTGCCCTAGAGTCGGTTGGTAAGCTGAACAATCAGGACCGCCTGAGCAACAACCTCCAGATCGACGATACCGGCACGACCTTCTGCGGTGTCTTGAATGGTAAGTATAAGCTCTACATCGATCCGTACGCTCCGGCTGGATTCAACTACTACGTTCTTGGATACAAGGGCGCTGGTTGGCAGGATGCCGGTCTCTTCTACTGCCCGTACGTTCCGATCCAGATGGTCCGCGCGACCGATCCGAACACCTACGCCCCGAAGATCGGCTTCAAGACTCGTTACGGCATGGTTGCGAACCCGTACGCCGAGGGTCTGACAAAGGGACTCGGTGTGATCCACCAGGATTCCAATAAGTACTATCGTCGAGTGCTCGTTACACACCTCTCGTAAGAGACACAAGAATAAGACCGGAACAAACCGGTCGACCTTTCGAGGCCGGGGATTCTGTTCCCGGCCTTTTTTCTGACATGTACACGTTGGCCACCGATGATATAATAAATCACGAGTCTTTAAAAGGAGTTATCACAATGAACGAGAAATATCTGGAGGAAGCTAAGAGAATCATCGCTCAAGTTCGCGAGCAACGGCTGAATGAAGAGCACGATGAAAGTGGTTATAGAAAGATCTCACACCCGTCTAAGCTCGGTAATGGTGGTGAACTCACTGATAGAGACTACAATCACATCTCTAAACATAAAGCCGATCACGTAATCAAGATTCATCGAGCTGAAGGTGATCCGGACGCTAAGGAGCTTCATGTACATCACACTAAGAGTCACACTCTCGTTTCATCACGTGGTGGATACAGCGGCTCTGAGTGGAGATTCAAAGGACGCGTTCATCCTCGAGACGTAGCTGCTAATCACAAATGGGCTGCTAAGAAGTTCGGTGGTGAAGACATCTCAACTGATCATGACATCTCAGAAAACGTTGAACATAAGAAACTGTCTTATGACGAATTTATCGGTATTGGTCATCATCGATGGGCCGTAAATTATAATCACGGTCGATGGCGGAATAAAAACGTAACCGTTCAAACGAAAGAAAAATCAGAAGACGCTGCAAGAAATCATCGCTTCTTTAAAGAGAAAAAAGGTTCAAAAATCAACTCTGTTAAGTATCTTGGAGTACGCGAGAAATGAAGAAGCTCATCGAAGACGCAAAGAAACTACTCTCGGAGATGCACTCTAAAGACATCTCCGAATCCACTCACATCGTCCACATCAAGTACGATGATCCGTCTGGTAAAGGAACAGCTTCGATCCGCGTTCCGGTCAGTGCTAAGAATCCCGAGCACGCTAAGAAGAGAGCTCTGGATAAGATCTCTCGTTTTCCGCATCCGATCTCGGGATACAAAAACGCCGCCGTTCACCGCGTAGAGACAAAGAAAGTCGTGAAGGAGGAAGTCAATAAAGTCAGCGGTTACGATGAAAAAGCAGTGACTACTGGTCCATCACTTAAGAAGCGTAAACCATCAGAGAAATCTAAACGTTTATCACCAGGTGCCGCTCGCATTCTGAAAAAGAGAGGTGTGGAGTTATCAACTGATACATCGTTTCGTAAAAAGACGCGATAATAAGGTATAAATTCAAATGAAGAAGTTCTCTGAGTTCATTGCTGAGATGAAGAAAGTCGGTGAAAAACTCGGCTCAAACGAGGGCGGTACTTATGAGGACCACGAGGGTAAGCACTACATCAAGTCCTATAAAGATCCGAATCAGACTCGCTCAGAAGTGCTGACTTCAAAGATCTATAAACACATGGGAATCCACACTCCCGATCACCACTTAGTCGACCACGATGGAAAGCCATCGGTTAAATCAAAGTGGAATCCTCACTTAAAACCAATGCATCTCAAGCACTTTCAAAACCTCAACCATGAACAGCACACACAAGTAGGTCGCTTACACCACGCTGCCGTACTAACAAATAATAAAGACGCTTTTGGTCTAGTGTACGACAACGTCATGAAACACAAGAAGACTGGTGATCTTCACTCAATCGATCATGGTTCTTCTTTCAACTTCAAAGCTAAGGGTCAACACAAAGAATACCACCACGATCCATCACCTGAGATCGAGGACTTTAAGAAGGATCATCCATCTGGACGCGTCTTCACTCATGTCTTCAGAAAAGATCCGGGTGCGATTCACAGAGCGATGCACAGCGTCAGACACATGGATATGGATCACATCCATCACTTGTTCAAAACATCTGGGCTTCCGAATCACGAAGAGCTGCACAGAACTTTCGTCGAACGAAGGAAGCGCCTGATGGCACACTACGGATACAAAGATAAATGAAGAAGTTCTCACAGTTCATCAAAGAAAACAGCGAATGGAAGTTCGGTTCTCATCACACACCTAAATCGGACTTTGATTCAACACCATTCCCTCTTCATGATTCTCTCAGTCACCTGAAGAAAAACAAATACGAAGCTGAAGATAAAAATCAACATAAAGTGTATCACGTTCCAGTCAAACACCTTCACGCTTGGCAGAGCGGCGTAGATTCAAAAAAGATCAGACCGCTTGAGAAAGACTATCCGCCTATTAAAGTGCATCAGATTCATGGTAAGCTGGTAATCGCTAATGGGAATCACAGAGCTGCTTCAGCGTTTGTTCACGGTCATGAACACATCAGAGCTCATGTCACCAACTTCGATGATAAGAAGAATCATAAATACAGGAAAGACAAACCATCGGAAGAGAAACCTCTTCATCCTGGAGTGAAAGAAGCAGAGTGACGGTTCTAGATAGAAACCCATCGACTACAAATTTCCTATCACCGATCAACTTCCAGTTCCAGCTGAGAAGAGCGCCGAACTGTGAGTTCTACATTCAGAAAGCGAACATACCCGGATTTTCTATCAAATCGACAGCGTATCCGACACCGTTCGTAAATATTCCATTCTCAGGTGATCACGTTGATTTTGAGACTCTGGACATCGTGTTTTCAGTCGATGAGAACATGTCCAACTACCTGGAGTTGTATACATGGCTCATGTCCCTGGGTTTCCCAAACGACTTTCAGCAGTATGCAGATCTCTTGAAGAATCCGGAGTGGACTTCACTGGCAACCAAGTCTGAGATCGTTCTGACGGTAATGGATAATGCTAAGAATCCAGCATTCCATGTAAACTACCACGGCTGCTTTCCAATTGGATTATCTGGTCTTGATTTTGATACTCGAATCAAGTCTCCTGAACCAATCACTGTTGCTTGCTCGTTCATGTATTCTCGATTTGAGATAGAGCGAGTCAACTAACCAACTGTATCTTGATACAAATCCTCCAACAGAGGATCTTGTGGTGGGTGGAAGACTTCTTATTAGTACCATAATCATCAGCCGAAGTAAAATAACATTCCCGTTACCAAGAACGGCATTGTTTTTGATTAACAACGGCACATTCGTTTTGTATAGTAAAGCATTTAGATAATGAAGACATGAGAATGAAGCGTTTTTATAAGAGAGTGTTGTACTTCATCCGAAGCTTTTACTTGACTCCTCCGGTGATCGGTTGACGAAGGTATTGAAGCTAGAGGAAATCCTGAACTCCTGGGATCAGGATACTGAAATCGATAGGACTGAACTCGGGGAAGAGTCGAGAAAGATCGCGAAGCTGCACGCTAAGTACCTTCGGATCAGGTCCACAGAGAACCTCAGGTTAGTTCAACTTCAGGGACAGCTTAAGGAGCTTCGGCTTCAGAAGCATGAGTTCTATACACTCGGTCCTACCAAGGAGACCGCGGCCAAGGGTTGGACTCTCCCAGCTAAAGGCATCGTCCTCAAGAGTGATCTGCCGCTCTACATGGACGCGGATAAAGACATCATAGCGATGAACTTGAAAGTAGCCTATCAAGCTGAGATAGTCGCTGCACTCGACATGATACTCAAAGCCGTTCAAGGACGGAATTGGGAAATCGGTCGAATGCTTGACTGGCAAAAATTCATACAAGGAGGTTAAGTGAAGAAGTTCGATATTATGATAAATGAAACAACGGGGAGACCAGATCTATACGTAGACGGAATGTTATCCGATCCAAATGGTCCGCTGCACGCAAGCTATCTGATTGATTATCTTTCAAGACATCTGTTTAAAATTGCTAGTGATATTCATTCGTTAAATCAACTAGAAAACGTTATAAGTGAAGACATAGAAAAACTCCGCACCGACGCTGAGTTTGCTAGAACATATTTGGAGAAGGCTAATGACTGAGATGTTGCTTAACGACGACTCCGGTAGACGGATCTTTTCGATCGATACCGGCAACTTAACGAGAGAGGAAGCCGAGAGAGCTATTCAGAAAGCTCAGAAGAAAAAGAAGAAGTTGAATGAGGGTAATGGAAGCTCTGGTCCTCAGCTTCTGAACGAGTAGTCCGCTTCTACGTATCTCATAAATAAAGGAGACAACGCTTTAGAATGAGATACGATGCCGGACAGAATTACGCTTGAAAAATACAACGCCGTTAAAGACCTGATAGTCGCGGATAAGGGTTTGATCCAAGAACTCGCTGATGAGTTCACTTTCTACGTTCCCAACTATCAGTTCAATCCGAAGTATAAGAACAAAGTATGGGACGGTAAGATACGTCTTACGTCCATTCACAAACCTCTCATTTATTCGGGTCTTCGTGATAAGATCAGGGAGTTCTGTGAAGTTCGAGACTATGAATTCGTAGACGAAGCGTCTGAGAAGTTTGAACCGATCACAGAAGAGTTCTTGCTGAGCTTCATTGAAGAACTCGGTCTTCCCAAGGAGATGAATGGTAAACCCTTCATCGTTCGCGCTGAGCAGATCGAAGCTTGTCTAAAAGCAATTAACAATCAGAGATTAACTGTTCTAGCACCGACTGGAGCCGGTAAGTCTCTGATCCTCTACATCATCACCAGGTTCTTCAATCTAAAGACGCTGCTCATCGTTCCGACTATCCAACTAGTTGATCAGATGTTCTCGGACTGGGAGGAGTATGGTTTTGACTCCGAGACTCACGTTCACAAGATCTTCGGCGGACAGTCTAAGCACACTGATAAGCAGGTTGTAGTCTCGACGTGGCAGTCTATCCAGGACATGGATGAAGACTACTTCAGGCAGTTTGAAGTTGTTCTGGGAGACGAGGTTCACGGCTTTAAAGCCCGTGAACTCACCGGCATCATGGAGCGTCTGACTGACTGCGAGATCAGGATCGGTGCGACTGGATCACTCGATGGTACTCTGACGAATGAACTCGTCATTCAAGGACTCTTTGGTCCGATACTCAGAGTAGCTACAACCGCTGAGCTTATCGAGAGGGGAACGCTCTCCGCGCTCTCGATCAAAGCGCTCGTCTTAAGACACTCCGAAGATGTCAGGGACTCACTGAAGAAAGCCGACTACCAGACTGAGCTCGACTACATCGTGACTTGCGAGAAGAGAAATCAATTCATCAAGAACTTAGCTCTCTCGCTCAAGGGAAACACGATGATCCTCTTTCAGTTCGTGGAGAAGCACGGTGAAGTTCTCTTCAAGATGATCGAGAAGGAAGCGAAGGTTCCGGTTCTCTTCGTTGCTGGTAAGACACCTAAAGATGAGCGTGAGATGATACGTAAGTTCGTAAACTCTCAGACTGACTCAATCACAGTCGCTTCATCCGGTGTGTTCTCAATGGGAACGAACATTCCCAACCTCAACAACATGATCTTCTCGTCTCCAGCGAAAGCCAGGATAAAGATACTTCAATCTATCGGAAGAACATTGAGACGAACGGTATCAAAATCGAAAGCTGTGTTATATGATATAGCTGACGATCTTTCTTGGAAGGGAAAGACGAACTATACACTGAAGCACTTTGTCGAGCGCATCAAGCTCTACAATCAAGAATTATTCCCGTACCGCATCTATAAGGTAGATTTATAATGGCCGTTAAGAAACCCGCGACTAAGAGGAAGCCTCCGGCCTCGGTTAAGAAGACTGAGGAACCCGAGCTGAAGACTGAGGAACCCGAGCTGAAGACTGAGCTCTGTTACTTTAAGCTCATTACTGGAGATGAGATCATAGGTCACGTCGATGAGACGATGTTCTACGACGATGGACTGATAGTTGTGGTTAAACCGATGCGTCTGATGTTCTACGGTGAACAGATCATCCTATCACCATGGGGTCTCGCATCTCAGAATCCAGACATCTTTACGTTTCCAATGTATCACATCGTCTCAATCTACCCAGTAGATGAGCAGATGAAGATCCTGCACGCCGTTGCTCACGACAGCTACGATCTGAATAAGATGTATTTCGATCAGCGCATCTTCAATTCCATTCAATCCCACCGTCGTCTTCAGTCGCGTCGCTCCGGTCTCTTTGATCCGACCGATGATGATCTTCAAGAAATCGAGAATGAGGAGAAGAAGGGAAAGACCATCAAAGCTTCTTCGTCTGTTCCCGATAGCGTTCGCACTAGAAGCGACATCATTGATTCCCTGGTTGAACTGGCGGAGAAAGCGGGTAAAGGAAAGAATGCCAGTCGGAAAAACTAAGAAGAAGACCACGAACTACGTCAACAACAAAGTTCTACACGCTGAGTTCATCAAGTACCGGGAACAACCCGAGCCTCGTGCTATATCGAACGTGATCGGTGATGCGATCCTAAAGATATGTCATGGGTTGTCGTATAAGAGCAACTTCATCGGGTATACGTACAAGGACGAGATGATAGACGATGCGGTGGAGAACTGCATCTACGCAGTCAAACACTTCGATCCATATAAGTACAAGAACCCGCACGCTTACTTTACGATGGTAGCATGGAGAGCCTTCATTCGTCGTATCTCATTGGAAAAGAAGGAAACTTATATCAAGCATAAGAACTTCCAGAATGGATACGACAACATCGGCTCGGCTCCCAACGAGCATTCCCATGCCGTCATTGAAGCGTTCGAGAAAAAATTGACAGAGCAAAAGAAGAAGAATAAAAAAGGACTACTCGCTCTCGTTGATGAGAAGAAATCCGAGAAGAGTAAATCACCTAAAGCATCAGTCTAAGAGGTTCGATGAAGATACCGTTAATTACGGATATCCACTATGGTGTGCGTAACGACAACGCCGCTATGTTGGATAGCAACAAGCTTTTCTTTGATAACGTTTATTTTCCGTACATCAACGAACATGACATCCGAGAAATGATCTTTCTCGGTGATCTTCTCGATCGTCGTAAGTATGTGAACTTTATTACAGCTAAGCGATTGAGAGAAGACTTCATCAATCCGCATCTTAGATTAGACTGCTATATGCACCTTATTCTGGGTAATCACGACGTGTACTTCAAAAACACGAACGAAGTGAGTGGTGTTAAGGAACTGTGTCATCGCTACTCTGAAGACTACGACATGCGTATCTACGATGCGGCTGCGGACGTTAAGCTATCTGATGGAACACACGTTCTGTTCGTCCCTTGGATCTGCGACGCAAACCGTGAACATACGATGAAGGTGATTGAGTCGACAAAAGCTCAGATCTGCTTGGGTCACCTTGAGCTGAAGGATTTTGCTTTTGACAGACACACGATCGCCGCACACGGAGACGACGCATCCATCTTCAGAAAATTCGATTTCGTTGGATCAGGACACTATCATCACATATCCTCTCAGGGAAATATTCACTACCTCGGTGCACATGCTGAGTTTACGTGGTCGGATCACAAAGACCCACGTGGATTTCATGTGTTCGATACAGTGACCAGAGAACTGGAGTTCATAGAGAATCCATATCATATGTTTGAGAAGCTCCACTACACCGACGTGGAGCTTGATATGAAGGAAGTTCTTGAAGAGTACGATTTTACTCAGCTGACGAATAAGTACGTCAAGGTGGTAGTTCGTGATAGGAACGACGTCGCTCTCTTCAACGTGTTCATGGATCGAGTCGAGAAGTCGAATCCGCTCGATATTCAAGTAGTAGACGATCACCTCAACTTAAACGTGACTGAAGATGATACGATCGTAGATGAAGCGGAAGATACACTGACCATCTTTAAGAAGACTATCTCCACGACGAATACATCTGGAATCGATCCGATTAAGTTAGACAAATTCATTAGTTCATTATATAGCGAGGCATTACAAAGTGAGTAGATTTTATACAATTCATTGCCCTCAACGTGAGGGCATGTATCCCGTAAATTTGGCATTTGTTTTTCTTAATAAGAAACTTTACAACAAGATTATTATCACTCGACCAGCGAAAACACGCGGTGATCCATCATTTCCTTTTGTTATTAAAATTGAAAGTGATGCATCGGATGATGTAGTTGAAGTACTCTTTGATAAACAGATGTTGACTGCCGTTAGCGGTTGCAGTCTTGATATAAATCAAGAACCGTTTCATGTCCCGCAGATGTCATTTTTACATAATGAATATCATGACTTCTATGTTAAAGATTTAAAACGAGATCTAACTGCTTGTGGATTTCCTGAAGGACTTTTTGCTCAATACACGATCGGCGAATGAACCTTTATTTTCTTAAAATTGGGTATAAGAACTTTCTCTCGACGGGCAATCTCATGACTGAGATCGACCTGACTGAGAATAAAATGACTCTAGTCGTCGGTGACAACGGCGCTGGAAAGTCGACGATGCTCGATGCTCTGTGCTTCGTTCTGTTTAATAAACCATTCAGAAAGATCAACAAGCCCCAGCTGTGCAACAGCGCGACTAAGAAAGACTGTCTGGGATACGTTGAGTTCAAGACTCGAGGAGCGCACTATAAAGTCGTTCGCGGGATGAGACCGAACGTCTTTGAGATCTGGAAGAACGGTGTCTTGATCAATCAAGATGCAAAGAATACAGACTATCAGGCACATCTAGAAAAGCACATCCTCAAGACTAACTTCAAGACTTTCTGTCAGATAGTCATTCTCGGTTCAGCTTCATTCGTTCCGTTCATGCAGCTTCCCGGTGGTCAGAGAAGGGAGATCACCGAAGACGTTCTCGACTTGAAAATCTTTACTTCTATGAACACAATCCTGAAAACTCGTTTTTCATATGTAGAAAAGTTAATTCAGGATAGGAAACGTGAAAAAGATGTTCTAGATGCCAAGATCAAGATGGCTAAGAAGCACACTGAGCAGCTCGCTGAGGAGAAGCAGAAGCAGATCTGGGAGAAGGAGGAGAAGATCACAGCGCTGTATGAGGAGCGACAGGATCACGGAATAGCCATTCATCAGAAGACTAAGGAAGTCGATGCACTTCTTGAGCAGATTACTGACTTTCATTCACTTGATAATCGCGCTAAGAAGATGCGATCCATCAGAAATCAGCTCGATGGTAAGATATCATCTCTTCTTCAGGATGTTAAGTTTTTAAACGATCATGATAATTGTCCTACGTGTAATCAAGAGATAAATGGTTCTTTTAAGGAGTGTACGCTGTCCTCTAAGAAGGACGCCGTAGCTGAGACTGAAGCTGGTCTGAAGCTTTTAGGAGAACAGTATTCGAAGGTAGAGGAGCGTCTTCGGGAGATCACCGCTGTTAATAAGAAAGTAGCCGACATCAACGTTGAGATATACGTTCTCGGAACAAAGATCGATACGATAGATAAGTACATCAGAACACTTGAACGAGAGATAGAAGCGCTCGATGTTGAGCAGAAGGAGATATCTGGAGAATCTCTAGATGATTTAGAAAGTGATCTGAAAGAGCTTGAGATCGAGAAGAAGGAACTTGAGAACCAACTGTACATGATGGAGTACGTCTCCGTCCTTCTCAAGGATACCGGGATCAAAGCTAAGATCATCAAGCAGTATGTTCCGATCATCAACAAGCTGATCAATAAGTACTTAGCCTCACTCGACTTCTTTGTCGACTTCAACATGGATGAGAACTTTGAGGAGACGATCAAGTCGCGGGGACGAGACGACTTCTCATACAATTCATTCTCAGAGGGTGAGAAGATGAGGATCGATCTGGCCGTTCTCTTTGCTTGGAGAGCAGTCGCGAAGCTTCGCTCATCGATCAACACGAACCTTCTCATCATGGACGAAGTGTTTGACTCCTCACTCGATGCTACAGGGATCGAGGAGTTCATGAAGATATTGGGTAAAGTCACCGAAGACAACAACGTCTTCGTCATCTCTCATAAAGCCGATCAGCTCTACGATCAGTTTGAGAAAGTGATTAAATTTGAGAAGCACAATAATTTTTCAAAGATGGTACAATGACATTTGCTAATATGTACGGTGGTGTTCGGACTGTTACAGAGGAACGCAACGAGCACGATCACTACCCCACACATCCATTCGCTACCTACGCTCTTGTTCAATATCATGCTCCACCCAGGAAGATCTGGGAGCCGGCCGCTGGTCGAGGCTGGATGGCCTGGGAGCTCAAGCGTAATCAACGAGAAGTGTACGCGACTGATCTCTATAACTATCGTGATCCAGTTTCTCCTGTAGAATACGGCAATGATTTTCTTAAAACAGAAGGTGATTTTGATGGTATAATCACCAATCCACCGTATGGGAAGAATATGGCTCAGGCGTTTATCGAACGCTCGATTTCATTAGTTCCATACACAGCGATGCTCTGTCGACTGACGTTCGCTGAGTCAAACAGGCGTTTGAAGATGTTTAAAGAGACACCGCCGTCCGACATTCTCATCTTCTCAGGCCGCTTTTCATGTAATGAGGATAGATGGCATACTGAAAAGACTGCTATCTCTGGAATGGTTGCGTATGCTTGGTGGATCTGGGACAACACTATGCCATTTCAGGGAACGATGACGAACTGGATAGATACGAAGGCTATGTATAAATCTTGGAGGGATTCTCTGTCTCCCGATGATAAGAAGCATTTTCTAGACTGTCTTCCAAGACATCTGATAAATAGTACATGAACACATCATAAAGGAGAGAAGAATGGGAACATTGATTTTGCTTGCTTTGGTCGCTGTAGGTGCCTACGTTGCTTGGAAGAAGTTTGGTAAGAAGCCGGCCGCTCCGGTAGCTCAGTCCAACGCTGCACCGGCGCCCGTATCTAACACGACTTCTACAAAAGTGTAACTAACCCTCGTTGATCCCGTAAAACGTTTTACGGGATCAACTTTTATCATGAGTTTGCTATGACAGATGAGATAGACGCTATTCCTCAGGGAAATCTCCATGAGATTGTAAAGAGCAGAGCAGCTCTTTTGAAACCATGTGAGGAGTTCGATTTCGCTAATCCTCAAGTTGATCCGATCCAGCTAGCCGCAGACCTCGTCAAGACGATGTATGCTTATAACGGCATTGGCCTAGCTGCTAATCAGATAGGTGTTCCATATCGAGTCTTCGCTATGAGAACGGCACCGAAGAACACAGTAGTCTTCAATCCAAAAATCATTCATCATGAACCAGAGACTGAGCTTCTAGAAGAGGGCTGCTTATCTTTTCCTGGTTACGTCGTCAAGATAAAGAGATATAAACTCATTCGAGTTCGCTTCTCCTATCCGAACGGTGAAGTGAAGACGGAGACTTACAAGGGACTAACGTCTCGTGTTTTTCAGCATGAGATGGAGCACTTGAACGGACAGATATTCTACGACAGTGCATCTAAGTATCACCGCGATCAGGCTGATCGTCGACTGAAGAAATTAGAAAGGAATCGGAAATCGCTATGAGTGAGTTAGGGTATTCAGACTTTGTTGATGAGTGTGCACAGACGAGAGTAGATCTCGACACCATCCTACATCCGACGTTTAGCGGACTCAAGAAAGCATTTGCTATTTTATTCGGTGATTTGGGATACAGTAAGAGCGACTTCAAGCGCTTGTCTGATTCAGTCTACTATCAGGGAGGCTATCCGAGCCCTACGTCTCCGGCTAAGGAAGTCGCTCTGGCTGATCAAGTCTCGAAGCTTCTTCACCTTCAGAAGTTGTCGGGAAGGACTGTCCTCCTCAACTACTTCAAGGAGATGGGTATCAAGATCGAATTCGAGGAAGACTTCGTACCTGAATCGTTTCTATCATCGTTCTCTAATGAAGACGAAGAAGACTTCGTTCACGCTCTGGAGTCGGCGGGCATTCCTAAATCCGACATCATCGATAAGCGGTCTGAGATGCTTTTGGTGTTGTTGAACCGTGCTCAGCAGCTTCAGAAGGAGATCTGTCAGACTGCTGATACGATCAAAGTCGATGCGGCTGAGGAAGTCGAGTCTCGCTTCAAGATCAAGAAACCTCACTTCGTCAAAGCCGTAAACCTAGCGGCTGTGAAGATGAGGAGGGGCGAGGGTCCGATGCTCGAGAAGATCGAGAACCTCCATGACTCTCAGGATAATCTCAATCAAGCACTCGAGCCTCTGGAGAAGAACTAAGAGTTTACGTGCTTCTTGTTCTGAAGTATAAAGCGAATTGGGATGTTGGTGACTCGGTAACGATGTTCACATTGGCACGATTGAATAACGGATAAAGATCGCGCAGCCTATCGTCAAAGTGATTTTCCGTGTAAGCTTTGACCATCCCAGCCAATTTCAGCACCTATAGTTCAGATGGTAGAACGGAGGCTTTCAACCCTTGTGTCGGCGGTTCGATTCCGTCTAGGTGCGCCATTTTGTTCTGTAATAATCAAAAAGGAGAAGTGTTATTTCGAGTAATTGGGTTTATGACATCGCTGAGATGCATGAGTTTTACAACATGGACTATGCTTTCGACGAGATCACACTTGATCGAGAGAAAGCTAAGAAGCTTCTTGAGTTCCGAATCAACTTTCTCCAAGAAGAGCTCAATGAACTGAAGAATGCTGAGAACGCAGATGACGTCGTAGACGCTCTGATCGATCTCTGTGTTGTGGCTATCGGAACACTCGATGCTTTCGGTGTAGACTCATATCAAGCTTGGGACAACGTTCTCGAAGCTAATATGAATAAGAAGCCTGGAATCAAAGAGGGTCGTCCAAATCCGTTGGGTTTACCTGATCTGATGAAGCCTGAGGGATGGACTGCACCGTCTCATAAGGACAACATCGGAACACTCGAGATCATCTTTAAGAAGCCGGTGTGTGACTTGTGATGATCAACGAACTGGACGTAGTCTTACTTCAAAACACGCCTGAAGCCACTATCGACGCTCGAAATATCGTTGGTTTCGAGCAGATGGTGCGTAATAATTTTGGACGCGTCTCGAACAAGAGGACTCTGCAGCAGGTTCAATATGACACGGCGTCTGGCTTCGGTCTAGAGGACTACTTCACTTCGACCGGCCTCTTTGTTCCCGCAAATCCTATCTATGAGAATCCAAACGAACACCCATGGTCGGAGATCGCCGTGGATTTATACTACGGTTCGGAGTGTGTTCAAGTTAAATCCTTCACTCACTTGAGTAAGAGAGGAGACATGGTGTGGATCAGTCCGGCAACGTATGATTCAATCAAGAAATCAACTGCACACAACGACTTCTTTTTATTTGGTTTTACAAAAGGCGTGAAACCAGATAGAGATAATGGATCAACGACATTTAAGTATAGGCCAGCTTTTTCAATTGCTTCATCGGTTATATTGAATTTTATTCAGGCAAACATTGAAGAGCATTCATTAGCAGTCTCTCTGAGGTTAATTCTTGATAGAGACTTGCTCATTCGTCCAAAGTATTTTCAACCCCTCTGCCCAGAGCTGAGGAGACTAGTGGAGTTAGCTAATTGAGTGAAGAAAGAGAATCGGTAAAAGTCCTTCGTGAATGCATTGAACTTCAGCTCGCGAAGTCGCAGGATTATCAGAATCCGAACTCGAACGTTGTTCAAGCCGATCACTATCGCCGAGGCATCGACACGATCTTCGATACGATGAATGGTAAGATGCTCAGGATTCAGTCTCTGCTCGAGGCTTCCGCGGCCGGTGTAAAACCCAAGCATGAGTCGATCGAGGATTCTCTGAAAGACCTCATCAACTACGCATCGTTCGGTGTGTCTTGGCTTCGCGGTAAGATGGAGGGTCAGAAGCCCGATCGCGACATGTTTAACCGATGTATAGTTGCTTCAAACACTCCGAGCTTGACGGGTTATGAGGGTTTGATGGGTCAAGCTCAACCAACGGTGGCGTTCTGTCCGATTGATAAAACAGATGAATGGGATTTTCGCATTCCCTCAGTGAGCCGATAGGAATAAGATGCAGGGATATCGAGATAATAGGATTCTGGAAGTACGATCGCAGTTCACTGATCTCCTGCTTCGAGAGCAGTTCGTGATCGATAAGACTGGTGTCAAGACGATCGAGATCGTCGGTGCTGACTTCATCGCAGATGAACCCCTCATCTTTGGTGAAGTGAACGAGGACTACGTTTCACGTGAGCTCGAGTGGTATCAGTCGATGTCGAGAAACGTTAATGATATCCCGGGTGGTCCTCCGAAGATCTGGCAACAGATCGCGTCGAAGGAGATCATTCCTGAGCTGAACTCAGAGCGCACCGGATACATCAACTCAAACTACGGTTTTATTCTATACTCCGCTGAGAACTACTATCAGTGGAGGAACGTGATCGAGGAGCTCAAGAAGAATCCGCTCTCCCGCAGGGCACTGGCTATCTATAACCGTCCCTCTATGCACGAAGACTACAATAAGGGTGGTATGTCGGATTTCGTCTGTACGAACGCAGTTCAATACCTGATCCGTGATGGTCTTCTGGACGTCGTAGTTCAGATGCGCAGCAACGACGTCTGGGCGGGCTATAGGAACGACTACGCTTGGCAGAGGCACGTTCAGCACAACATGGTCGATGTTCTGAACCAGAGCTTCGGCGGTGAGCTCGAAGCTGGTACGATTCACTGGCAAGTCGGTTCCCTTCACTGCTATGAGAAGGATTTCTATCTAGTCGATCACTACGATAAGACTGGTCAGATCTCAATCAAGAAATCTGAGTATCGCGAGAAGTATCCGGAGTCACCATGGAAGTAGAGATTCCCAAGTGGGATAAGCGGTTTCTCGACGTAGCTAAGAATGAGATAGCTACGTGGTCGAAAGACCCGAGATCAAAGCTAGGTGCGGTAGCCGTTATCGATCGTCGAATCGTTGCGACAGGCTACAACGGTTTTCCTGAGGGATTTCCCGATGATGAGGAACTCTATAACGATCGTGAAATAAAGCTGAAGTACGTAGTTCACGCCGAGGAGAACGCGATCTATAACGCAGCCAGAAACGGAGTTTCCTTAAAAGGAGCTACGCTCTTTGTGGATGGTATCGCTACTTGTTCTGAGTGTGCTAAAGCCGTGATACAATCTGGTATCAAGCGAGTCGTCATGAGATATAAGCCCATGAAATCTAAGTGGGCTGCTTCCTTTGAAGATACGAAGTTTATGTTCAATAAGTGTGGTGTTGAGTTCGTGTGTTACGAAATTCCCTCCGAGAAGGAAATAGAGTATATTTCAATTCACACTGGACAAGTGTACGCTGGTAATCGCGTTGAGACAAATGAAGTCGATTATGAAGGATACAAGCGTCTGCCCTTCTATCGCGGTGATCTGAAAGCGACCTATACGTTTCCACCGTCTAAATCGGTGATGCCTATAACTGTAACGTATTTGTCCATATCGAATGCAGATGGAATCATTAAAGCAGTTCTTCCTCTCTTCCAGAAGGAGAATATCCCATACAGTTCAGAGCCGCAGATCAATCTTAAGTTCACAGAAGATTTTTGGGAAAGACACGACCATGAGCAGGAAGAAAATAAACGTTCTCTTTGTAGGAATGAATCCAGCGGATCGACCGACGATCGGAATGAAGCCCAACCAAACGTTCAAGAAGCTGTCGGCGTGGGTAGACGACATGGATCTTGGCGTGATATCCTTCGTAAACTCTGTCCCTGATCGCGGCGCGGCTAAGATGGAGTACGTTCAGTGGGATCTACTTCGAGAAGTTACTAAGTATCACGAGAAAATCGTCGCACTGGGTGGGTTTGCATCTAGAGTTCTCGATAAGTTGAACGTGGAGCACTTTAAGCTCCCGCACCCATCACCGAGAAATCGTCTTCTGAATGATAAAGAGTTTGAACGCGCTGAACTGAAGCGCTGCAAGGAGTATATCGAATCGTGATTAGCAATGTAGTCACTCTTCTTGGGAGGGGTGTAGAGGGATGTGGTGTTACGAAGTTCACTATTGAGCTTCAGAAGTACTTAAAGAAAAAGGGCATCAATAATCCAGTGATCGCCCTGAAAGATAAAACGTGGTCTCGAAAGGATTCCCACGAACTCGATTGCCTTCAATTCAAGTTCGCCAAAGATGATCAGTTCAAGCACGCTATGGACATCATCAATAAAGCCGATGTGGTCATCGTCAACTCCCTACCATCGGCTCAAGTAAAGAAGACTGTCAAAGCACACGATGCCAAGGCCGTTGATAACTTTCTGGAGTGCATCTCGGAGTGTAAGCCTCCGATCATCATGATCCAGCACGATCACAACAAGCTGTCCCTGCGTAGAAACGCAGGCACTGAGATTCTAGTAGATCGCGCCGCGGCTATCTTTGCACACTCAACGACCGGTCACTTCGCTGAGCAAGTGGCGTCGTTTTCAGGCGGTGAGGGACTCGAGACACTGTTTTCTCCTGGAAGAAAGATCGAAACGTTTCAGCCGGCGTGCAACTTTGATGCTCTCTTCGAGAGATATTGGTGTCCAGTCATGGCACAAGATGATAAACTATGTCGGTGGATCGGACGAACGACTTTCTGGAAAGGCTTCGTTCCCATGTTCGATTTACACAACAACTACCTTCGCGATGCTGGATTCGCCACGGTTCTAGAGGGTATCGAGAAGTCGCCTGCGTATCTCGACTTTAAGACGAAGTCCGTCTTCGTTGATATGCTGGCGAACAAAGATCCAGATACCGTTGATATGAAGGACTATCGTGGAAAAGACGCCGTAGTGTTCTCCGTATACAACAACGACGCCATGCTGAAGAGAATGGCCAAGACTGCGTTTGGATTTCAGCTCTCGCTTCTTGATTCAAAATTCATAGATAAATCGATTGAATACACTCATTGTGAGATTCCAGCAGTTGGTGCTCTTCCAGTTTTCAGGAAGGAGTTCGGTGACGCTTGCACCCATCGTGTGACGGGTAATCGCTTGACTGAAGACGACTCCGGAACGATCTGGCTTCCGACGAATAAGAGCGACATGGGTCAGGCGTTCGAAATCATCAAGCGCCTCTCAGAAGACCCGCATGAACGCCATGCATGGAGACTCAAAGCGTTTGAGTACTATAAAGCACACCAAGACTCGCAGTTTGTCTTTGATGATTTAATGAGAAAGATTGAAAATGCCGTACATCAGTGAAGAAGCACGTCTGAATCTACGTGATCGCTACCTAAGTTCAGTTGGTACTGCGTGCTTTACTCCAGGTGAACTGAACTACGTCATCACTACGATATGTGATGCATATCTTGGACACAACATCTCATATACACGTTGTAATGAGATCATTGGTGCATTGGAGTGCGCTAAGTTAGAGTTCTCTCGTCGAGTAGTTTCTCCATACGAAGATAAGAAAATGTTGGAAAACGGTGACGTTTATCGAAGTCGAGTATAAATAGCTCAGAGGTTTTTACATTATGAATTCATATAAAGTATATACCGCAGGTCCGATTACCGGTTGCTCCTGGGGTGGATGCACCAACTGGCGTGAGTATGTAAGTAAGCAGTTGGACGACATCTCCAATGGTAGGATCGTTGCGTACTCTCCCCTTCGCTCAAAGGAGTATCTCTCCAATGAGAAGGAGATCCTGGATGTCTATCCAGACACACTCTCCGTCATGTCGACACAGCGCGGCATCTTTCATCGCGACCGCAATGACGTCAAGACATCCGATCTCGTTTTCGTGAATATGATCGGTGCTGGCCGAGTCTCCATTGGTACTGTGATGGAAGTAGCCTGGGCCGATGCATGGAACATTCCCATCGTCTATCTGACCGAGAAGGATTCACCTAACGTTCACGATCATGCTATGATGCGTGAGGCTTGTCCGTTCACAGTTCACGATATGGAGGAAGCTATCCTTCTTACTAAGAAAATTCTACTGCCATAGAGAAAAGAGGTAATTTGAAATTCGCGGGAATTATTCCACTCATTGGTGGAATGGATATTGGAACAGCCAAGGCTTTTGATCAAGATCCAGAATATCTTATTTCGTACAAAGCGTTTTGGAATAACGATAAGCACATCGTCAATCACTACCAAAGCACGCTTGGTAAAGACGTTCCGTACTACGTAATAGACAACGGTGATTCTCCGCACACTAAAGTAGACGTTGTTCACAGCACGTGTCCTTGTGCGGGCTTGTCTCAGTTATCCCATGGATACGGTGACAACAATCCCGCAAACGATTGGATGCCGAAAGCAGCTGAGTATGTTCTGGGAACGATTAAACCAGCTGCGTACTTCGGTGAGAACGCTCCAGGACTAGCCGGAAAGATTGGACAGAACGTACGAGCTAACTTAATCAGCATTGGAAAGAAGTATGGATACACAGCTTCTTTCTATCGTACGCGATCACTCCTGCACGGCATCCCTCAAGTCCGGGAGCGTTCGTTCTACTTCTTCTGGAAAGGCGATAAGACTCCGATCTTGAACTACTATAACGAGCCGCATCAGAAGATTGAAGATCTTATAATCAACGTTAAGTCAAACTCCCAGATGGATCCGATCAATCCCAGGACACCTTCTGAGTCAGATCCATACTACCGATTTATTCTGGAAGTGATTCACGGTGGTATCTCACATCGAGAGTTCTCGACGAAAGTTCTTGAACCCTTGAAAGCCCGCGGCAACGATTCGTTGTCATATATCGAGCTTCAGGGTTATAATTACACTCAAGTCGGTGAGTGGATGGCGAAGCAGGGTCTCGAAAGAGAAGTCGCCAAGTGTGCCAAGAGGCAGGCTAAGCTCGACGCCGGCGGAAACTTAATGCGCCGCGGAACTGTTGTTCCCAAGGACTACATCGGTGCGTTTGTCGGTCATTATCCCACTTGCCTGACACACCCAATTCACGATCGCTTCATCACTTATCGTGAAGCTATGTCGATAATGGGACTTCCCGAGAACTTTGAGCTTCTCGATCCAAAGAAATCGGCTAATCACATCTGTCAGAACGTTCCCGTTAAGACGGCACACGACATGGCTGTGGAAGTTCGTGAAGCACTGAATGGAAACAGGCAGTGGGTCACTAAACCGCTAGTGTTTCAATATAATCATACTCAGAAACACGTGTATGAAAAGGAAGCACCTAGAACACTCGAGGACATTTTGCTATGACAACAAAGATTCACATCATTCACGGCGGAGGAAATCACACCGTCTCCGCCCGCGTCGTCGAATCGCTTGAAGACGGTTCTGTATACGTTGGAGATAGAACAGATCTCTTCAATCCGGGAGACTACGCTCATTTTTATGTGTGGGGGAACAGAAAACTCATTATAGAGGAGAAACCCATTGACCAAGATAATTCTGTTTAACGGCCCACCGCGTTCTGGAAAAGACACTGCTGCTCTTAGAGTACAAAAGATCTTCTCATCTATAAGTGCCGATTCTTACGTTGATTTTGATCGGTTTGCAATGCCGCTTAAAGCTGCTTTTGCCGGTGTTGTAGGAGCTGGCATGGATGAATACGGAAACGTAGAACCATATGAAAGCACTAAGGGAGACATCATTCCTGAATTTAACTGTTCATATCGCCAGTGGCAGATCGATTTTTCAGAATCATATATGAAGCTAAAGTATGGCTCGGATATCTTTGCACGACTCTTCGTTCAGCGAAATAGAAACACGAGTGCATCCGCGATCGTTGTTCCGGATTCAGGTTTTATCGAGGAAGCTAAACCAGTTGCAGATGCTTTTGGTTTGGAGAACACTCTTCTGATCAGGTGTCATCGCCCCGGTTACGACTTTACCGGTGATTCTCGGTCATACATCTACGGCGTTTCACCGAACGAGGTGGACGTACACAACGACACGACGATCAATGAGTACTATGAAAAGATCACAATCATCGTCGCTGAGTTCTTAAGGAAGAAAGGATAAAATGGTTGAAATTACAGTACCGATGTCGGAGCTGAGGAAGAATAAGCTCTTCATCGCGACTCCAATGTACGGTGGGATGTGCGCCGGTATGTTCACTAAAGCAATCGCAGACTTGACTGCTCTGTGTGCGGTGAATGGCATCGAGATCATGCTTTATTTTCTCTCGAATGAGTCTCTGATTACTCGAGCCAGAAACTACTGCTGCGATGCGTTTCTGCGATCGGGTGCTACTCACCTGATGTTCATCGATGCAGACATCGGCTTCACTCCGCAGGACGTTGTCGCTCTGATGGCTATGACGGCTGATCCCAATTCTCCATACGATGTCATTGGTGGTCCATATCCTAAGAAGTGCATCTCCTGGGAAAAGATCAAGATGGCCGTTGATCAGGGTAAGGCTGAGTCCGATCCCAACATCTTGGAGAAGTTCGTTGGCGACTACGTCTTCAATCCTAAAGCAGGCACTGGTTCATTCCAGATCAGTGAACCAGCTGAAGTTTTGGAGATCGGTACTGGTTTCATGATGATTCCGCGAAGGACTCTGGAGAAGTTCCTTCAAGCGTATCCGGAGTCTACATATCGACCGGACCACGCCCGCATGGCTGATTTCGATGGGTCTAGGGAGATCGGTATGTACTTCCAAGCCGACGTGGACCCAAAGACAAAACGGTATCTTTCTGAGGACTACTGGTTTACACAGAAGTGTATCGACGCGGGATTGAAAGTGTGGCTCTGTCCGTGGATGTCGATGAACCATGTAGGAACGTACGTGTTCGGTGGTTCACTAGCTGATCTAGCTACGATTGGCGCATCGGCTACTGTCGATCCAGCTCAACTCAAGAAGAAAAAGAATTAACGGAGAAGAAATTTAGATTATGACACAGAAGATTAAGCTATCACCGGAGACGATCGCGATCCTTCGCAACTTCGCTTCGATCAATAAGTCCCTGCTCTTTCGTCAGGGAAACGAGATCTACACCATCTCAGAAGCCAAGAGCATCATGGTTAAGGCTACCATTGCTGAGAGCTTCGAGAGCGACTTTGCGATCTACGACATCAATCGTCTTCTGGCGGTGATGTCGCACTTTGAAGATCCTGAGCTCCTGATCGGTGATAAGTTCATCACCATCGAAGAGGGAAAGAAGCAGCTCAACTATACGTTCGCTGATCCCAGGCACATCAACTCAGTTGATCCCGAGACGTTCAAGAAGCTGATCGCGGTCGTTGAGAAGGGTGAGATCGAGTTTCCCTGGAGCAACGACGTGTTTGCAGACGTCAACAAAGCTCTGCTGATCATGAAGCTTCCTGAGTTTGAGGTCGTGGGTGACGGCGAGACCGTTAAGCTCCGTGCTCTCGATTCTAAGAATCCGACGGGAGATACATACGAAGCTGAGCTCGATACTACAACGGAGGCGTTCACAGCTCTGTTTAAATCGGAGAACATCAAGTTCCTACCACTTGATTATACTGTGAAGTATTCATCTAGAGGAATCGCCCGCTTTGGATCGGAGAACATTACTTACCTCGTGACGACGGAGTCAAAGAAGAAGTGACAGTATTTAAGAAGTACAAGAGAAAGCCGGTTGTCGTTGAGGCGATCCAGTGGACGACTGAGGCGATGAAGTTCGCTGGACTCACGGCGAAGCCGATCCTCGATGAGATCAAGGCTTCAGGTGTCGAAGCTTCCATCAGTCGCGACATCTTCACTCTGGAGTACACGATTCGTATCGAGACTCTGGAAGGTGTGATGACGGCTCACGTAGGCGACTACATCTGTCGAGGTGTCAGGGGAGAGTATTGGCCGGTGAAACCCGATATTTTCGAATATACAAACGAACCCTACACAGGAGACATTCGTTCAGCCGAAGCTCGCCATTCAGAAGGAGAACTATAATGTGCGCAGTTAGCATGGTCTCAGATCGATACACTGATATTTGGAAAGACCGTCCTTATTTTCAACCTTTTCCAACGATTCCCTCTACCCAATTTCCCGAATCGGATCGGATTAGTAAAGAAGATTTCGATGAACTAAAGCGTGAAGTGCTTGAACTTAAGGACTGGATCATTCGCGCTAAACAGTACGACATCGACAACAATGAGCCTGAGTGTGAGCTCGAGGAGAAGACTGCTCTGATCAAGAAGATCGCTGAGCTAGTCGGCGTCGAGATCGATGTGAAATGACGTATGATGAATTGGTTGAGCAGATTGCGATTCTCCATAATGGAGGATCGTGGCCGACTCACTATAAAGAAGAACATCGACTTCATTGGTCTAAGCAAGCGGAAGCTATAATCGATTTAGTTAAAAAGTATCAAAGTCAGGCTCAGTAGAGTAAAATCAACTGAGCCTTTATATTATGGAGTTAGAATGTCTGACGAATATCTTTGGACTGAGAAGTTTAGACCGAATAAGATCGCCGATGTTATTCTGCCGGAAGATCTTAAGAAAGTGTTCCAAACGTACGTAGACCAGAAGAACGTACAGAACCTCCTCTTGACTGGGAACGCCGGCGTTGGTAAGACTACTGTCGCTAAAGCGATGCTTAAGGAGATTGGCTCCGACTACATCGTCGTGAATGGATCGCTCGATCGAAACATCGACACTCTTCGAAATGAGATAACTCAGTTTGCGTCGTCTATCTCGTTCTCCGAGGGACGAAAGTACGTGATCCTAGACGAAGCCGATCACCTGAATCCCAACAGCACTCAGCCGGCTCTTCGCAACTTTATGGAGGAGTTCTCGAACAACTGCGGCTTCATCCTAACGGCGAACTATCCGAATAAGATCATTGAAGCTCTGCAGAGTCGGTGTTCCATCATCGATTTCAAGATCAAGAAGAGTGATATGGCCAAGCTCGCTGTTCAGTTCATGAAGCGAGTGGAAGTGATCCTTGAACAAGAGAGTGTCGAGTACGATAAGAAAGCTCTCGCTGCGGTGATCCAGAAGTGGTTTCCCGACTGGAGACGTATTCTCAACGAACTTCAGCGATACTCAGCGACCGGAAAGATCGATTCGGGAATTCTCGTCAACCTTGAGTCAGTTTCACTAGATGAACTCATTGGCTATATGAAGAAGAAGGAGTATTCCAACGTACGGAAGTGGGTTGCGGAGAACTCCGATACTTCACAGCAAGCGGTGTTTCGTAAGTTCTACGACGCCGCATCTGAGCAGCTCGATCCGAGATTCATTCCCGCTCTGGTTGTGACTCTGGCGAAGTATCAGTACCAGGCTGCTTTCAGTGTAGATCCGGAGATCAACCTCTCGGCTTGTCTGGCTGAGATCATGATCGAGGGATCGGGGATGTGGAAGTAACAGATGGCTGAGAAGGTATCACCGTTTACATGGGTCGACGCGATCACTCAGAAGAAGGGTGATCCTATGGCTGAGTACGGAGAGAAGGAGTATCCAGCGTTTATGGTCAACCGCTCCCTCTCCTACTATCCCGATACGATTCTTCATGCAGCTGAGATCAACCTCTATCAGTATCTTGATCCAAAGCTTCAGTACGACTACTATCGAGAAGCCATTCGTCCTAAGAAGAGGTTTGCTAAGTGGGGAAAGAGGAACTCATCTGAGGACGTTAAGTTCCTGATGGAAGCCTACTCATTTTCCAGAGTAAAAGCTGAGCAAGCGGCGTCTATCCTCACTCCCGAGCAGATCGAGGAGATGCGGGAGTCCAGAAGTCGAGGTGTCGAGAACTAAGTAAAAGCCTAAATACAAAGCCAATATAAAATAAGAAGGCTTTGGTTATGCAGAAGTTGATTGATACGTTTATTGAGATTGAGCCGCTAGATCGCCCGCAGTTCCTGAAAGTCAAGGAAACGCTCACTCGAATTGGTATTTCAAAAGATAAGACGCTCTATCAGTCCTGCCACATCCTACAGAAGCGCGGTCGATACTTCATCACTCACTACAAGGAGATGAGGCTGCTCGATGGCATGGATGCTGGATTCGATGATGAGGATCGAGCACGTCGAAACACGATCGCGGACCTACTTGAGCAATGGGATCTGGTCAAGATCAGGACACCTAAGAACGCTATCTCGGAAAAGATTGAAGGACCCCTTCGGGAGAAGATTAAAGTAATCCACTTCGACGAGAAGAAGGAATGGACACTGTCTCCAAAGTACGCTATCGGAAAGAAGAAGTGATGCGCTGGGTAACTGCTGTACTCATCTTCATTGGACTGATGGTGATTGCTAATAATACCGGACTTCTTCGAATCATCATTCCCTACATATTAGGAAGTTAAAATAAAACCCGGGAAATTTCCCGGGTTTATACGTTTTCGTCTCGAAACGATCCATCCGGAAAGATGATTCGGATCATTCTGCCTCTTTTTCTCGAATACCGAATAGTGTACCACGTACCAGATCTGAGTTGCTCCAGATACTGAGCCGGTGTAGCTATCATCCTCAGAGCTTCGCTGACTATGTCTCGATTTCTCGGTAGATAATCCCGTAAGATCCGAGACTCATCGCCCAGAACAAACGCCCTCTTCGTATGATTGATGGGAGGATGGATTACGATCTTCCAGTGAGGACACACTTCTTTCACGATGAAGTGTGCTTGTTCATCCGAACCTATGCAGTCTCCATGATGAAACTCAGTTGGGAACTGCTTTGAATCCCAGGATATGATCGTCTCAGCGAACGCTACTCTCTGAGCCTTGCTCATTCCGTGTTGGTTTCCAGTGAATCCTATCTTCATCAGTCCACCTCATCTGGAAACGGATGTGTGATCGTAAACGTCCACGTGACTCCGTTGGTATCCAGTTCACGATCTTTAATCAGTCTGACGTTGTATCTGTCTTTATAGAACTTGAAGAGAGTAGCGCAACCCTCTTTGGTCATCGCATGAAGCTTCCATTGTTTTTCTTTCTTCTTTGCCATCATCCCTCCTCATACGAAAAAGGCCGGCTATGCGCCGGCCCTACGAACCACTTGATATTTAAGTGATTAGGCTACAGCTTGAAACCCGTAGTAGGTCTTGTTTCCCTTGCGGGAAGTGACGATGCGGCGATCGTGCTTCTGGCGGATGTACGAGATGTGTGCCGAAACATTGCGAACGCCGAACTTCGAACGGATCTGAGCAACGGTCAGGACCTTGCCCTTCAAGAACTCATTCAGAAGCTTGGTAGTCTTATTGGTCGTCATCGTATAGTGTTCTCCTTGTTATAGATACAGCAACTGCACTGTGGCCAGATTATAACCACAGTGCAGTTGATCTAGAAACTTTTATTTTTACGCGATGTCGATTACTCGGCCGGAAGAATCAACAGCCCGAGCTCGCCTGCCGGGAACTTTTCTAACTTCTTCTCGAAGCCTGACGCTCACGGCGTTGATGTTTGGTACCGATGTTCCAACCGGAGCCCACTGAAGAGTGTTGGGTTCCATGATCTCGATCTTGACTGGATCGAGGTTCGGATGATCGGAGTCTATGTATGAACCGCTCCCAAAGAGTCCATAAAAAGCTCCTCTAAGCATGTCTGACCAGATACTCATGATCATTCTCCTTCTAGATCATACATATACCTTATCATCGGCATTGTACAGGGATGAGTGTTAACTATTTTACGGTTCAAAAAGACTTTCAACGATAAGTTCACGAATGAGTATTTAGGACGTATAATCCCACTGTCTTTATATGGAAGAGGAACGGATGGATAAGAACGAAGCGAGAGGAAAGATTCAGGAACTGAAGAATCAAGCAAAGCTCCTCATCAAGGAAGCTACTGAGATCGCCGATGCTCACGGTATCGAGTTCTTCTTCAGTGTTGCGTATGGCATGGGCGGATCGTATTATCCCGATCCTGCAAGAAAAAGCGAGTGGGAAGGTGATCCCGACGATTACTTGTTTCCATCGAATGAGTATGGAGACGATGGTGGTTTCTGGCGTTCATCGTCGCAGAACTGTTAAAGGAGAACTGAATGACGCTGAGTAAGAAGGAAAAAGCGAAGAAAGATATCAAGAAGATCCTGGCTGAAGTCAACGATCTTCTCGATAAGGCGACTGAGATCGCCGACGAGCATGAAATCTCGTTTGATTTCAAGCCGAGTACGCTGGGCACGTATCACCCTCGTGAGCTGATCTGGCAAGCGTCGGGCGGGTGCGAATGGGAAGCGTCAGATGAATGGGCAGACGCTCATTGGTCTCATGAACACATTGACTGGCAAGCGTCGACTTGCTGATGGAGGAAGAAATGGACGGTATGAGTAAGAAGGAATACGCGCGAAAGAAGTTCGCTGAGATTCGTGGTCAGATTCAGGAACTGATCGACGCGGCTCAGAGGATCGCCGATGAGACTGGTGAAGAGTTCGATTTCGAGCCTCGCAACATCGGTACTTACTACCCGGCCGGTTCGGAAAATCATCCGTACGCAGACGGTGGTGCTTCAGGTGAAGGTGAGTGGTATCCTTCGTCCTGGTCTTCATCTTCGATCTATTGCTGAAGATGAATCAACAACAAGCGCGCAATCGAATCGATGATATCATCGATTCGATCAAAGAAAAATGGAAAGAAGCACAAAAGATCGCCGACGATCATATAGTGCCTTTTGTCTACTCCAGCCCAGACAACCAGCATTCTGGAACTTATTACCCGAAGCGTCCAGATGATTGGGTAGTCTGGGATGATTATGCATATGATCTTCCGGAAGGTTACGAAGAAGATCCAAACAAAAATCATCCGGAACACCATGAATATCATCCATGGAACAACTGCGGAGAATACGAACGTGACTGGAGTCACGGTAACTGGATCAGTTCGTCCGAAAGGTGTTGAGCGTGAGTATTCTAGATGAACTAACGTCTTCTATCGATAATGGGATAGAAGACGTCATGGATCGATATGAAGATAGGCGATTCTTTCAAGCTTCAAAACACGGTGAACACGTTAGCTATCGCAATTTCGAAATCAATGGTGAGAAATTCACCTTGATCCTGGAGAAGTATCAAGATGACTAATGATCCGAAAGCTGAAGCTCAGGCGAAGATCGAGGGAATCCGAGTTGAGCTTCGCGACTACGTTAAGAGGAAGATCTGGGAGATCGAAAAGATCGCCGATGAACACGGCATCATCGTTTCGTTTACTGGACTTCCTCCCTTTGATGAATTTGGAAACTCTGGGTATTATTTTCCGGTTCAATCGGATGGAACACCATGGTATAGTTCTGATGTACGGAACGACTATTGGCCTCTCGAAGGGCATGGTGCCTTAGAAGGTTGGCTATCATCGGATGCGGGTTGCTGACATGCTCATCATCGGTTCTCATGCACTCATCGCTCACGGCGTTCGCCTGGGGAGGATTCCCTCGGATGTAGACGCCATCGCTACGATGGATGAAATCAATGGTTTTCAAGATCGCCTTAGGGAAAAGAAAATCGAGTTTCACACCGATGATTCTCGGTTGCTAAAGATCATCATTCATCTTCACGTGAGAGGTGCCAGGCCGATCGAGTTTGAGGTTGCCGATCCGATCGAGAATCCAACTGGATGGGAACTGAAAAGAACAGACCGAGCGCTATTTACAGAGTTTAACAAAAAGTTTCTAGATGATCTGTTCGGCGTCGTTCACTTTGCTGATCCGAACGTTGTTCTAGCACTGAAGTTGTCTCACCGCTATCTGAAGAACAATCCACACTTCAGGAAGACGATGGACGACATCCTGGCTCTGAGGGGACTTGGTTACAGCGTACCCCCAGTGCTTCAGGACTGGTTCAAGAGACGTGAGAAGGCAACGTACTATTATAAGCACCCGTCTCTTGAACGGAACAAGGAGCAGTTCTTCTCAGGTGATGGAGTCGAGTACAAGTATGAGCACGACGACATACACGCGGCTTTAGCCACGCTTCCAGATCCGGATTGGCCGTTTTGCATGGACGAAGATATGCAAAAAACTTCTCCGGCGTACAAGTATTTTCAAGCCGACGGCGCAGAAGTTAAAACCGATAAGAAGAAGTTCTTTGAACTTCCGATTCACGTCAAGCTCCTCTCAGTTCTCGAAGAGTCCTACGTTCTCGCTCTGGAGCGCAGCCAGATTCCGTGCAACTTCGAGATCGCACCGAGGACTTCGTTCCTGATCGCTCTGGAGAAGGTATGCACTTCGATCACCTCCGGATGGTGGAGGGAGTATGCCTGGGAACACTACTACCAAGTTCTGGCTATGTACAACGACGACTACGTAGCCCGCTTCATCAAAGCAGAAGCGGAAGGTCGAGTTCGTCTTTATCAAGGAAACAAGGAATTAGCATCATGAACACCGAAGTGATCGCAGTTTTAATCGTTGTTAGCGTTGTAACAGCTCTTGCAAAGCACGGCTTAATCGACGACAAGAATCTGTCGCAGGAAGAAGCTAACGCAGTATTCGATTCGATCTCCAAGGACATCGTGGCGATCTTGAGTGAGTAAAATGAAAACACTTGCAATCGGCGACGTTCATGGGTGCCTTGATCAACTCAAGGCGCTCATAGCAGCCTATGAAAAGAACTTTCCGGGTGAGGAGACTCGCTACGTCTTCATCGGCGACTACATCGACCGCGGTCCGGACTCAAAGGGAGTGCTCGACTTCTCTCGTCGTATGAAGGAGAAGGGAGAGACCATTCGCCTGATGGGTAACCATGAGAAGATGCTCTGGGAAGCGTACTTCGGTGATACTCACTCTCAGTACCAGTGGACGGCGTCGTATGGTGATACGATGGACTCGTTCGGAGTTCAGGAGATCTACGACATCCCTCGTTCCTACATCGAGGAGATGATGAATCTTCCGTACTTCTTCAACGATGGACTCAGGACGTTTGTCCACGCCGGCATCCAACGGAGCCTTCGTCTCTCGATGGATACCCAGAACAAGGACTACATGGTCTGGGCTCGCGATGAGTTCATGATGGATATGCGTCCAAACGGTGGATTCGTCGTTCACGGTCACACACCGCTAAGGAGCGATTGGCCGGATCTTCATCACAATCGTCTCAATCTCGACACCGCTTGTGTGTTCGGTGGTGTCCTGACTGGTGCTGTCTTCAACGACGTCGACAACAAGCCCACTCACTTCATCAATCATCATGGGCTTGTTGTAGAAGTCTCGAATAAGCTTACACTACGGGATCTACTTCAGAACAATGCGTGACAAGAAGACTATCTTTAAGATTAAGCACGGCTCGCACCTCTACGGAACGAACACTGAAACGTCTGATCTCGATCTGAAGGAAGTTCACCTTCCCTCGGGTCGAGACATCGTTCTGCAGCGTGCCAAGAAAGCGTACGACAACTCAAAACCCAAGGAGCACGGTGCAAAGAACACCGCGGACGATGTAGACATCCAGAGCTTCTCAGTCCATAAGCTCTGTGAGATGTTGTTCTCCGGCGACATCATTGGGATGGAGATGATCTACGCTCCTCCTCAGAACATCATCTTCAAGGACCCTCTCTACGACATCATTCTAGATAACAAGAACATCTTCCTATCGAGGAAAGTTGATGGTTATGTAGGATACTGCAGACAGCAGGCGAATAAGTATGGAATCCGTGGTTCCCGTGTCGCGGCTGTCAGGGAAGTGCTTGAAGTTCTTGAATACTATGAGAATATCTCTCCAAAGGAAAAGCTTGGAGAACTCTACGGTGTGCTCCAGAATTTAGCCGATAGCGTAGAGCACTGCTCGATCGAGAGCATTCCAAACGGTGCACACGGCACACACATGCTTCACTTCGTCTGCTGCGATAGGAAAGTACCCTACACCATCACGATCGAGAACGCTTGTAAAATCTACCGACGAGTCTACAATGAATACGGTGATCGAGCAAAGCAAGCTGAGACGAATCAGGGAATCGACTGGAAAGCCCTGTCGCACGCCATCCGCGTAGGTGAGCAGGCGATCGAGCTTCTCAGCACGAATCAAATCACATTTCCCAGACCAAACGCCGATCGTCTCTTGAGTATCAAGCGCGGTGAAGTTCCGTATAAAGCGATAGCCGATGAACTTGATAAATTATTAACGGATGTTGAAGAAGCGAGCACTCAATCTTCGCTCCCTGAGAGAGCGGACGTGAGTAAGATCGAGGAACTGATCGTGGAACTCTATCGTCAACAAGTAATTGGAGATTAAAAGAATTCTCATATACGATGTATAGTTTAATATCTGAGTCAGACTAAGGATGTAGGAGGCGGTCACTTGAAGCACAGAGTAAAATTTACAATCAAGAACGTTGACGAGAGTGATCCAAACTTCAAACTCATAGATGAGCGATCGAAGAAGTTCAAGACGTTCAGCGGCGCGATGTCGTTCGTTCGTGAACTCAAAGTTCGTCTATCGGGTAAAGAAATCCTGATTGGAACTCCGATGATCGAGGAATCGAAATGAATTTTGAGTGTAAGTATGGAATCGACGACGTCTTCTACTGCCCGCGCTCATATGAACGAGTGCGTGTAGTTCAAAAAGAAATCGACGGTAAAGTCTGGGAGAGACAGGAAAGTTATTTCTCTCCGGAAGTCAAGATAAGACGTATAGTCGGTATTGAAGCTTCAGTGAACAGTCGCGGTGAAGTCTCAGCCTGCTATCGCTGTGAGACGAAGAGAGATCCAGCGGATGCGTGGGAAGAGGGAAGTTATTTCAGAACTTTCACTGATGATGAACTCGATCGCGCCTACGACAACTATGAACAAGCTATCGAGAAAGCCACGGAATACGCTATTCATAAGAAACGGGAGTACTTTGGGTGATAAATACAAAGTACATGGAGGAGTCACATAAACGATGTCTGGATTGTTAGCTCGAATAACGGCGTTTTTCGCTAGTTCTGCTATTAAATATTGGCTTATTGGAATCGGTGCTGTAGCGATTGTAGGCACAGTCGGCTGGATGTATTGGTCCGTCACACACACCGCAGCTGAGAACGCTCGACTCACTGCTGAAGTAGCTGCCAAGCAGCGCGTTATAGAAGAGCAGGATGAGACTATCGCTCACCAGAAAGCACTCATGAAGCTTCAGCAAGCGGCTTCTAAGGAGCTCGATGATGATATATCAGTTCTCAGCGATCAGGAACACTCGATCAACGAATGGCTGCAGTCGCCGGATGTTCTAAAGCACGATCGACCCTCTTCGCTTATTCTTAAGAAGACCATTGAGAAACTAGGAGCTAAGTGATGATGAAGCGTATTATAACCGCAGCGGCACTTGTATTCTTGGCACTTCCGCTTGCCAACTGTCAGACTACAAACCAAGAATCTCCAACGCGAACGGTTGTAGTAGCTCCTCCCGTCAATCTCTATAAATGCCCGCTTCCCGAGAAGCCGAACACTGAGACTCTGACGGATTCACAGACCGCTGATTATCTCAATCGCTTGTACAAAGCTAGAGCCACGTGCGGTGCTTCCCTGAACTCAATCAAGCGCTATTCGAACCGCGCTGTAAAGGAGGTTGAGAATGCCCCGCACGCTAGATGATTTTGACGTTATTCCAGAGGAACGCATCAGGAGCATGGCCGCGACTTCTGGATTGAGCGGGAGGAACTCATTCGCGAGACTCCTGAAGATCGCCGATGAATGGAGGGAAGCCGGATGTACTCCAGTATTCATCATTGCCGATGATCGAGAAGAGGACATGGTCATCGGATGCGTAGCTGAGGAAACGTTTGGTCGTTATTTAAATTGAATTTAGCTATTTACATCGGCATCTGATCCGGATATAAATACAGTGCGGGCCGTGGAAAGCACGGCAAAAAAATGGAAACTATACTGTTTCGCCAACAAAGAGGTACGTCGATGTAAAAAACGGGTACATGCTTAATTGGGCAAACATTTTAAGCAGATAAAGGGGAATCGAAAGGTTCTCCTTTTTTCTTATCTGTGGTACTATCTTTCTAGAGACTACGGCTTTTCCGGTCTCGATTTCACATAAAAATCATTAGGATTTGATGACCAATCACTTCTATACGTCCGCGCACTGTCGCGGTGACACCATCTACGTTCGTGGATATTCAAATGGTAAACCGTTTAAAGAAACCGTTGAGTACCAACCATATCTCTTCGCCAGAGATCCGGTAGGTGAGTTCAGAACACTCGATGGTGAATCGGTATCAAAGATTCACTTCGACTCAATCAAAGACGCAAAGAACTTTGTCAAAGAGTATGAGCAGAGTCTAGCGCTTAAGATCTCGAACGCACCCGATCCTGAACCCTTCTTTGGTCTGACGAACTTCCTCTATACGTATCTGAACGATGAGTTCTATGGAGAGATCAAGTACGATCCGACTCAGATAGCGCGCGTGTCTGTCGACATCGAGACGATGTCGGATTCTGGATTTCCCGATCCGAAGATCGCCGACAAGGAGATCACGGCTGTAACTCTATCGCATCGTCAGAATGGTCAGACTAAGCGTCTGATGTTTGGCACTAAAGCCTATCGTCCTAAGCTTCCCGGCGTTGCGTTCTGTCTATGTGAAAATGAGCGAGAGCTGATCATAAAGCTTCTCGAATGCTGGAATGATCCCGAGTGGACTCCGGACATCTTGACTGGTTGGTTCGTAGAGGGATTTGATATTCCTTATCTCTTGAACCGCACCAAGAACGTTCTGGGAGATTCCTACATTAAGATGTGGAGTCCATGGCGAATCGTTCAGGATCGAGACATCGTTCGCGGTAAGTCTCAGGCTCGAGGCGGTACGAATATAGCTAACCGAATCGATCACGTGTATGAGCTCTATGGAATCACAGTTCTAGACTACATGGAGTTGTACAAGAAGTTCTCATTCAAAAATCACGAGTCGTATAAGCTCGATCACATCGCCTTCGTCGAGCTCGGTGAGAGAAAGCTGGACTATTCGGAGTACGGTTCACTTCATAACTTCTATGAGAAGAACTATGAAGGCTATATGGACTACAACCTCGATGATACGATCAAGATCGATAAGCTCGATGATAAACTGAAGCTCATCGATCTCGTCTTAGCCATGGCGTACTCAGCTAAGATCACGTATCAAGATACGATGACGACCACGCGCCCCTGGGACGTTCTGATCCACAACTTCCTTCTAGAACAAAAGATCGTCGTTCCCCAGCAGGGAAGCGTGATCAACCGTCAGATCATGGGTGGATACGTTAAGGACACGGTTCCCGGGATGTATAAGTGGGTCGTGTCGTTTGACTTGAACTCACTGTACCCACACATCATCATGCAGTACAACATCTCTCCCGAGATGGTGGAGAAAGTCATATCCGGATGGGACTGCACCAAGATCGTCAATGGGATTCCGGTTATGGATCTCGATATGTTCCTGCTCAAGTGTAGTGAATACAACAATGAGCTTGCACGGAAGGATGTGACTACATCTGGAATAGGTGTCTTCTTTAAGAAGGACGGTGTTGGATTTATTCCGACCATCATGAAGAAGTTCTACGATGGACGCGTTGTCTATAAGAAGATGATGCTTGAGGCTCAGCGGAGGTTCGAAGAGACCAAATCGCCGGAGGATGAGAAGGAGATCGCTAGGTGCTACAATATGCAGATGGCCATGAAGCTCTTCCTGAACTCTGGTTACGGTGCACTGGCTAACCAATTCTTCCGTTGGTTTGATCCTGATCTGGCTGAGTCTGTCACGTCTTCTGGTCAGATCACCACGATGTGGATCGAGAGAAAGATCAATGAGCTGATGAATAAGCTGCTCAAGACTACCGACCTCGACTACGTCATCGCGGCTGACACTGACTCCATCTACATCAACTTCGAACCTCTAGTGAAAGCGGTTGGTCTTGAGAACGCGCCGCATGAGAAAGTAATTGATTTCCTTGACGTCTCATGCAAGAGTAAGTTTGAACCCTACATCGAGAAGTCGTTTGAGGAACTTCAAAAGATAGTCAACGCTCCTTTCCAGAAGATGAAGATGAAACGTGAGATCATCGCCGATAAAGCGGTCTTCTCAGCTAAGAAGATGTACATCTTGAATGTCTGGGATTCTGAGGGTGTTCGATACAAGGAACCGAAGCTCAAGATGAAGGGTGTTCAGGCAGTTCGCTCATCGACACCGATGGTAGTTCGAGACAAGATTAAGAACATCTACTCAATCATCATGAATAAAGATGAAGGGGAACTGCAGGACTTCGTTGAAAAGTTCCGTGAAGAGTTCCATACACTTCCCTTTACGGATATTGCTTTTCCTCGCGGCTGTAACAATATGGCTAAGTTTGAAGACGCTGCATCCATATATAGAACGGGCACACCGATTCAAGTGAAGGGTTCCCTGATCTACAATCACCTGATCAAGGAGATGGGATTAGAGAATAAGTACGAACTGATTAAGGAGGGAAGTAAGATTAAGTTTGCGTACTTAAAGACACCAAATCACATTCATCAGAGTGTGATCGCGGTGAACGACGTACTTCCGCCTGAGTTTGGATTGGATGATTACATTGACTATGAGACACAATTCATTAAGACGTTCCAAGATCCGATCAGTAAGATCACCGACATCGTCGGTTGGAAGACTGAGGCGGGTAGTGGAACTCTCCTTGATCTTCTCTAGAATAGGATAAAACAATGTTAGCATTTTTACTCGTACTAGCCACACTCTTCTCTACACCGGCTTTTTCTGAATCTCGATGTGTCGTGGCTTCATATTACAGTGAGGGAAAGAGAACAGCTAATGGCGAGAGATACAATCCAAACGGATTCACAGCAGCACACCGAACACTCCCGTTTGGAACGCGCCTGCACGTTACTAACCCACGCACAGGAAGATCTGTTACTGTACGGATCAACGATCGAGGTCCGTTCATTAGAGGACGGTCGCTGGATCTATCGAAGGGTGCCGCCAGAGCGATTGGTCTCACTCACACTGGAGTAGGAAGGGTTTGTTATACGCGATGAGTAGAAACTTAGTAGAATATCCAATCACTATTGATGAAGTATGGGAGACGATGCAAGAAGTACGTCGTTTGTATTATGATCATAATAAAAGTGCCGTTGGCGGTCAGCAAGAGTACATCTTAGCGCGTATAAATGATTTAATCGATGAGAGATTTACGCCTGAAGATTTTCGTATTTGGAAGTAATTTAGCGGGCAGGCACGGAGCGGGTGCTGCTAAATACGCTAGACAGCATTGTGGAGCTGTGTACGGACAAGGCGTGGGACGTCAGGGAAACTCCTACGCTATTCCTACAAAAGATGAATTCATCAGAACACTTCCTCTCGATAGGATCAAGGTCTACGTCGACGAATTCTTACGTTATGCAAATGAGAATCCCACGGAGCTCTTTGAACTAACGCCGATAGGAACTGGTTTAGCCGGCTACAAACCTCAGGACATAGCGCCGATGTTTGAGTCAGCACCTGAAAACGTTGAACTACCCGGGAGCTTTACAGAATGCCTAAAGACGAAGTCTTCGAGACGGACTTTGATTTCGGTTTTAGCACAGTCAGCGAATCTGAGCTAAAAGCCTACGAACACACACTTCAGCAGACGGTCACACAGACAGCTGAACTCCACGCAGAAGCGGAGGAGCGCTTCGATCGTCTCTACAAGATGATCATGCCTCTGCTTATAAATCTTAAAGCCGACCCAGAAAAAGCATACATACTGTGGCCGGATCGCGTCAAGAAGATAGACGCATTCATCAAGAAAATACAAGCGATAAAGGAAACACAATGATTCACCGCCTTACGTTAATAATCGCACTCATCCTCTCGTGCGTATCCGCGTACTTCAGCATCATAGGTATGACGGCTATCTTCGCTGCTTCAGCTGCATCTGTAGCTGTTATGGCAGGTGCACTCGAACTCTGTAAAATCATTGGTGTCTCGTGGCTTTATAGAAACTGGAAATCAACTTCATTAGCGATTAAGTCGTATCTCTCCGGTGCTATCATCGTTCTGATCCTCATCAACTCACTGGGTGTGTTTGGTTATCTGAGCAAAGCACACATCGAGCAGGGAGTGCACATCTCAAGCACAGTCGGTGTTGAGAGTGAGATCCTGAACTTTAAGATCAATGAGAAGAAGCGTGCACTGGAAACCGCGACGAAGAACATCCAGAACTATGATAGTCAATCTGAAAAACTCTCATCACAGAGCTTGGATAAAAACGGTAAGCTTAAAAGTAAAGAGCTGGCTGAAGTGAGGATTCAGCAGCAGAAAGCCACTGCTGAGCGCGACTTGATCGCCACTGATCTGACCACACTCTTGAGTAAGAAAGCGCGGGTAGATGCTAATGAGGCTAAGCTCGAGGCTGAAGTCGGTCCTCTTAAATACATCGCCGAGGCGGTCTATGGAAGCTCAGGTGCGGAATCAGTTGATAAAGCCGTTCGCTGGGTGATCATGGTCATCGTCATGGTATTCGATCCCTTGGCCATCTGTCTGCTTATCGCGGCTAACGATGGATTCATTCGAGAGAAGCAGCTCATGAACGTCAGGGAAGATGGAATCGTGGAAGTATCCCACGACGATATCAGAGAAATGTAGAAGGAGAATTTATATTATGGAAGATGAATTTAATCCGGAGAAATTTGCATACACGTTGAATACAATCGGTACGTGGTTGAGTATGGTCAATCAGATGTTTGATCAAGACATTTATACATCACCATCGTGCGTATACTTCAGTCACTTTTCACAAAAGCTGATGGACCTGCAAGTCTCTCTCATAGCAATGAACGCATACTACGCACATCTATACGAAACATATAAGGAAGAGAATACGAATGGCTAAGAAAGAAAAAGCAGCACAAGTCACACCGGAGAAGAAGCTATCACTCAAGGAGCGCATCCTCAAGAACTCAACGATCAAGGAGACAGCTCTCGTCTCAGAATCAAAGCTCTTTAAGGAGAAGGACGTTGTCTCAACTCCAGTTCCGATGGTCAACGTAGCTTTGTCTGGAAAAGTCGATGGTGGTATGGGTCCAGGTGTCCTGATGCTAGCCGGTCCTTCCAAGCACTTTAAGACGGGCTATGGCCTGCTCATCATCTCATCGTTTCTGAAGAAGTATCCTGACGGTACTGTTTTGTTCTATGACTCGGAGTTTGGTTCACCGGAATCCTACTTCCATTCATATGGAATCCCGACCGATAACGTCGTTCACTCGCCCGTGACTGACATCGAGATGCTCAAACACGACATCATGGTCCAGCTCAAGGAACTGTCGAGAGAGGACAACATCTTGATCTTCATCGACTCAGTTGGTAACCTTGCGTCAGTCAAGGAGATCAACGACACACTCGAGGGCAAGCAAGTCGCTGACATGACGCGCGCTAAGTCGCTTAAGTCTCTATGGCGTATGGTTACACCTCACCTGACTATCAAGAACATTCCCCTGGTAGCGATCAATCACACATATAAGACTCAGGAGATGTACTCTAAGGATGTAGTCTCGGGCGGTACTGGAGGCATCTACAACTCGGAGAACATCTGGATCATCGGTCGTCAGCAGGATAAGACTGATAAGGAAGGACTTCTGGGTTATCACTTCGTCATCAAAGTCGAGAAGTCGCGCTACGTGCGTGAGGGATCAAAGATTCCGATCACTGTCTCATTTGGTTCTGGCATCGATCAGTGGTCGGGTCTCTGGGAGCTCGCAGAGGAGTTCGGCATCATCAAACCGAGTAAGATCCAGGGTAAGATGCAGGGATACGTTACGATCGGCGACGCACTCGATGAACCGATCAAGAAAGACGCACTGATCACATCGAAGAACTTCTATCAGTCTCTACTTCAGGACAAAGCGTTTGTCGACTTCATCGAGAAGAAGTACCTTCTGGAGAGTGATAGGCCCATGTTCGATGAGGGCGACGTTATCGACAGTGAGACTGGTGAAGTTCTAGAGGAGGCTTAAACTGATTTAATAGGTTGCTGCAGGATGTTATAATTGATTTTTACTGACTAAAGAGGAATAATGAATATAGAACGTTTGATCCTGCAGAACCTACTCCACTCAACTGAATACTGGCGTAAAGTAATACCATTCATCAGGCCTGAATACTTCATAGACCAATCCGAGCGGTTGGTCTTTGAACTAATCAAGGACTACACCGATAAGTATCACAGCGTTCCGACTCTAGATGCACTGAACATCGAAGTCGAGTCCAACGCCGGAGCTAATGAAGATCTCTACAAGTGCTCGGAGACGCTCGTCACGGAGCTTACACCGCCACAGGATCAGACCGACGTTGATTGGCTCGTTGATCGAACTGAGGAGTTCTGTCAAGATCAGGCAATTCAAAATGGAATCCGAGCTTCTATCAAGATCTTAGACGGTCAGGATAAAGTTCACGATAAGGGTCACATCGTCAAGATCATGTCGGATGCTCTGGCCGTCTCATTCGACACGAGCATCGGACACGACTTCATCGAAGATTGGGGACAGCGGTTTGACTTCTATCACCGAGTAGAAGCGAGGATTCCATTCGACATCGAGTTTTTCAATACGATCACGAGGGGAGGCATCTATAGAAAGACACTGACAGTTCTTCTTGGAGGAACCGGTGTCGGTAAGTCTCTCGTCATGTGTCATATGGCGTCGGCTAACCTAGCGGCTGGTCTCAATGTTCTGTACATCACGAACGAACTCTCAGAGGAGATGGTTGCTCAGCGAATCGACGCTAACCTTCTCGACGTTACGATCGATGAACTCGAGACTCTTCCCAGGAACACATACGAAGCGAGGATCGAGAAGCTTAAAGCGAAGACTAAGGGAAAGCTCATCATCAAGGAGTATCCGACGTCCTCTGCTGGAGCTGCTAACTTCAGGCACCTGCTCAATGAACTTCGGATCAAGAAGAACTTCAAACCGGATATCATCTACATCGACTATCTGAACATCTGTATATCCTCTCGGATAAAGATGGGAGGTTCTGTAAACTCCTATACATATGTTAAGGCTATAGCGGAGGAGATTCGCGGACTGGCAGTGGAGTTCAACGTTCCGATCGTCACGGCTACTCAGATGAACAGAGAGGGCTTCACTAACTCAGATCCAGGACTCGAGCACACTTCTGAATCCTTTGGTCTGCCGGCCACTGCGGATCTTATGTTGGCTATGACTACGAACGAGCAGCTCGCGTCTCAGAACCAGCTTCTGATCAAGCAGCTTAAGAATCGATATCGCGATGAGAACATCGACAAGAGATTCTTAATTGGAATCGATAAACCAAAGATGAGGTTGTTCGATCTCGATCCTCAAGCTCAGAAGGACATCGCTTCTGACCCAGCACCTAGACCAGCGAACTTCTCCAAAGCGAAGGGATTCGGTGATATGTCAAGATTCTCGGATATCTCATAGATGTATGAAGATCTTATTTACTTCCGCCACGAATCCGTTGATGGATTAGTTGGATGGCATTGGATCAAGACCGACAACGGTGCTTGGTCAGGTCCTAAGACCGACTGGGAACAGCACCACTCTAAGAAGTGGTTCACACACGTGAAGACATGGGACTATTGTGTTCAAGCGGGAGGAAACCAAGGTATGTATCCTCGTCTTCTCTCGTGTAAATTCAAGAGAGTCTTCACGTTTGAACCCGATCCCCTGAACTTCCATTGTCTAGTCAAGAATTGTCAGAACGACAACATCGTCAAGCTCAACGCAGGTCTAGGAGACAAACACGGCCTCTTAGACGTAACCCGTCACTCGATGGTGAATACGGGAATGCATAAAGTTGGAGCCGGAAGTTCCATTCCTACGATGTTGATCGACGACTTAGAACTTCCCTCCTGCGGGCTGATCGCCCTAGATATCGAGGGATACGAACGGTTTGCTCTACGTGGAGCGGTAAAGACTATCGAGAAGTGTCGTCCCGTGATCGTAGCCGAGATGCCTGGAACTGAAGTCAAAGAACTGCTCAAAGAACTCGGTTATCGAGAGGACGTGAAGTCGGTTTCAGACCAGATCTTTGTTCCTATTTGATATCTTCGTGAATCATAATATGCCATTTAAGTGGCACGAAGTTGACAAACCCACGGTCTTCCGTGGGTTTTCTTTTGCCCTAAATAAGAGGAATACGGCAGTTCCGGCTACGGCGAACACTGCTGGCTATCACTGATCAAGCCCACGGGAAACTCAGAATGAAACGCGACAACGCGATTGAATCAGCCATAAACTATATTGATAGCCAGCAGCTCCCTATCGAAGAGTCGCGCTCGTCTCAGAAGATCGATTATCTCCTGAGATTAGGACTAGCCAAGGAGCAGGGAAAGCTCAATCTCTATAAGCGAGTCCTGGCTAATCCAGTAGACGGCGTTAATAATCAGATCACAAGAAAATACACAGCCGAGATCCTGAACACTCTCCTAGATGTTTTCTTCAATGATACGGTGATCTGGAATCGCTTTAAGACCATCCTGACCCGCAATCGATCAAAATCCCTGAAGTCCCTTCGTGAGGACATCTCAGAAGATGGAATGCGCGCCCTGATCAAGAAATCAAACGAATACGAGATTCCACTAGACACGATCTTTGAAGTCTATTCACGCGGCGCTGAACTCGGTGATGAGTCAGACGGCTTCAATCGCGTGAACTCATTCATCGCCGGCGGACGTGCTAGAAAGCTGGACGCCGATCTATTAGGTGAGACTGTCATTGTAGAACCACAACCAAAAGACAACACCCTCTCGGTGGTGAAGAGAATCTTAGAATCAAGGAGATCATAATGCCCGATTTGGATCTATTAAAAGCAGCGCTGCTCATCCTTGAAGGTAAGAAGCCTGAAAAGAAAGATAAGAAAGACGACGACATCGAGATCGACGTTAAGACTAAGGATGGGAAAGTGACTAAGCTTCACACCAAGGACGGTGATGGAGATGGTAAAGTTCTGGATGGTAGTAAAGCTGAGCAGAAAGTTCCATCAAAGGACAAGAAGAAGGATGACTCAAAATCGGACGATGGGGATTCCGATAAGGCTTCTTCAAAGAAATCAGATGATTCGGATGAATCCGGCAATGATTCCAAACCAAAAAAGAAGAGTGATTCTCCAGTAAAAGACGATTCGAACGACGATGGAGCTGAAGAGAAAGAAGTTCCAGACGACTCGAGCGATGATGATTCGAAATCAGATGACGAAGATTCCGACGATTCTAAAGATTCCGATGATGAACTCGATAAGTCGAAGGATGGAGACGGTTCGGATCAGAAGTCGGACTCAGAGAAAGAAGATGAAGTCGATGGATCGGAGAAGACTAAGATCAACCTGAAACCCAAGATTAAAGACGAGGAGCCGGGCGAGATGCCGGTTTCTGAGGAGCAGAAGAAGCTCGTCGAGAACATCGAGCGTGCGAAAACCGCTTACTTCACAGGTGATGTATCTTCATTGACGGGTCGCGCTATCGTTCAAGCGAATGAGAGGCGTGCTCTACAGCTCGAACACGATCTGGCGATCTCGGTGTTTAACTCAAATGAGTGGATCGTTGAGCATGATGAATTAGGTATCGGTCAGATTCTAGAAGCTAAGACTAGCGACACATCGTTCATTGCAGAACTAACTGTCATGTTTGAAGATACTGTTGCTTTAGTTCAGTATGATCTTCAAGAAATTTCAGCGAAAGTGCTCGACGAAAAGCACATCGGCTTTAAGAAGCTGGAGAAGAAGCTCTCTCATGAGAAGGGAGTCTATAATCCAGCTGGTTTAGCGGCTGCAATCGGTCGTAAGAAGTATGGTGCTAAGAAATTCAAGCAGATGTCTGAAGAGATAGATGTGAATGAAGCTTCAGTTAAGAAGATCGATCGATATCTCGACAAAGCAGACCTCGATTACGCACACAGGCTTTATACAAATCCAAGCGATGAAGATCTTCCGGCGTGGAAACGTAAACAGAAGAATCGCACGAAAGGAATGAATTTAGCCATCGATAAGTTAGGTGGCGGTCATCGTCCTCGTGTTTTTGCTAAAGAAGACGTTAGTGAGGCTTTTGCTCAGGCCGGAACTAATGCACTTCAGATAGCCAAGCATCATGAATCTATGCAAGCACACCACGAGGAGATGACTGCTCATCATGAAAATGATGAGAATTATGGCCTAGCTAAGAAGCACGATATGGCTGCTCATCTTCACGGACGCGCAGCGGATTCTTACCGAGAGGCAGCCAGAGCATTCCGCTTAGGAGCCGACGATCGAGGTGATTATCATCTAGATAATGCCGAGCGCCATGCCAACTCAGCCGATCAACACGAAGCTGAGCACAACATCCGTCCGAGTGCCTCATAATCACAGCTAGATAAATAAGAAAAAGGAGAAACTTTCAAATGTCATTATTTGGCTCAATTGATCAGGCTAACAACTCGCCGAAGTACGGAGCACAAAACCTCTCGATTGGATCGGGTCCAACGGCACAAGTAGCTAATACAACCGCTCTCTATCAGAACACGACTTCAGGAGCGTTCATCACTCACCAAGCAGATGGTGTATTTGGTGTTGCCGAGGAGCACCTGGCGAACACTGGTGGAGAAGCTAAGAAAGTCAATCATACTGGTTGGAATCTACGTGTGGCTGGAACGGGCGGCGTATCCTCAGTCGACATATCACTGGGAGGTGATGGCTACTCCAACACTGACTTGGTCGAAGTATCGGGTGGAACTGTAAACGCTGCTGGAACGATCGTCACCAACGCAACTGGTGGAATCACATCGGTCACTATCACGAGCCAAGGTGAGGGATTCGTCAGTGCAGGAACTGTTACTGTCACCAACTCAACGGCCGGTGCATCCGCTGGATCAAACGCTGCATTCACCGTGAACTTGGGTGGACGCGCGGGACGAGTTTCATATGAGACTCTCGTAGCCGGCGGAATCAACACACCTACTAATACGACCGTCTTCCCAGTCTAAGGATTGAGAAGTGGCTGGAGAGGAAAAGACAACTAGGAATCTACCGATCAAGACGTCTGCAAAGGCGTCTGATCGCGTTGTGTTCGTTTCAAACGCCGCTTCAGACACATCTAACACGGCTACGATCGCCATCTCCGATCTGTTTCTAAACACCGATAACGTTGCTGCTAATCTAGTCAGTCTTCGCGTGGTTTCCCCTCTGGGAACACCCGCTAACTCAGCAGCACTGAACGTTGATTCAGGTGTCATTTGGTCGGATGGAACGTATCTATACTATACGACTTCAAACAATCACGTAAAGAGGGTGTTGGGAAGCGACTTTTAATAATGAATGAAGTTTTAAATGATGAGAATTTCGTACTCTTTACGTCGAAGAAGTACTTAAACACACAGTGCACTACAGATACGGAATTTTTTGAAGATCTATCTCGAATTAAGTACATCAAGAAGCTGCTGACTAGGTACGTTGAAACCGGTGAGCTTAAGGAGAGACTGATACTCAATCACCTGATAGTTCTTAATAATGTATTTGGATATGAGTACCTAGCGCGGATTCTCTATCTCAAGATGGAGAATCAATTCAATATGATTAAGCCGTTTTTGGTTCTACTGAATATTATGCCGGATGAAATCGAGGACGTAAGAAAAAAAGGTGTGTTGGATCTGACTGGAATTCAGATGGATCCAGTGATCGTTGAAAAACTTCGGGGGATATGATGATCAGCGAGAAGTTCTTTGGTAAGAAAGACGAGTTTAAAGAGATGCACCGCACTCTCCAGAAGCACGGCTACACTACCAGCGATTATAAGACATACACACACAGCTCAGGCGCCAAGACCCACCTACGCACTCATTCTCTAAGCCGCAGTCCCGAGACTGGAAGGATGGAAGTTACGTCTACACCGGTGGCTGCTCATTCACATTCAAAGGAGCGCTTTATCAGCGCTAAAGCTTTAGACAAGCACTTGAAGCACTATCACAGCATCAAAGAAGACGCGCCGACGAACAGCATGGGAGCATCGAGCTCTACCTCTGGTCCCATCAACACGTACGACCCACTCTTAAAGACTAGAAAGAAGAAAATCATCAACGACGTTATTCGAAGGGTGGGGAAAACCGATGGCGGCAAACAGTGAAGTAGCAGTTCAACTCGCTGTTCTTCAACTCAAGTACGATCTATTAGAAGAGAAGGTCGAAGAGCTGGAGAAGAAGAGCGAGAAAGTCTCAAAAATGGCTGACAGATGGAAGGGCGGAGGAGCCGCTCTTATCGCACTCGGATCTCTAGCTGGATTTGTCTTTACTTACTATGATAAATTCAAGGGTTTTTTCGTAAAACTAGGAGCATCGTAAATGTTGCATGAAAAGATCATCGGCGTCCTCAGGGACTTGACAATCATCCTCGGCATCCTCTTCATTAGCTTCACCGTAACATCGACGTATGTGAATAGACCTAAGTCGTCATCTCTTGCTACGGAAGTCGATTACCCGGCTTGCAAAGGAAACTATCAGATGATCAATCCGATTATCCCATTAGATAATATAACAATAAGCAAACAATAAAGGTACCAAATCCTTTACAAAACGGTTCGGGAACGATAGATTCTCGCTGAGTCCATCCCGTTCAGTGGTAACACTACCAAAAACATGGTGTGAAATAAGTTTACATTGGTGCATCTGAACAGTATTTTCAAGAACATAAATTCCTTGGAGAGAAAACGATGTATGATTATCGAGTAATTCGAGACACTCACACTGGTTACTTGGAAGACAGAATCAACTCCTTGGTAGACGAGGGTTATGAGTTCGTTAGCCTTGCGGCTTCCGATAGTTCGATGATCATCGTTATGAGGCGGAAGAGGGTCGTTCACTGATGTCAAAAGACTATAAGATCATCATGGCTGATCACGGTATCTCCGGTACCGACGCAGTCAATAAGTTCACGACGAACAATCCGGGATGGACTCTGTACCACGTTGTACCGTCAGATAAACCCGGAATGGGATTCGCCTTCATCTTCGAGAGACCGAAGAAGGAAGATCCGAAGAACACTCCTCCGACCGGCGGTACCGAAGCATCGCTTCTGACTGAGCACACCAACGTAGTCTCGTTTAGGAGAGCGGCGTGAGGTTCTTCTACTGGATCATGAGCATCGTCTCCTTTGGGTATCTCTGCCCAAAGTGCGGTGGCGAGCGCATCGACTGGAGAGACGGACACTGGGCGTGCACCAAGTGCGACTTAACCTGAGGAGCTCACCGATGATCACTTTCTTTAAGAAACTCTGGGGTGTGGTCGCGTGGCCAACTGTGTTCGTCATCGACTACAGGGAAGGCAGGGAGCGCTGGGGCGAGATCAAGGAGACTCGCCCCGCCAAGGAGAATCCCTTCTCATCGGTTTATTTTCTCACCGTCTATGATATAATGTGGGATGATGGTGAGTTTGAGAAGGGTGTTCCAACTCACCAGTTTCAATGGGACGGGAGCATGTACGTGAGGAATAAACCATGATGATCCAGATCATTCCCCTGATCGTGATCGGTGTATGCATGGCTGCTCTCGGCGTGATGATCGTCATGGGATGGGTCGAATGAAAGAGAGAAAGCCCATGGAGCCGGATGAACTCATGAGACGTGAGTTCAAAGCACTGTCGAAGTGTGTTAAGAATCTCCTGATCGACAACAAGAATTTTCAGGGCGATTGGGACAAGCGGGGTTACTACTTCGAACACCACAACCTCCCATCGTACGTTCAGGGTCCGCTGAAGGACCACGCTGAGTTCATCATCGAGAAGATCGATCAGCTCGGTGAACTCGTTGTAGACTACGTGAAGAGTTATGAAGATGAATTGGCTGGAGCAAAAATACCTAAATATCCTGACGGGAAAGTTTCGAAACTACCGTAGGATAAATGATAGAACGTTCAACTTCTCCTGCCCGATCTGCGGTGATTCAAAGAAGAACAAGAGAAAAGCGCGCGGATACATAACTGAGAAGAAGGGTTCTACGATCTACACGTGCCACAACGTGTGTGGGTCGATGCAATTCTCATCGTTCTTTAAGCGGGTTGATCCCGTTCTATACGATGAGTACCAGAAGGAGAGGATCGTCGCTGGTCTATGGATGAGGAAACGGACCCGGGAACCCGGGACTTCATTCAAGACGGGCGGACCGCAGTTCAATGATAAGGGACCGAGCGCATCCGCCGCATGCGACAGCGACGATCCTCTCCGATTTCTCAAGCGCATAGACACGCTTCCTGAAACTCACTACGCACGTAAGTTCTGCGAGAAGCGTTGTCTGCCGGATCTCACACTCCTCTATCACTGTCCGTGTTTCTATACGTGGACGAACACCGTCGTTCCGGGAACATTCAAAGATGAACTCTGCACACCGAGAACTGATCACTCTAGGCTCATCATTCCGTTCTATAATCAAGGAGGTAAACTCATTGCCTTTCAAGGACGGGACTACAGAGAAAGATCAAGCGTTAAGTACATCACTATCAAAATTGAAGAAGACAGCCCAAAGATATGGGGTGCAGATCGTATTTCCGATGGTACCGTCTACGCATTCGAGGGACCGCTCGACGCCATGTTCATCCCTAATGGTATTGCGTTCGCGGGAGGAGACTACACGACCCTTAAGGATTATGATCCTAAAAGAACGGTCGTCGTCTTCGACAATGAGCCGAGATCAGCTGACACTAAGCACAAGCTTCTCAAAGCTGTGTCGGCAGGATATGGAGTAGTCGTCTGGCCGAGAAGCTCTAAAGAAAAAGACGTCAATGACATGGTTAAAAACGGCGTCGACCCTGATATAATCCTTGAAATCATTAAAGCAAACACTTATCGAGGTCTCGCCGCTGAGAGTGAGATCGCGCATTGGAGCTACGCTTGAATTATATTGTAGAGATTATTCTAGATTCAATTTCATCTATAGAACCATATAAACGAATCACGACTTATAGGCTCCGTTATTGGCGGGCTATCCACGCGGAGTTCATGACACACAGAGTGTTCTCCAGGAACGCGTCTTCGTCTAGGGCTATTCCCGTTGAAAAGATGTTGTCTTGGTCGTCGGATGATATGTTCATTCCCAGGTTTCGTCAGAACAAACCCGGCATGCAGCCAGGTGATTGGCTCTCTCCCGAAGATCAGATTGAAGCTGAAGAAGTATGGAAGTTTGCCGCGGAAACGTGCACTGAAGCAGCTTTTCAGTTGGCTAAACTGAACGTACACAAGCAGTGGGCTAACCGAATGCTGGAGTGGTTCGGTTACATCAACGTTCAAGTGACATCGACTGAGTGGAACAACTTCTTCGCTCTGAGGACTGAGCTCAATGAAGATGGGATGCCGGTTCCTCAAGATGAGATCTATCACCTTGCTGTTGAGATGAAGCGACTTCGTGATGAATCGATTCCTCAAATTCTTGAACCTGGAGAATGGCACCTCCCATGGGTTACTGACGAGGAGAAGCTGGGGTTCAATCACGATGAACAGATCGCACTCTCTATCGCTCGCTCAGCATCGGTATCATATAAAACTGTTGATGGAAAAATCATGACACCCGATCGCGCTCTCGAGCTAAATAAGAAGTTACTATCCAAACATCCCATCCACGCTTCACCTGCAGAGCACCAAGCGACTCCTGATCAACACATCTGGTGTACTGCAAATGATCGATACGAAGGATGGGCGAATCCACATCTTCACGGCAACTTTGATGGGTGGATCCAATACCGTAAAACGCTAGACGGAGAGAATCTTGAATATCGATAGACTCGTCAATGAGATCACGTGGATTCCACACCTTGATCTCGGTCTTCGATACGACGTATTCAAGATGATAGATGAATATGGGAGGATCGCATCGGATCCACTAGTCATTCAGCCGTATAGAACGACAACACCTAGGATCGCCACGAAGATCGCCAAAGCTTGGCAAGGTGTGTCTCTCTTCTCTCCTGATGGATCACTTCACTTTGACTTGACTGAGAATCCATCAGACCACGCATTGACGTGCATCCCGACTCAGATCGTTGATAAAGCACCGTACTTGACGTCGATAGTCGAGGAGCTCGGCGGCTACGATCGGAAGAAAAACATCGGGACGCGTGCTAGGATCATGATCGTTCAGCCCAAGTCGAGTCTGACTTGGCACTCACATCAGTTCGACGTAGCCGGTGTTGAGAAGTTTCGTCCATGGATGATCGTAGTCCACGTTCCCATTGTTTCACCGATTGATTTTCGATACTCAGTGATTCCGATTCAAGACTTCCGTCTGAAGGATCATCAGAATGAGACGATGAAGATCTACACTCAGAGCTATCACAGTGGAACGGTGAATCTCTTCAATTCAATCCACTATCACAACGTTTTCAACGATTCAGAAGACACACCGCGAATCTCTCTGATGATTTATCTTGATCTGAGAAATCCGGTCACCTTCAACATCGTTGATCAGGCCGTTGCACAGTATGAAGGAGAATACATTGTATCCAATTGAACAGCTTAGTAATGGTATCACAGCTCAAGAACATCAGATCGCAGCTGCGATTATAGTTGCACTTTATATTATGTATGCGATTGGGAGAATTCTATATGTACACTTTAGAAAGAAGCGAAGTCTACGCAGCGATTGATCGCGAGCGCGACTATCAAGATGCTAAATGGGGTAAAGACCAGCCTCAGTCTCTTCCTGGGCTTCTTCTCGTTGCTCAGGCTGAGCTTAACGAAGCGATCATGGGATGGATCAAGAATCTTCCTGGAAAGAGCGCACCGTTAAATGAATTGGTTCAAGTAGCGGCCGTTGCAGTCGCTGCTCTAGAAAAATACGGAGTCGATGGTTGTCCTCGATCGACGGACTGCATCCCTCCTCAGAATTAAGAATAAGAAAAGGAAGCTATAGTTGATTACTGTTACCAAGAGAAATGGGACTAAGGAACCACTTGATCTAAATAAACTGCACCGAGTCACTACGTGGGCGTGTCAGGACTTAACTGGAGTCTCCTCGTCTGAAGTTGAGATTCGATCTAACTTATCGTTCTACGATAAGATCAAGACATCCGACATTCAGGAGACGCTGATCAAAGCGGCGTCTGAGTTGATCTCAGAGGATCATCCCAACTATCAGTACGTCGCCGGAAGGTTGATCAACTATCACTTGAGAAAGACTGTGTACGGTGAAGCGAATCCGACCGCGTTCGCTCCCCACGTCAAGCGCGTGGTGGAAGCTGGATTCTACGATTCTGATATTCTCAATCAGTACACCGAAGAGGAGCTGACCGAGCTCGGGTCGTACATCAAGCACGATCGAGATCTCGATCTGACATACGCCGCCATGGAGCAGTTTCGAGGAAAGTACCTCGTTCGCGACAAGAAAGTGAATAAATACTATGAAACTCCGCAGATCGTCTATATGATGATCGCGGCTACACTCTTCTCCGGGTATCCTAAGGAGAAGAGAATGTACTGGGTAAAGGAGTACTACGATGCAATCTCAACCCACGAAATCTCCCTCCCTACCCCCATCATGGCAGGAGTTCGAACGCCGCAGAGACAGTTCTCTTCATGTGTCGTTATCGAGTCCGGAGATTCCCTCGACTCAATCAATGCCGCAGTCTCTTCAATCGTTAAGTACGTCAGTCAAAGGGCCGGAATCGGTATTGGCGCTGGTCGGATACGTGCTCTTGGTAGCTCTATTCGCAACGGTGACACTCTGCATACTGGTGTTATTCCATTCTATAAACTTTTTCAGGCTGCTGTTAAGTCGTGCAGCCAGGGAGGTGTACGGGGCGGTGCGGCGACTCTTTACTATCCTATCTGGCATCTGGAAGTAGAGGATCTCCTTGTTCTCAAAAACAATAAAGGCACTGAAGACACACGTGCTCGAGGCTTGGACTATGGAGTCCAATTTTCGAAGCTCTTCTACGAGAGGCTTCTTGCTGGAGGCAACATTACTCTATTTTCGCCCAGTGACGTTCCTGGTCTTTATGATGCTTTCTTTCAAGACCAAGCGAAGTTCGAGGAACTCTACGTAAAAGCCGAGAGCAACAAGAAGATTCGAAAGAAGACTATCAAAGCTCTCGATCTGTTCTCAGCTTTCGTTCAGGAGAGAAAGGACACCGGTCGAATCTATCTGATGAACGTCGATCACTGCAACGATCACTCATCGTTCATCACCGAGAAAGCACCGATTCGCCTCTCGAACCTCTGCACCGAGATCACACTTCCGACAAATCCGATGAATGACATCTACGACGACGTCTCGGGCGAGATCGCGCTCTGTACACTCTCCGCTATCAACTGGGGAAAGATCAAGAAACCCGACGACTTTCAGAGACCCTGTGAGCTCGCCGTACGTGGTCTGGACGCTCTCTTGACTTATCAAAACTATCCGATGCTCGCTGCTGAGACTGGTGCTGCTAAGCGCAGGGCTCTGGGTATCGGCATCATCAACCTGGCATACTGGCTCGCTAAGAACGATCTGACTTATCAGAACATCACGAAGGAGGGTCTGCAGAAGATTCATGAGTGGACAGAAGCGTGGTCGTTCTATCTAATCGACGCTTCGGTTACATTAGCTGAGGAGTTCGGTCCGTGCGGTGGATTCGACGAGACTAAATACTCACTCGGGTTGTTCCCCAAGGACACGTACAAGAAAGACGTCGATGAACTCGTCGATCCAGTCTATAAGATGGACTGGGAAGTTCTAGGAAAGCGCGTAGTAAAGAGCGGGATACGCAACTCGACGCTGATGGCTCTGATGCCGGCTGAGACTTCGGCTCAGCTCGCTAATGCTACGAACGGTGTTGAGCCTCCCAGAGCTCTAGTCTCAATCAAACAGAGCAAGGACGGTGTCTTGGCTCAGGTAGTTCCAGAGATTAGGAAGCTTAAGAATAAGTACGATCTTCTCTGGGATCAGGAATCTCCAGTCGGCTACTTGAAGATCATGGCCGTTCTGCAGAAGTTCATCGATCAATCCATCTCAGTCAATACGTCGTACAATCCGGCACACTACGAAGATGAGCAAGTTCCAATGTCGGAACTCCTCAAGCACCTACTCCTATCGTATAAGTGGGGAACGAAGTGCTTGTACTACAACAACACAAACGACGCGGCCGGCGAAGTTAAAGTCGAGCTTCCTCAAGCGGTAGTCGATGAAGAGGACTGTGACGCATGCAAGATTTAGAAACTAAATTTAGATCACTTTTAAAAGGTGAATACACTGGTCTTACGTTATCGTTTAATGATTGTGCACTGTGCTATGAGACTGTAGCTAAATGGGCTGAACACGCAAATTATGTAGATTGGATTTCTTCTAAGGAAAAAGAAAAAGCATGTAACCAAAATACTGTTTGGACTCTGCAAGTGTATCCAAACACACCTGTAGGATCCTATTGCATCGCGGCGTCTTCACTAGCGGCTTTAATGGAGTATATAGATCGTGCGTAATTTCTTCGACTACATCAAGAACTCAAACGTGAAGTTCTCATTCGATCTGAATCCATTTGTCTGGGGATTCAAGTTTCTTCATCATAAACCCACGCGAACTGATCCAGACCTTCATATGATCTATATTCGGTTTCTTCCTCTCTCGATTCTCCTCGTCGTTGATTCGGGTCATTGGATTCCCTGGGAGGAGACGATTCCAGTCGCACCTACGAAAGACGAACTATGATCACTAAAGAGCAGTGGAATAAGTACCTTAAAGCCGTTGATGGAATACTGAACAATCCACTTCTAGCTAGCTCCGGTATGAAAGTTTTTCTTCACGGAAAGCGCATTAATAAAATTGTAGGCGAGCAGCTGTGGTCAGAGTTGTACAGGAACGATGAAGGAAAATCATCTAGAGTAGTTTATAAACATCCAGATTCCTTCACTGATTATACACGTCCACTTGATCTCTACGATAATACTAAAGTTGAACTATCAGCTAGTTCTCTGATTAAGTATAGGAATAAATGATGTTGAGCTTCTCATCGTACTTACGCTTGTCGTGTGTCTCTGAAGAGACTGAGAAACCGGGAACGTACTGCGCCGTGTATCCCGATGAAGAGACTATCCTGCAGGTGCGGGCGCTGTGTGCCAGGCTCGGTATCAAAGATCCGATGCCTCCAAGTAAGCTTCACTCAACGGTGCTCTATTCTAGGAAACACGTTGACCACGATGTGTGTAGGAAACTAATTGAGCTGCCGGTATATGGAAGAGGCGATGGTCTTGCCCTTTTTCCTCAGCAAGATGGAAAAAAATGTTTAGTTTTAGAGTTTTCGAGTATATACTTGCAAGGACTACACAATAAGCTTATTCAAAGAGGCGGAACACACGATTTTCCGAGCTATGAGACACACGTTACTCTAGCACGTGATCTAGATGATTCCTTTGTCGTTCCTAAAAGAGAAATCATCGTTCCCCTTGTATTCAATAGATTTGAAGTAAAGGACTTAGACGAGGACTGGAAATGAACGATGCAGTCAGATATTTTCAACAAGACGTCAAGCGAGATCCCACTGGAGTTCGGTCTGAATGGATCGTGTCTCAGCTTCTCAGACGTCCTCATCGAGCTGACGAGATTAAACGATTAGCTGAGTCGAATGGTCTCGGATACGCCCCATCAACGTACACTCGAGACTTGCAGGGTCTCGTTAAACGTCGACTTGTGGATATGCCCTGTAAAAACGGTGGATCATATTCAATTAACCCCAGAGATGGAATGCTCTGGGCTCAGGCAAGAGGACTTCTTTGATAATGCAGAAACCGAGATTTAAGCTTGATTCCACGCGCAACGGCTGGTTTAAATTCGCCGTTTATGAACAACTTTGGTTTATCTGGTTCAAAGTATTTGAATCAAATGATATTGAAGCTTGCGAGAAGTACATCGAAGAAGCGTTGAAGCTTCCCAGGTACTACTATCCTAAAGTCGTAGATTTTGGCACACCGAGAATAAAATGAGCCTGACACTTTTAACTATGGATTATGAAACCAACGTCACTGTGGACGGTGAACCGTTCTACATCGACAGCGACGTTATGTATTTTCCAGTCGAGAGAGTACTCGTGATCGGTAGTATTTGTAAATGGTACGATAACCTTTCACGCACTGGACTTAATGAAGACACTCCATACAAGATTGAAGATCTTCAATATCGTGCATATAATATGAATGATCAGTATCAATCGTTTCGCGCTATGGATGCACTGTACGATCACGGTGTCATCACCGGTAAAGAAAAAGTAAGAAGCGCTATCCGCAGGGAACTCAAGATTTGACGTACTCAGTATTCAACTCAGAGAATAAGCAGGATCACACTAAAGTCAGAGCGTTTCTAGACAATCCTCCGACGATTGCTCGATACGATCGTCAGAAGTATTCCTGGCTTAAGAAGCTCACGGAGAAGCAGCACTCGTTTTTCTGGAGACCCACTGAGATCGATCTCTACCGCGACGCTAAGGACTTCAAGCTCCTGACTGATCATGAGAAGCACATCTTCACGTCGAACTTAAAGCGGCAGATCCTTCTCGACTCCGTTCAGGGAAGAGCACCCGTGGCGGCGTTTGGTCCCATCACATCTCTGCCGGAGCTGGAGACGTGGCTTCAGACGTGGACGTTCTCGGAGACCATCCACTCTCTGAGCTACACCCACATCATCGAGAACATCTATCCGGACGCCAGTCCAGTCTTTGACGAGATGCTTGATATCCAAGAGATCGTAGACTGCGCTAAGGATGTATCGGTGCTGTATGATAAGCAAGTCAATCTCGCGATGACTTACTGCCTGCGTAAAGCCGGTGTATCTCCCCACACACAGTCAGATTTCGAGACTAAGCTCAAAGAATCGATCTATCTGTCTCTGATGGCAGTGAACATCCTAGAGGGTGTCCGGTTCTACGTTTCCTTCGCGTGCTCATGGGCTTTCGCTGAGCTCAAGAAGATGGAGGGTAACGCCAAGATCATCAAGCTCATTGCCCGTGATGAGAACTTACACCTGGCTGGAACACAGCACCTCTTGAAAATTCTACCATCGGATGATCTTGAGTTCTTTGATATCAGTGAGAAGCTTAGACCCAAGTGCATCGATCTCTTCACGAAAGCCGTTGATCAGGAGAAGACTTGGGCTAAGTATCTCTTCAAAGACGGATCGATGATTGGATTAAGCGAGCAGCTTCTCTGCGACTACATCGAGTGGATTGCCAACAAGCGGATGACTGCGGTAGGACTTCCTACTCAGTATAAGAACATCTCGAACCCTCTCCCATGGACTGCTAAATGGATCGCGGGCTCTGAAGTTCAAGTCGCACCTCAGGAAGTCGAAGTGTCGAGTTACACCATCGGTGCGGTCAAGCAGGACGTCACTGAGAACACGTTTAAGGGAATGTCACTATGAAGTATCCATACACTTGTCCGTTCTGTAACATGGACGATTTCGATGCTATTGGTCTTAAAGCACACTTTACTCGCGGATACTGCGACGTGATGGAGCAGATTGAGACCATCGAAGAAGAACGCGTGCGATTAAAGCGAGAACGTGAGCTCTCAGAACAATGAGAATCAGAACATACATTGGTAGTCTTCTGATTAAAGCCGGAATGGCCGTTACACCAAAAGACGTTCGTGATCTCGTACGCAATACTCTGTTGTATCACGTACCCGATGCTCTTACGTCTGAAGAGAAAAGTGAAGTTGAAGCTTTTGCAAAATATATGAAACGTAATTAAAAGGAATAACATGGATTTCTCAGATGCACTGCGTATTGTAAAATCGGGTGGGCGAGCTGCTCGCGCTGGATGGAACGGAAAGAATATGTTCATCTTTCTCGTTCCTGGATCGAGGTTCACTGTAAACCGCGAGCCTCTCCTCTCGATCCTCGGTGAGGGTACTCAAGTCGATTATCACGGTCACGTTGACATGCGCACAGCGAATGGACAGATCGTTCCCTGGCTGTGTTCACAGACCGATCTTCTCGCCGATGATTGGGTGGAGGCGTAAGGATGGGGTGGAGTTCAGGATCAGGTCTCTTCGGTGAATTGATCGATTCGCTGATGAAGCATGTTTCCGACGACGATGATCGTAAAGCGATCTATCTCGACATGATCGAAGCGTTTGAGGCCCATGATTGGGATACTCTGGATGAGTGTGTGGGTGTCGACGACGTCTACGATGAGATCTACGAGGAGCGCTATCCATCGGACGACGATGAAGACTATTCGGAGGACGACGAGTGAGGCAGCTTCTCTGTTTCATCTTCGGACATAAGAACACAGACTCTAAGTGGGAGAAGCTGTCTAGCGATTCATGGGTTAGTGAACGCAGGTGCACCAGGTGTAAATATCTTACTGCGGTTACTATGTGCACTGGTTCAAAACCTCTTGACGTTAATGTAACTAATTAAGCGCTCTTGGTGGAATCGGTATACACGTCAGACTTAAAATCTGATTCTTAGGATTGCGGGTTCGAGTCCCGCAGAGCGTACCAATGAATGCCCGCGTAGCCCAACGGCAGAGGCGGTGGTTTTAGGTACCATACAGTGCAAGTTCGAATCTTGCCGCGGGCACCACATCTATAACCAGGTGGCAGAACGGTGATGCGGGGATTGCAAATCCCTGCTGGGAGTTTATCTCCTTATGCGAGTTCGAGTCTCGCCCTGGTTTCCATTCCATAAATATCATATGGAATGGGAATACAACGGTAAACCAGTTACCGATGAAATGACGGAAGGATACATCGGATTCGTTTATGTGATAAGAAACACGACGAACGATCGCCTCTACATCGGTAAAAAAAGACTAATTCGCAAAGTAACTAAGCCTCCTCTCAAGGGATCAAAGCGCAAGCGTCGGTCTATCGTACCCAGTGATTGGAGAGACTACTATGGGTCAAATGATGATTTACTATCGGATGTTGCTGAGTTAGGATCAGATAAGTTTGAGAGGAAGATCATTCGCTTCTGCAAGACGCTAGCTGAATGCTCCTACTTTGAAGCTAAAGAACAATTCACAACCGACGCTATTCTCAATGAACGCTACTACAATAAGTGGATTATGTGTAAGATTCGTGCTGATCATTTAAAGAGTGTTCAGCTTTCAACTTAGCAAGTCTAATTTTTTGTGAAGCACTAATTTTTGCTTTTACTTCAGGACGTTTTGCTGGATTATTATCACCTCTAATTTTAAGATTGCTTTTTCCTCGTTTTGATTCACTTACTTTACGTTTTGTTTCTTCGGCGTGCCTTCGTCCTTTAAACGACGACATTCTTCCTTTGCATGCTTGACTAATTTTTTGTCTATATTCTTCTGTTTGTGTATAAGAACGATCTATTCTACTTAATTTTTCTTTATGTTCTTCAGATATTTTACGTCCTTTGAGTTTTTTGCTGTGATTTTCACACCATTCTTTTGATCGTGGTCCAGTATTTCCGTCACCACCGTCTGTTCTATTTCGAAGAATACCGGTATTGATGTCTTTTCGTCCATACCAACGAATATAACGTCTTTCTAATGCACAAGCACCAATGTTAGTTAAATTTGTTTCCAGAAATACAATCTTATTGATATTATCTGGTACACTAACAGAATGCTTAGAAAGATATCGTTTTCCTTTGCCCTTACCGATGTAATATGGCGACCCGTCATCTCGTAAATAAGCGTATACATAATACTCGTTCATTGCTTATTTAGGGATAACAAGTGGCTCAGTGTTCGAGTGAGAGGCGATCACATGAAAGATCAGTGCTATGCGGACTACTCTGACGAAAGAAAAGAAAAGTGAATATCCGTGTCTGAAGCGTCCGGATTCAGAAAACGCAATGAGCAACTACGTCGTCCTATTCACTGAGCCGGGGAGGGGTGTAGTCGTTCACGCCGGTGAATTTGCAGTGAATCCTCTGGGATTCTACTGTGGAGCCTGGGACGAAAGAGCGTTCATCCATCTTGAACCAGGAACTAAAATCACGATCGAAGCCTGATCATGTCCAGCGACAACAGGATGTACTGCTACGTGTGCATCACCAGCATCACAAACGAAGTCAAGCTCTTCTGGTATAAGAAGGACGCTGAGAAGTGGAAGAAGGAGCACGTGGATCCAACAGCGCGCTTCAAAAAGCTGGTGATCGCCTAAATATCACAACAACACCCGATCCACTTAAAGCGTGGGTTAAATGGAGAATGAAAAATGTATAAAGAAGGGAATTGGTCTGATGCCAAGTAAGTAGGACCTTCAATCCCGAGGGTCCTCTACTTGAAGGAGGACTAAAATGGCTTCAAAAAGCGGCGGAATGCGGAAGATCGGACGCAACAAGATCTCCTGCTCCGTATACAAGAACAGCGGTCGACGTGAGCACAACAAAGCACGCCGACTGAAAAGCACCTGGTTCGTTTCCCCAACGACGATTGTGCTAAGAGCGCCCTGAACACCTTAGGGCGCTGAGTCTACTGCGGGTTGGAGGAGTGGTTGCCTTGGCAGGTTCATTGCCTGCAGACGTACGTTCGATTCGTGCACCCGCAACCAAGATAATGCTCTCTATTCGTCTAAGCCAGGTAAGGACGCCTGAAGTTAGTAGGGTAAAATATGTTCGAATCCTATATAGAGAGTGTTTTCTAGTTTCATCGGTATCATCTATAGAATATGTTTCCTTATCTCTTTGGAAAGGAATTTGAGATATGAGTAAGAAAGTTACCGGCATTGTGATCGCGGGCGCAGTTGTTGCCGGTCTGATGCTTACCGTTCCCACCTACAATCGACTGACGAAGCTCGACCTGAAAGTACAGACCGCCGAGGCGAATGTGCAGACGAACCTGCAGCGTCGGGCTGATCTGCTGAACAACGCCGCCGAGACTGTCAAGGGATACGCGACGCACGAGCAGCGTACTCTGATCGAGACCGCTCAAGCACGAGCGGGTGTGGCAAAGCAGTTTCCCATCGATCCCGCGACCGGCAAGCCCGCGACTTCAGAAGCTCTGGAGAAGAACGCCGAGCTCCGGAAGAAGTACCAGGAGAACCAGGCCGCGGCAGCTGTTGCTACTCAGCAGGCGATGATGGCGATCAATCAGGTTCGTGAAGCTTATCCCGAACTGAAGTCGGCGCCCCTCTTCTCCAAGCTCATGGACGAGATCAAGAACACCGAGGAGCGCATCGTCAAGGTACGCATCCTGGAGAACGTTACGATCCGCAACTACAACCAAGCGGTTCGCGTGTTTCCGGGGAACATCTTAGCCTCGGCGTTCGGATTCAGCACTAAGTCCTTCTTCGAAGCCGACGCAGATTCTAAGAAGGCTCCGAAGATTAAGTTCAACTAAAGGAAGATACGATGAGAACCAAATCCATCACAGTAGCTCTGCTGCTGGCATCTCTGACACTCGCTGCGTGCGACGATACTGACTCTCCTTATGGGGATGGAATGGCGTTTGAGTCCTTTGAGGACTGCGCAGTCAACATCGGTAAGGAGAACTGCCAGACTGAGCCAGTGAAGAAAGCGGTTCAAACATCGACATCCGGAACTAACGGAGGATCGACGTCTTCATCGACTACGATCCTCCCGATCTTTCTGCCGTCTCCTGGATTCCACGGTGGGTATCTTCCCTCTGCTCCCAGGATGGCATCGGGATACGCTCCATCCAAGCCCATCTTTGCGGCGACGCCCAGTGCGCGAACGGGTTCCTGGTCTTCATCCAGGGCTTTCTCGAGTCCCTCGGTTCGCGGTGGATTTGGAAGCACCGGCAGGTCGTTCTCAGCCTCAGCCTGATAGGAACACATCATGAAGCGTTGTACTACAGATCCGCGTCCGAACTGGCAAAAGATCGTGGAGGGGCAGGGTTTTACTTTTCACTCCAACGGAGTCCGTCCGGACAACGTGACGAACTTTGGTACGAACTGGTATGAGGGTGCGTACTATGAGTTCAGCAACGACGACTACGAGCGCTTGAAGAAAGCGACGTCTGACCTGCACCAGATGTGCCTGGAAGCCGTGAAGAGAGTTGGTTCTTCCAATTTCATGATGAATCAACTCGGGATTCCAGAAGAGTTTCACGACGTGATTCACCGATCGATCTATGAGAATCACCCATCGATCTACGGACGCATGGATCTCGCTTACGATGGAGTCAATCCTCCCAAGCTTCTGGAGTACAACGCCGACACACCGACTACCCTGATCGAGTCAGCCGTTGTCCAGTGGTACTGGATGGAGGATAAGTTTCCGAAAGCCGATCAGTTCAATTCCATTCACGATGCTCTGGTTGCTAGATGGAATTCTCTGAAACTCTTCATCGGTGATGAGTGCCTCTACTTCGGTGCAAGCTCTGAGTCGCTCGAGGAGTACGCAACTACTGAGTACCTTCGCGACACTTGTGATCAGGCACACATCTTCTCCGAGTTCATCGACATGGGGAACATCGGATGGAACGGTGAGTGCTTCACCGACGTTGAGGAGAACCCAATTCTCTGGTGGTTCAAGCTCTATCCATGGGAGTGGCTCTGTCGAGAGGAGTTCGGTAAGCACATTCCCAATGTAGACATGGGAATCCTTGAGCCCGCGTGGAAGATGATCTTATCGAACAAGGGAATCCTTCCCATTCTCTGGGAGATGTTCCCGAACCACGAGAATCTTCTCGAAGCGTCGTTCGACAACGGAGTGATGGACTACAACAAGATGAAGGATCAATGGGTTAAGAAACCCATGTACTCCCGCGAAGGTGCCAACATTCAGTGGTTCGAGGGAGGAAAAGTTTTACATGAGACGAAGGGTGATTATAATCAGGGTGGGTCAATCATTCAGAAGGCGTTTCAACTCCCGAAGTTCGATGATCAGTACGCTGTGATCGGATCGTGGGTAGTCGGAGACGAACCCACTGGACTAATCATCAGAGAAGACGACACGCCGATCATCATCGATAAATCGAGAGTAGTACCTCATATAATTACGTAGATTCAAGTCGCTGTCGGCGGTTCGACTCCGTAGTGGTGAAACGACAGTGAAAAAGTAGGGGAGTTCGAAATCCCCTGCCCTTGGATAGAGCTTGTTAGTAGAGTGGACTTGACGCTGGCGTGGAAGTCAGAGACATGGGTTCGATTCCCATGCAAGCTCGTTAAAATTTTGAAGTCGGACAAAGGACACATACAGTGGCTACCAAGTACTTTCAGTCGAACAACATCTATAAGATCGCCAAGGATACATCTTTTACGATGTTGGACGATCTTCCCGTGGCTAACTACACGGTGAAGTACACTCAAGTCGATGGCTTCTTTCTTGAACAGACTGAGTCTTTCGTTCAGCTTCCAAAAGTATATGGATCGAGTCTGCAGAACGCCGATCGAATCTTGAACACTTTCATGGATCGACCCGCTTCGACAGGAACTCTCCTCGTCGGTGAGAAGGGTTCTGGTAAGACTCTCCTTGCTCGTGAGATCTCGATCAAAGCCGCTGAGAAGGGAATCCCAACGATCATCATCAACTCCGCGTACAGTGGAGAAGCGTTCATGGAGTTCCTAGCTGCTATCACGCAGCCGACGATCATCCTCTTCGATGAGTTCGAGAAGATGTACAACCCCAGAAAGAACGATGGTCAGGAGTCGATCCTGACGCTGCTTGACGGTGTGTTTCAGAGCCGCAAGCTCTTCCTGATGACGTGCAACGACAAGCTCGCGATCGATCAATACATGATCAACCGTCCGGGTCGTCTGTTCTACATCATGGAGTTCTCGGGTCTCTCTTCCGATTTCGTCCTAGACTATCTGAACGATGTTCTTAACGACAAGTCGCAGATCGAGAACGTCGTTCGAATCATCGACATCTTCAAGACGTTCAACTTCGATATGCTCAAAGCGCTCGTCGAGGAAATGAACCGGTACAACGAGACACCCAGGCAAGCTCTTGAGTTCTTGAACATCAATCCCTCAAAAGACTATGCTACGTACGCCGTTGAGCTTACCACACGCGAGGGCTATGTTCTCAAGGGTGGAGATGAAATCGCACCGAAAGTCATCAAGAATCCGCTGACGACGAGTGAGAGTTTCATGTTCACACTGTATTATCCGACTCTTCCTCGTGAGCTTCTGGGCAACGAGGAAGCTCAGAGGCAGTGGGAAGAAGGTGAGTTCGATGATAAGAGGATTCAGTATCCGACTTTCGTGAACTTGGACATCGTCAAGTGCGAGGGATCAGTCATGATCCTGAAGAATGAGATGGGCGACGTTCTTAAGCTGACTCGTCAAGAGGAAAAAATCTACGACTGGCGCGGATTTTAGGGAGAATACTAGATGTGGCGCAATAAGACGATCGATCACGTAGACACAAGCGCGTGCAACTGCTGGACGTTCTACTTCACAGATGGAACGACGTGGCAGATCGAAGTTGAGAGTGCTGGAATGTACGGTCTGCAGATTCTGACTGCTACCGAAGTCATGGAGAACGACGATGCAGGCGCGTGATTTCGTATTCTGGCTTCAGGGCTACTTTGAGATAAAGGACCCCGAGCACAAGGGTGCTTTCTTGACCAGGGAGCAGGTTGACATGATCAGGAAGCACTTGGATCTCGTCTTCGTTCACGACATCGATCCGAAGATGGGTGACAAGGAGCATCAGGATAAGCTCAATGCGATTCACCAGCCGCTTGACATCTTTAGCGATAAGACACTCGTCCGCTGCTAAAATTTAAAAAGAAGTGTAAATCTGAGCAGCTCTAGTGTATAAATAGACTATCAATTCTTGAGGAACAAAATGTCTCGCTACAAAAATACAGCAAAGCCATTTATCGCCGGGTGGGCCAGTACAGGCACCCGAGGACGATATCAATGGTATCTGAGATATTGTAACTAAGGGTTCTTCACGCTAGCTCTCCCGGTCGAAAATATCCGCAGAGAGTAATTCTTCTAAAAAATTCCGACAATTTAGTTACTCTCTGCATAGATAAGCAACCTTAGCTTAGACGTGTAGAGCGCCGGCGTGAAGTCCCGGAGGGTCTGGTTCGATTCCAGAAGGTTGCACCAAGTTTTCAACAGGGTGTAGCTTAGTCTGGTTAAAGTACGGCTCTCGGAAAGCTGGGACGGTGGTTCAAATCCACCCACCCTGACCAATTATAGATCATGAAGTTTATTGCATTGTAGTTTAACACTTAAAACACCGGTCTGATGCATTGACCGACGTTGGTGGTGAGAATCCATCCAGTGCAGCCAAGTTTACGGCGGATCGTCTAAGTAGGACGCGGGTGTTTAGAGCCCGAAATGTTGGATCATACCCAACTCCGTCACCAGAATACCAGAGGGGATGTGCAGTGAGAGTGGTGATGGCACATCCCCTCGGGGTGAGGAATTTTAAAGGACAGAGAGATGCCCTGGGCTGATCAAGAAATGCTGGATACAATTCAAGCTTCTACTCCTGAATGGAATGGTAAGATCACCGCACTTCATTACGAACTCGGTGAGGACTTCGATAAGTTCATGGATATAAAGTATCTCCTTGAGCCGATGCCGAAGTCAATGATCGAAGAGTATAATCGGATGCACGAAGAAGCAAAGCCTGCTATTCTTGAGAGCTTGATTCAGGCTCATAAAGAACGCATCGCCGGGCGTTATATAGAACTCTCTGCTAGAGAACTCGATGAAGAGTGTGGCATCTATCGCGATCAGCCGCCGATGTCAGGTAAGAAACGCATGACGTTCGAACAAGTAACTAATATGGATAAAGACACATAAGCTCATTGGATTCATAACCCAGTGAGCGAAAGTGGAGGATTGCACAAGAGGAGTTGGTAACTCCCAGAAAGTAAAGTCTACTCGGCGATGTAGACCTAGGTGAATTAACCAGCACCTAGCCTCCCTAATAGTTTCAAGGTGATTGCCCGAGTGGTTAAAGGGGACGCGCTGTAAACGCGTTGGCTTCGGTCTACAGTGGTTCGAATCCATTATCACCTACCAAAAAGTTTAATTATGCGCGTGTAGCTTATGTGGATTAAAGCGATCCTTTGAGGTATGCAAGTAGTCGTCGCCTTACCAACACTCCAGATAACGGATCCGCAAGAGTGTTGAAATGGCCTGGACGCAGAGACGAAAGTGAAACTTAGGATATGAAAGGAGGTTCGAAACCTCCCATGCGCTCCAAATTTTTTGCTAGGTTGCCAGAGTGGTCGATCGGAACGGTTTTGTAAGCCGGAGGCGCAAGCCCATCGCAGGTTCAAATCCTGTGCCTAGCTCGGGCTGATAGTTTAATCGGGAAAACAGTAGCTTTGCAAGCTTCAGTTTCCGGTTCGATTCCGGATCGGTCCACCAGAATACGTGTGTTCAGAACCCGCTCATAGTAGCTACTGGGAAAAGGGCTGACGGAATGCTAAGAACGGACACCACCGGCTGCGATGGACGGTGTCGCACACGTACCGATTGAGCTGACGTGGTCTAGATGGATGGGCCTTAGTTTTCCAAACTAAAGAGGCAGGATCGTTACCTGTCGTCCGCTCCAATATTTTTACAATGAGAGGTTTATCATGAATGATCAGAACTACTCTGGGCAATTTCAAGACTGGAGCGACGTTGTTTGTAATTTTGTTCTAGACAGCACAGCACCTGAACCCAAGTACATCTGGGCTTCATACGATGGTGGTGGATACGATGGTTATGCAATGGTCGTATTCTTTGATGAGTCTGACTCCGAGTGGAAGATGGTTACCGGCTCGCACTGTTCGTGCTATGGTCTAGAGGGACAGTTTGATCCAGAACAATTTGAACCAGAAGTTCACTTTAAAGCACTATCTGAGGGTAAGCGCTACGTCAGCAACTATGAATGGTCCGAATCTGACAACGCTGATTTCGATACATGGCTTAAATGGGCAGTGGAGCAAGCGTCTTGAATCTAAACGACTACGCAAACGAGAGCCACCAGAACAACATGAAGTGGTGGCAGGACATCAACACCGGAGAGAAGATCCAGCGCAACAAGGGAGAGCTCATAGCACTGATGCACTCCGAGCTCTCTGAAGCTCTGGAAGGAGCTCGGAAGGGAAAGATGGACGATCACCTTCCTCATCGTTTATCAGAGGAAGTTGAGTTAGCCGATGTACTTATTCGCATCTTTGACTACGCTGGAGCTCATGGTCTCGATCTCGAAGGTGCTTATCAAGAAAAGACGTCTTATAACAAATGGCGTCAAGATCACAGCCATGAAGCGCGCCGCGCAGCAGATGGAAAGAAATTTTAATGACATCGTATGTTGAACTTCAGTACGACAAAGAATCATGGGAAACTAGTTCTTCTGATCCCGATGATCCTTGGGATCGTCCCAACACTTGTTCTGATTGGACAGTCCATGGTGCTAAGCTCGCTGAGGATCGCGGATATAAGAACGTTCCGTATCCCGGTGATCTGAAGAAGGGAGATGAAGTCTTCGTGCTCTACGCCGTATATTCTACTGGTGATTCATTTGGACACGATGAGAACGGTTGTCTGGAGTTCATCTCAGTGCACAAGAGCCCGGACCTTGCATTCAAGAATATGAACAACTTGCAGAGCGGTAATCACATCGTTGAGCACGATGATGGGACTGTTGAGAAAATCTATGCACCCTGGGATGGATACTTCGAATCCCTCTCTTATCTTCAGGTAGATAACTTCACACTATGAGAAACATCTGGTTCGCTTCAGATCACCATCTCTTTCATCGAAACATCCTGACGTTTAAAGATGATTATGGCAATCAAGTTAGGAAGTTTAACAACATCGAGCAACACAACGACTGCATCTTGACGCACCATAATGAGCAGGTCAATGAGAACGATATCGTCTACTTCATGGGAGACTTAACGTTCTCCTATGGAGACGACTTCAAGTCCTTCTTTGCTAAGTTCAAGGGTAGAAAGCGTCTTCTCGTCGGAAATCACGACGACGTTAAGAAGCTTGTTCCCTTCTTTCAGAAGATCCAGATCTGGAGAGTGTTCAAAGATAAGGACATCGCGTATCCCTTCACCGTCACACACGTTCCAATCGACACGAAGTCCATCAAGGGATTCTTCAACGTTCACGGTCACATTCATCAGAACAAATCTCCTACTCCCAGCCACATCAATCTCTCGATGGAGGCTATCAACTACACTCCCGTTTCGTTCGATGAATTGCAGCAGAAGATGAAGGAGATGATGTGAAAGTCTGGTGTCTGTACAGCAGCGCTCGTCATGAGGGGTGTTCGGGTCCAGAACACTTCTTTGACGCCGATGCTCTGATCGAGAGATTATCTCATGGTGTGTTTGGCGCCGATGATATCTACGTCAAGGAGATAAACACCAGAACGAAGGAAGTAACAACGGTGTTCAGCGCAGTGAACACGACTTATAGATATCGAGTAGAAGATACGAGAAAACTTCAGGAAGATGTAAGAAAGGCTGTGATCCGTGTCGTTTAAAAACGTTACTGTGCTCGATGCCCATGGTGTTGATGTTCCGGTCGATGTGTACAACGCCATAAGTGCGTATTGGCACGTGAATGGACTTGGAAATGACTACACCTACGTTGAGTGGTACGGTTACAATGGAAAGTATCAAATCATCACCGACTATATTAAAGAGATGGGAGAGAATCCCGAAGACGGGAGCGTTCTAATTCACTTCTGGTGGTGATCTATGCCGTACAGCTTCGACTCTGAGTTTACTACGGGTAAGAACTTCGATCAAAAGTTCAATCAGGATGAAGTTAAGAATGAACCGATGTTCTTCTCGAGTTCGAGTAAGTTCGCAGTGGAGAATGGAGGACCGATAACAAAGTCCTTCATTCGAACTTTCATGAAGGAGCGTCCTTTAGTGGACGACTTCGTCTTCGATTCACGCGTTCACATGCTTATGCCCGGATGGTATCCGTGTATTCCCGGTTATCATCACGATGATGTTCCGAGATCAACAGCGAGCGGCCAGCCGAACTACGATGATCCTGAGTACTACGCTCAGCACTGCATGGGTCTGATCAACGGCGACATCTGTCCAACTGTGTTCGCGGTCGGTTCGGCAGTTTTTGATCTTCCAGACGAAGGACCGATCTATAAGAAGTGGCACTCGGATGTAGAGAAATACATCCGGAAAAAAGTGCTTAGAGAAGTCAAAGCACCGTCTGGGAAGCTCATTCACTTCAACTCAAAGAGCTTTCATCAGGGAACGCCGGCGATCGCCAACGGATGGCGATGGTTTGGTCGCATCTCATGGGATACCAAGCGTCCAGTGTCGAATGAGATTCGGCGTCAAGTTCAAGTCTATATGTCGTCCCTTACAGAAGGTTGGTAAGATGTCGTCGTTTCACGCAGAGATAATCACGCATCCCGACAAAGAGATGCTGATCTATCTTCGATATTTGGCTGCCAGGCAACTCTATGAAGACGCTTTCGCTGGACGCAGTCTAAACACAGTTGATAATGTAACCAAAGATAAACTTCGGAAAAATCTTTATGTTACTGAAAAAGAAGCTATCAGGGAAATTGTAAAGTAATGCACATATTCATCGACATGGATGGAGTCCTGGCAGACTTCGACAAGAGAGCGATCGAGATCGTCGGGTGTCGACCGAGAGACTATGAAAACCAAGAAGGAGAGGCGTCTCTCTGGGAGAAGCTCTATTCTTATAAGAACTTCTTCCTCTCGCTCGAACCCATGTACGATGCGTTTGATTTGTGGCAGGGAGTTCATGAGCTGGGCTTCAAGCCGACGATCTTGACTGGTATACCCAGAGAAGATGGATTCAGCATTCATCCCGCTACTCAGAAGAAGATGTGGGCAAAGAAGTGGTTTGACACCGATCGCATCATCACTTGCAAGTCGCGTGATAAGTTCAGACACATCACACAACCCGGCGACGTTCTCATCGATGATTGGAAGAAATACATTCCTCTCTGGGAGAAAGCCGGCGGTGTATTCATCCTTCATCAGTCAGCTGAAGAATCACTTCGTGCCCTGAAAGCTTACGTTACACAACAGAGGTTGATATAATATGCCGCTCGATAAAGTCGCTCGTGATTCGATTAAGCTCTATCTGGTCATGATACCCACAACAGTTGCGGTCGTGTTTGGAACTCTGGGATTCGCTCTGGGATACTTGATTAAGTAAAATGTCCGTCTGTCCAGAAGAGTACTTTCATCGGCCACTTCGTCCAGATTTCCAGCAGTGGCCTTTCGACGTTCCGTCCATCATGGAAATCTTGAAGCAACACCAGCTGACGGTAGTGAATGGTGGTAATCTATCTCCAGCTGAGATCTATAGTCCAACGGGACAGCGCTGGATGGATCGAGCTCTGGCTGCCGAAGCTAATTTACGGTATGCAACATCGGCATCCGAAAAGATGATAAAAGTTTACGAAGAGCGTTTAGCCAAGTATAAATAAGAAGCAGGATGGAGTGTTCTGCTTATAACACGAGGGAGACTCGAATGCATGACTACGCGGTGTATATTGGCCGATTTCAACCGTTTCACATCGGACATCTGTCAGTTCTGAAGCATGCACTGCAGAATGCAAGACGAGTTATAGTCCTCGTCGGTTCAGCGAACCTTCATCGGTCTCCAAAAAATCCCTTTACATTCGAAGAGCGGAAGCAGTTCATTCACTACAACTTAGTTGAGTGTGATGCAGTCGGTCGCGTCGACGTTCTTCCCCTGAACGATGTACCATATAATGATACGGCCTGGCAGACACAGGTGCGTACTCTCGTCGAGAGCGTTGCTGGAAACCGCGGAGCATCGATCGCATTAGTCGGCTTCGATAAAGATCCATCGACGTACTACCTGGGTATGTTTCCGGAGTGGGAGAAGATCAACGTTCTTCATAAATATGGAACGTTCAACGCTACAGGCATCCGCGAGCAGTTTTTCCAAGACACACCGGTGACCTCTGAGTTTCTAGCGTTTGAAGTTAGAAAAGCACTGCGTCAGTTCGTGTTCACGCCGGAGTTTAAGTGGATCTTAGATGAAGCAAAGTTCCTCAAGGGATATCATGAGGTGTGGGGACAGGGACCCTTCGTCACAGTTGACTCAGTGGCTACTCAGAGCGGGCATATCCTGCTCGTTCGAAGGAGAGCGGCCCCGTATGCCGGATCGCTCGCCCTTCCGGGAGGATTCTTATCCAGACCATCTGACAAGAACGGCTCGGAGCGTCTTATCGACGCTTGTGTCAGGGAGCTGAAGGAGGAGACGAGAATCTCCGATCAGCACGGTGAGATTCCACACGGAAAGCTCAAGTCCTACATCACAGGACCGGCTGAAGTCTTCGATGCACCTGACAGAGATCCAAGAGGTCGTCTCATCACACACGCTTATCGATACGTCTTTCCAAACGCCAAGGAGAGATTCCATGTGAGAGGAGACGACGATGCTGAGTCAGCTCAGTGGTACTCACTTCACGATCTCAACCCACGAGACTTCATGGGAGATCACTGGTTCATCATCCAGAAAATGACGGGAATCCAATGGAAGTAATTCACTAAGGCGTTAACCCCGACGACTACACGTACATCGTCACGTGCACCAAGTGTTCATCTAAGCTTCGATGTTCGAAAGCCGATCGTCTATCCAGGGATCGCAGCATGGGACATTATTTGTTTATGGTTGCGTGTCCAATTTGCTCAGATTCCATCGCCGTTACGTCGCGTGACAGGGAGCTAGATAAAACTAAGTTGAACTGGCAGTTTCATTAGAGGCGCGTTATGGTCAAGATCGTTGGTCGAGATGAGAAGCATGTTAAGCGAGTCACGTGTCAGAGCTGTGCTGCTATTCTCGAATATACACAAGCAGAAGTTCAAACATCACGTTATACGATCATGGGTGAATCATCTGGACATGAGTACGTTCCTTGTCCTAATTGCCCGGGATTGACTGCAGCTAGAATTAAAGGAACGTCGTGGTAGACGGTGTGTCTATCAGATTAACTTGAGGAGATCAAGATATGAAGAAGAATGAGAAAGAGAGACTCGGTGATAAGAATCCGCTTCTGTGCGTGGACAGCTATAAAGCGTCTCAGTCTCAGACGTATCCTGAGGGAACGGACTTCGTTTACTCTTATATCGAGAGTCGAGGAGGCGAGTACGACCGAACGCTCTTCTTTGGGCTTCAGTACATCCTCAAGCGATACTTCAGCCGACCGATCATCAAAGCACAAGTCGATGAAGCTGAGAGAGTCTGGAACGAGCACGGCGAGCCGTTCGACAGGAAGATGTGGGACTACATCGTTAATCGACTTGATGGAAGGCTACCTATCGAGATTCGAGCGCTGCCTGAGGGCACGGTTGTTAAGAACAAAAATGTACTCATGACAATCGTCAACACTGATTCCAGGTGTGCTGGAGTCGTATCGTTCTTTGAGACGATCCTTCTTCAAGTCTGGTATCCGACAACGATCGCCACGAACTCCTACCGCTGTCGCCAGATCATCCGGAAATACATGGAGGAGACGTGCGACAACCTCGATGGAATCAGCTTCAAGCTTCATGATTTTGGATTCCGCGGTGCTTCATCTCAGGAGTCGGCCGGCATCGGTGGCATGGGACATCTCTGCTCGTTCTTAGGAACGGACACGATGAAGGCTGTTCTATTCGCCAAGAAGTACTACAATGAGCCGATGGCTGGATTCTCGATCCCAGCTGGAGAGCACTCTTGTGTGACGTCGTATCAGCAGGGAGGCGAGAAGGAGTACTTCGGGAAGATGATCGATCTCTTCGATCTCTTTGCTTGCCCGATCGATTCGTACTCGACATGGGATTTTATCGAGAACGTTCTAGGAGCGTACATCGATAAGTTGAAGGAGAAGGGTGGAGTATTCATTGCTCGTCCGGATTCCGGTGATCCCCTCACTGTACCTGTTCGCGTCGTGGAGAGACTCGGCGAGTTATATGGTTACACGGTGAATGAGAAGGGTTATAAAGTACTTCCATCGTATATCCGTGTCATTCAGGGCGATGGAATCACAGTCGATACGATTCCCATCATCTGTGAAAACTTGAAGAAAGCCGGATGGTCTCTTGATAACCTGGCATTTGGAATGGGCAGCGGTCTTCTTCAGATGGTCAACCGCGACACTTATAAGTTCGCCATGAAGTGCTCGGCGATCTATAGGAATGGTAAGTGGCTCGACGTCTTTAAGAATCCAGTCGATCAGCCGGATAAGCGATCGAAGAAGGGTCGGTTCGCTGTGTATAAAGACACCAACACTGGAGAATTCACAACGACGAGTGCCATCGGCTACGACATCATCGACCGAAGCAACCAGCTTAGGATCGTTTATCTGAATGGTGAACTCGTCGTCGATGATTCTCTAGCAAAGATCAGGGAGAGAGTAAGAGATGCCGATTACTAAAGATCTTGAACTTCCGATTGAGCGCGTTCAGATCTCTGGGCCGGTTGTAGACGCTCTTGATTCACGTAGGGAATCAGACGATGGTCCGTCCGAAGAGCAAGTCACTAAAGACGCACGTAAGAATCTAAGCACCGCAGTTAAAGCGGTTAAACGCATCGTAGAGGAGATGTCAGTGAACGACGGTGTTAATGGTATATCAAGACGCGACTACTTCGCAGCCCACGCACTTCAGTCTCTTATTGCTATGATCCCGAATATGAAATCTCTGAATCCAGATTATACACTGGAACAACAGATCTCGCTTCAGGCTTATGAGTTCGCAGATAATATGATTGCGATCAGTGAGGTAGATATCAATGGTTAGCAACTCAATGCCGGAGAAGATCTGGGCTATAGAGGCGCGTCATGGTAAGAGTCCTCCGATGTGGTCAGAAGAGAAGTGGCCTGTGTACGAAAGCCACGAATACGTTCGCGCGGACGTAGCTGATCAGATCAAAGCTGCTATTCCTCAAGAACGAACGATGATGGAGCTTAATATAGCTCGAATCATCGAGCCAGCTGCGTCCGGCTACACTAAAGAATACCGAGACGCTGAAGAAAAAGCCAAAGCGATTGTTGATTATATTCTGACGGTGGTCTGATGAAGAAAACTGTTGAAGTGCGATTCCTAGTCGACGTTGAAGTCGATGAGACGAAGTTCACAGAGCAATGGATGAAGGATTTCCGAGAAAGCTTTTATCCGTTCTACGACATCGACGATCACATCAAGCACATAGCCCAACTTGAAGCACGTGAGATCTTAACTCCCGTCTTCGTTGAGGGTTATGGTGCTTTAAAGACGATGGGAATCAAAGCGGAAGTCGTTGGAGCGGAGATGGAAATATCATGATAGCGAGAATCGAGAATAATTTCGTGAGGCGTGCCGCGATCATCGTTACTATGCCGGTTTATATCCCGATCGTGGTTGTGTATGGTGCTGTGTGTGAACTGAGGGACTACTTCACTGAAGTAGTCAGTGTCTGGAAACACCACGACTAGTGTTCTAAAAATAGCCACATAGAGGCTATTGACATCTTCTTACCCTGATATACTGTAGAATCAGTGATTCGGGGCTGAAAATGACACGACTTGCTGATATTCCCAATATCTCAATCCGGCACTTCACCAACAACTGCTCCCTGGTGGCAGTTAAGGAAATAAGCGGAGCTCCAGACCGAGTGATCCTGGAACTGTTCCAGAACCGTGGATATATTCCACATCGCGGAACCAGGGATCACCAGTACCTGGGCGTTCTCTCCGATTTACAGATTGAGTACGTCAACATCTCGACGTCAGTAGAGGGTAGGAGCGCACTCGTCGAGGATACCGACGACGATGGATACGCGACGTTCCGCTTGAATGCGGCTCGATACGTCACTCTCAAGCAGTTCTGCGCCGAACATCCTGAAGGTGTTTTCTTAGTGCGTGGAAACGGGCACGCATGGGTCGTTCGTGATGGGAGAGTGATCGATCCCAACGTAGCTCAAGGAGCCAGAAAGAGACTCGGGAGACGGGTGGAGAATGCCTGGCACATCTTAAACCCGGGTCCCTCAACGTACGCTGAGAAAGTCGGAGCCGAGACTTATAAACTCAAGCGCGGTGAAGATCCTCTGGTACGCTTTAGGTATCCTTCGACGTTCCGCAAAAGAGGAACTAAGTGCTTTGCACAAGAATACCAGGCTCGGTGCTACATCAACCAGTTCGCTAAAGTCAGTCAGAGAGTGAGATTATCCGATCTGACTTCCGGCACTTCATACGATCGCTCGATCGCAGCCTGGGACTTGAAGCACGGACATCTGGAAGTAGTAAAGGAATGATAGATGGGGTGGGCTTCAAAGTACATAGAAGCACTCAATAATGGAGAAACAGTTTCGTTTCGTCCTCGTGGAAACTCGATGACACCACATATCAAGTCTGGTCAGCTCTGTGTCGTAGCACCGGCTAAGAAAGAACAACTCGCAATTGGAGACGTCGTCCTTTGTTCAGTTAAAGGACAACAGTACCTTCACTTGATCACCGCGATCAACGGCGACCGATATCGTATCTCCAACAACCACGGTCACGTGAATGGATGGACAAGAGCAATTCACGGTCGACTTGTATCAGTTAGTAATTAAGCCCACGTTGCCGCGAACTGCTCTCGCGTGACACCATCGGGAACTCGATTTAAGTCGATTCCCTTTCCTCCTGGTACGGTGATTCCGGGAACGTAGTGAGGCATAGGACCTATGCCGTCGCCGGTGAATTGCCATAACCACCAGCTATCAAATCCCTGAGGAAGCTTGACCCTGGGTCCATACTGACAGATCCAAAGACGATGGCTCTTAACGTACTCGAAATCACTGTCGCTGAGCTGACCAACAGTCTCCTTGAGTTTGTTACCCGAGTACAGTGCTCCCTTACGACCGAGCTTCTGCTCAAGTAAGTGAAGGAACTCGACCATCTGCTTAGCGGACATATCAGACTTTGCGTTGTTCTCATAGTCGAGAACCATCAGAGTATCGTCCTTGGGCTGAGCTGACTTCAAGAAAAAATCGACTTGTCTGGAAACATTCTCTCCGGTGTTGAAGTGATAAGCACCCCAGAGAAGACCATCAACTTGAGCCGCTAGCTTACGTCTCTCATCGTACGCTACGTCCTTGTACGTAGTTCCCTGCGACGCTTTATGGATGATCCCCCAGACACCAGCATCAGCGGCCGGATGAAAATCTTTAACTGCGTCGCCGTGATAGATGTCGACTATGCGTGGTACGAATGATGATGACGAGGAGGATGGAGGAGCACCGTATTTTCCTCTGTTGGCCAGAGTCTGAGAACCCAAGATTCCATCGACGTCGCTCGGCATTCCGGCTTCTTTATAAACCAACTGCTCAAATCCAATGAGTTTATGTGAATCGGGCCAGCCGCTTGTGTTGAACGTTGAGAGAGCAGCGTTGATTCCCTTCATAGTTCCAGGACCGACTACACCATCGATTTTTCCAGAATAGAGACTTCGCTTAGCTAATTCTTTTTGGATCGCTGCGTTGTCCATATTTGATTCTCCTTAAATAATTGAGCAGTTAAACGGGGGATCAGCTATTTATGAGTACGGCAGATGAGGACTTCTTCGATGTGTTATCAACGCGCTCCATAGAAGCTGAGATCAATCGACACACGTATCTGACGGAGAACAATCGAGAACTCGCGTTCCTGGGTACAACTCTTCTCGTCAGAGCACTAAACATACTGACGCTCCTGTCTCCTCCGGAGCAACTTAAAGATGCCGTTGTCGATCTTCTTGATGAGAAGAAAGATAGGTACAATATCATCAACGGTGTGTTATCTTCTTTGACATCTGATCAGATTAAGTTAAAATAACTCCATATCAAAATCACGGTGGGTTTAAGAGAAGTGTCGAATAATCATCGGATTACATTCGGCGTATCTATGATAGTATGCGCTGTAGCAATTCTATTTCGAGGGACTGAGACGATCGATGTGGTGGGAGCTATATTAGCTTTCTTCATCGGCTTCTCATCTATCGTCCCCATGTTCTTTCCAAACAGGTGGTAGATGGACGCACCGATTACATACGTTGAGAACTACTTAAACACGGCCTATGCGTGGTCTGTATATGAAAGACTTCGAAACAAGCTAGATTGGGAGAGAAGGGACACCGCTCCTCGGTCTGAGTACTGGACTAATAGGTTCGGGCGACCGTACACGTATGGTCAGGGACTGGGTCAGCGTACGTATGAATCTCGTCCCAACACACAGGACATCGCCAACATCGCTCTGATGATATGGATCAGCCACGGCGACATCATCCATCGTCCTCCAGAAGGATGCTTCTTGAATATGTACGAGGACGGCACCGATGCACTCGGATGGCACTCCGACGATGATCCTGGAATCGATCATACTCAGCCGATATCAGTGATCACACTCGGTCAAGAGCGTCGGATTGAGTTTCGTGGAAGAGATGAGAAGGGACACGCCCCGGGAATCACACTCAAGCATGGATCTCTGTTCATCATGCACGCCGGAATGCAGGACACACACGTCCACCGCATTCCAAAAATTCACGAAGAGATCGGTCCTCGAATCTCACTCACGTACAGGTCGCTTAAATCATGATCTACGTTTTTATGTTCTACGTCTCATTAGCTTCGATGTGGATCACTACCATTGCTGCGATCGCCGATCCAGCTTCCAAGAGTCACCCAACGCTGATGTTCTTTGTATCGATTCTCTTTGGAGGATTTACCAGCGTATTCTTTCACTTAAAGCGAGACTGATATGAAGATCAACCTAGACTCAATTCTCTTTACACCCGAGCAGATCGCGAACATCGAGAAGCGCTTCAACGCCAAGTACGTTTGTGAGACGTGTCTGAAAAACAAAATGGGCAATTGGATCAACCAGCCGTGTGCGTTGTTCTGGACCGATGTACCTCATCCTCAGGGATCGAACTACTTCGCACTGTACTTTGGTGGAATGGGCGACGTACTCATGATTGCCAACGGCATCTCCGCGACTCAAGAGGAGTTCACGGGCATCATCGCAGCTGACGGCAACATCTACTACTCCAGGTATCGCCACGACTACAGGAACATTCCAGGAGGATTTATCGACGGTGGTCGAGACTACATTCGACTAGGCGGGGACGTGTGTAAGAATGAGAAAGTCTCACTGAAGATCGTTGGTCCAGAACTCGTGCTCATTCGCAATTCGGAATGCACTGAGATTAAATCACCAAGTGAGACTAAACTTTTAGAACATCACAGTACCGGAGTGTGATATAAATAAGATATCATATTGGAGGGATGGCAGAGCGGTCGAATGCGCCGCACTTGAAATGCGGAGAACCTTCACGGGTTCCGTGGGTTCGAATCCTACTCCCTCCGCCATTCCAGCTTAGCTCAGCGGTACGAGCGCTTCGCTGTTAACGAAGATGTCCCTGGTTCGATCCCAGGAGCTGGAGCCATTTTTAAGAGTCGAGCTAAGCTCCTCTTTTTATTTTAAACCAACACAGGAAAATCAATGATTGAGATCTACACTAGAGACGGATGTCCTCACTGCACCGACATCAAGATGTTCTTGAAGAATAAGGACATCAACTACCACGAGTTGAAGATCGGTGTAGACGTTGAGAGAAACGACGTCGTAGCCAAGTTTCCCGATCAGAAGACGCTTCCAATCATCACACTCAATGGAGACGTAGTCGGTTCATCTGAGCTGAAGACAATCGTAGAGAATGGTCAGATTAAACTTTTAACAGGAGATTCAGTTGAATAAGCAGAAGTATCTAGAAGACCTACGTAACGGCATCGTTGAAGTCGAGTTCAAGAAAGTCTCGGGTGTCACCCGCACGATGCGGTGTACGCTGAATGAAGCTCATCTTCCCAGCGTCTCAGGTGATTTCCAAAGCAATCGCGTCAGGAACGACGATGTCTGCAACGTTTGGTCAGTAGACAACGGCGGCTGGCGTTCATTCCGCTGGGACTCGATCACTTCCTGGCAGACTACCGAGAATTCTCTTCCGACAATCACTGAATCATCAGCGGATGATGTAGATCGACATGAATGATATCGTAGTCACCACGGTCCTCACAGAGGATTCCTTCGTCAATCAGAACGGCATCGGAAAGATAGCCGATGTTCTCTATAATCTTGAGAGCAATCGGTACGCCGTCAGGTGCTATAAGGACAACGTTCTGGTTAAAGTCATCACCGATCCTACTTGGATTCTTGAGGACGCAGCGTTCGACGCCGCTGAAGCGTACATCAACGAGGACTAGATGGAAGTAAATGAGCTTTCAGTGAACGCCATGGGCGGGACTGAACTAATGATGAAGAGGATCTATGATTCTCTTGATCCAAAGCTACTCGAGACGGTTCAGATCATTCCGTCTCGAGTGCGTGAACTAAAGAACGATAAGATTAGAATCCTCTACTGCCACGATCTCGCTGAGGATCCGGAAGCTGAGAAGGCACTCGGGAATCGCAGATGGGAGCGATTCCATCAGATTGTTTTTGTGTCAAATTGGCAGATGCAGCAGTATATTCAGAAGTACGACATCCCCTGGTCGAAGTGTGTGGTGATCCCAAACGCCATCGATCCGGTCAGAGCTCCTGCACAGGACTACTCCTTTCTGAGGACTCCAGACCGTCCCTATAAGTTCATCTATCACACTACACCTCACAGAGGATTGAATATTCTCTGTGCAGTGATAGATGAACTTGCTAAAAAGCATCCGGTTCACCTAGACGTCTACTCATCGTTTAAGATCTACGGTTGGCCCGATAGAGACGAGCAGTTCAGGGCTCTCTTCGATGAGATCGACGCCCATCCGAACATGACTAATCATGGATCCGTCTCCAACGATGAAGTTAGGAATGCGCTGAAGACGGCTGACATCTTCGCTTACCCATGTACTTGGACGGAGACGAGCTGCCTGGCGCTGATCGAAGCTATGTCGGCTGGACTTCTCTGCGTTCACTCAAACCTCGGTGCGCTGTTTGAGACATCCGCTTCTTGGACTACGATGTATCAGTATCTGGAGAACGTCAACGATCATGCATCGGCGTTGTATCAGATTCTGGACAACGCTCTGATCAACTGGGGATCGGATATCCAGCAAAATCAGATCAAGAATCAGAGGGAATACGTCAATGTGTTCCACAATTGGAACTTCCGAAAGCACCAGTGGGAATCTTTGATTCTATCACTGCAGTCTGAACCCAGGGAGATGCCGGAACCGTCGTTCGTTTATAGAACGTAAGAACATGGAAATCCTAAATAAGAACAGAAGAGGTGTCCATGTCAGATGAATCCAACGTCATCGCATTTCCCAAGAAGCGGAGGAATACTCCGTTTTCTACCAGTCTCGGTGTCGAGACAGAAGAAGACGTTGATGAGCGCGTTGAAGCTGTTCACCGTATCCACATCTCCAACATTCTAGACGCCATCGTCGATACACTCATACAGCAGCTCATCGTTGGTGGGTTTGAGATAGACGACGACGATGCTCTTCCTCTCTCCTTTATTTCAGAATCCATTCACTCGCTGATGTCCGAACACTATGGACTGTATCATCCTTTTCAAGACGTTATGGAAAAGACGATGATTGAAAATGGAGAAGGTGTTTATCAGATACGTGAGAACATTGCTACACAACACAATGAGAAAGGTATAGATGCTTCAGCTGAAACAATTACCGCCGACGGCGCCTGATGAACACGAAAAGTGCATAGTATATGTAATCGGTGATCGAGACGTCTTTTTTAAAGCATTAAGTGTTTTTCTATCCGACTGGGATGATAAGATCAACGTATACTTTTTAGATTTATATGTTGGAATCACTGAGCAAGCGCGAAAGCGATTCAACGACAACTGCATGAGAAACACTCGCAAGAACCAGCACATCGCTGAGATCATCAACGAAAAGCAGTGGACACGACAAGAGAATATGTGGCCGATCTTCGAAGGTGATAAAGACACTTGCAACAATATCGAGTACAACCTTCGAACTAGAGCTAACACGGGCCTGAATACGAAGGTCGGCGGTACGTCTAAGACAGACCGATATCATACCTCGATGAATGAGATTCGTAAAAAAGTCATCAAATATCTGAAGAAGCACAATGCTTTTACTTGATTTTTCCCAGGTGATGATCGCTAACCTGCATGTGCAGATCGGTCTTCACGCAGCCAATGAAGTAGAACCAGATCTGCTTAAGCATATGGTTCTAAACACCCTGCGTTCGATTCGCACCAGATTTCCCAAAGACGAGTACGGCGAACTCATCATTGCGTGCGACGGTCGTTCATGGAGGAAGAACATATTCCCATATTATAAAGCGGCTCGAGCAACGGCTAAAGAGAAGTCACATCTCGACTGGAACGCGATCTTTAAGATCTTCAATGAGATCAGGGATGATGTGGCGAAGTTCTTTCCCTACAGAGTAGTGGGTGGTGAGGGAGCTGAGGCCGACGACGTTATCGGTACGCTCGTTCAGGAGTTTGGTGTTGAGGGATTGAACACCGGCGAGACTATAGTGATTCTCTCCGGTGATAAAGACTTTGCTCAGCTTCATCGATACGCCAACGTTAAGCAGTATAACCCAGTAGCTAAAGCTTGGATCACACACCACTCAGCTAACGAGTATCTGCAGGAGCACATCATCAAGGGTGATGCGGGCGACGGTGTTCCCAACATTCTCTCAGACGACGATACGTTCGTTGTTCCCGGCAAGCGTCAGAAGCCGATGACTGCCAAGCGCATGAAAGAATGCAAGGAGATGTTCTACATCGATAACTTAGACTCCATCGCCGATCCCGAGATCACCAGGCGATACATAAGAAACTTCCAGCTGATTGATCTACGAAATACTCCAGATGAAGTTCGAAAGAGCATCATGGAATCGTATGAGCAGCAGGCTGGGAAAACAAAGCGTCACATTTTCAACTACCTAATGAAGAACCGAATGCGGATCCTAATGGAGAGTATCAGTGATTTTTAGAAAGGAATATTTTAATGAGTGAACCCCGACACCAGTCGATGTATAAAACACTAGAAGCGGCATCGAAGCTCGATAAGAAATCGGAGAAGATCAAGTACCTGCAGTCCGTTGATAAACCGCAGCTCAGAGCACTTCTGTGCATGGCTCTTGATCCAACCATTGAGTTCTTGCTTCCGGAAGGACGTCCTCCGTTCCAAGAGAATGAGTGGAAGTATGATCAGGAAGACGCGCTGTACGCACAAATGAAGAAGTTCTATCTGTTCCTGAAGGGACCCAACAAGATCTTTGGGAATGAGTACAACAACAACGTACGGCCTGCTCGCCGAGAGCAGATCTTCATTCAACTTCTGGAATCGCTTCAGGCAGACGACGCCGAGCTCGTTCTATGTGCTCTGGAGAAGAAGCTGCCGTTCAAGGGATTATCAGTCTCAGTCATCAACGCAGCGTTTCCCGGACTAATCACCGTTCCTGAGAAGACAAAAGAGGAAGAGAAAGAGCTACTATAATGGGCCGTTCATGGAAAGACGACGATTGGCACGATGAAGAGGAACTTCAGGAAGCCGAGTATCGTAAGAACAAGCGGAAGAAGCGTCAGTTCGTTGAGCCGGACATTGAGCTCGGTGAACCAAAGAAAAAGTGGGAGGATACATTCTCAGCTGAGGATGTTATCATGGACACTTATTTTAAGAGGAGGCGATAGTTGCCTTACTACACATATCTAGATAAGAAGACTAAGGAAGTCGTTGAGACTGACGTCGGTCTGCAGACCATCTCTGAGATGGAAGCTTTTCTGAAGAAGAACAAGCACTTGGAGCTGGGTGTGACCGGTGCACCGGGTTTCGGAGATGCATTTAGACTCGGTATCAGGAAACCATCTGAACACTTCCGCGATACTCTTCGCCACATCAAAAAGAAGCACAAGGGATCGACGATAAACATCAGATAAAAATGGACTTTTTGTTATGAAGGAATAACTCATAGCAAGGAGCATACATGAGCAAGTCACCAAAATCTAAGAAGAGCAACACAACAACTCGCATCAAGAATGAGATGGTTCTCTCAGATGCACGTCCTCTGACGAAAAATCAAGGTGTTGCGTTTGATGCATGGAATAATGGTCAACATCTTTTCATGCATGGATATTCTGGAACTGGTAAGACGTTCGTAGCTCTTTATCTGGCTCTTCGAGATGTGGCAGCTGGTAAGTTTAGAAAACTCTACATCGTCAGGTCAGCCGTTCCCACTCGTGATCAGGGATTCATGCCCGGTTCATTGAAGGAGAAAGCTGAAGTCTATGAGGCACCCTATAAAGTGATCTGCACAGATCTGTACGGGCGCGGAGACGCTTATGAGATATTAAAGCAGAAGGGTATCATTGAGTTCGTCACTACATCGTACGTTCGCGGTATAACTCTGGATGACTGTGTGATATTTACAGACGAGATCCAGAACTTGAACTTCCATGAGTTGGATTCAGTCATCACGCGTACTGGAGAGGATACTCGACTCGTTTTCTCCGGTGACGTTACACAGACTGACTTCATCCGTGACAATGAGAAGAACGGACTCAAGCAGTTCATGAAGATCGTTCGTGAGATTCCCGATTTCACGTTTATCGACTACGGAATCTCCGACATCGTCAGAAGCGACATCGTTAGGGATTACATCATAGCAAAGGATAGGATTGGAACGTGAATTTCAGACATCAGCTCTTTTCTCGTATAGAACTGACTGATACGACAACGGAAGCCGGCAGAGTGTACCATACACCTGTCGGCGACCTGCGTTCAGTGACCACGAGAATTGGAGATAAGTCCGACAACACGTGGCTGAAGGAGTGGAGGGCTCGTGTTGGTGATGAAGTCGCTGACCAAGTCTCTCGTCAAGCGTGCACTCGAGGTACTTCCATCCATAGCCTAGCCGAGAAGTACCTGATGAATGATCCTCTGTGGAAGAAGGGATCTATGCCCATCAACACAGCGACGTTCCTGAAGCTTAAGAGTGTCCTAGATCAGCGGGTAGGAGTGATCTATGGGATTGAGTATCCCCTGTACTCCAAGTTCCTCCAGACAGCCGGAAAGACTGATCTGGTAGCTGAGTTCGATGGGATCGACTCGATCATCGACTTCAAGACGTCGAAGAAGCTCAAGACTAAGGAGGACATACCCGGATACTTCATCCAGTCGACGTGCTATTCACTGATGTTCGAGGAACTCACTGGCAAAAGAATCAAGCAGATCGCCGTGATTCTCGCTGTTGATGAAGATGAGAGTCAAGTCTTTATCGAGAAGCCATCGACTTGGTATTCTGAAGTTCAGAGAGTCTTCTGCACATGAAAAAGAGTGGGCTTATGAGGCCCACTCTTTCCTCTTCGGTACGCAGAACGAATTACCGAAAATACAAGGTCAGACACGGGGTGGGGGAACTCAATGTCCGACCTTGATCTCTAGCGACGATCGCTTCGTTAAAGACATCTTCATAGTCTTTATAAACGGAAACGAAAATCCGTCGCGCTATGTCATAGTCTCCCTGATGCCATATCAGAAGATCTTCCGCACATTCAACTGCGTTTTCAATTGTGCCCATCGGAAAATGCCCCTGTGTAAACGACTTTACACAAGACAAATGTAATCCATTCCTCGGCATTTGGGAACAACTTTTGATTCATCGTGATAATGAACATATGTGATTTTGATCACAAAGAATGAAATTGGACCAGAATAAGTCCAAAAAGGTATTTACAATACTGGTTAAAATGGATAGATTACAGTTATTGATTCTGGGGTGGGGTAGTTTACTTTTTCGGCTTAGTCGAAATCTCCGTATCAATCATCGGTATAAACTCGCACACTTGTCGATCTGACAAGACGCTGAGCTATGCATTCGGCATCCGATGCCGCTAACTTTGTATCCGGGAGTAAAAAATCCTAACCGTTGGAACAAACTGTTTTACAACGGTATCTCACTGTGTAGAGTTAATAACATCAAGACAACTCGAACGGTATCAGAGAAATAGGAGATAATTAGATTATGTCTGAAGAAAAGGATTGGAAAAAGGGCGATAAGCGCTCTACCGCGATCGGGATCATGGAATCCTTCATGGAAAAGTATCCCGATGGGCACTCCTTCGAAGAATGCACCAATGCGATCCGCGAGGCTCTCTTTGGGGAATTCGATGATCCAGAGCTCCTGGCCAAGGCTGAGAGCAAAGCGCGATCGTACTATATGCACATCGTCAAGAACGAAATGATCCCGGGTTTCGTTATGGGAACGAAATCCAAACGGAAGCCCAGGTCGAAGCCCGTCACTCAGGAAGGCGAACCGGCGACCACCGAGAAGCGCGGC